CTTCAGAACAGCCAAGGACCAATGAAGACACCCTACAACTACGCTAAAGTTGTGATGGTGCGGATATCCGAACGCCCAAAATTAGCGGGGGTGTATGAGGTGGGAGGCCTTCCCTACCAAAAATTTAAACAATTTTAAAAAATTTATAAAAAAAAATAAAAAATAATTCACAAAAAGCTTGCATTTAGCAAAACTTTGTTGTATATTTGCATTACCTTGAATCTTGGGAAAAAATCAGGCAACAAAAAACAAACTAAAAGAAAGAAAAAAAGAAGCAAAAAAAGAAAGAAAATTGAATAAAGATTATTCTCTATATATATACTAAAGTATATATATAATAAAGACAACTTGTTATACAATATATTTATCGGAAATTTTCAATTTTTGAAGCTAACATAACACAAGCAAAACACACAATACAATGCAAATTAAACGTAGATTTCCAAGAACTGATATTACGTATTCTAGGAAACAGATGCTAGAATTTAATATTTTAATAATGCAAGCTCTCTTTCCTGAAGCATTTACTGAAAAGGAACGTAAGATTTTAGTTGAGCTATGTCAGAATCTAGGTCCTAATGAACCTATTACTAAAACTTTGAAATGGAGGATTATGGAATTAACTAATGTTGAGGAAATGAATACTCTGAACACATTCTTACGTAATATTGCCATGAAGCAAGGATTACTGTATACTACAAAGAGTAAAAGGCAGTTGATAATAAACCCAGTTTTATATTTAGCTGAAGATGTTACTGAGCTAAACATTAATATTAATTTAAAAAGGCATGATCACACTGTACCAACAGTTGGACAAGAAGTTTCAACAGAGGCTCCAGAAGCATAAAGTTACTAGTGAGGAAATTATTAAACATTTGTTTCAAATTACTAGAGCTAACCTGCAAAGAGCTGATTGTCCTACTGTAAGACTGAAGTATTTTGGTAAGTTTGAAGTGAAAATTGAATATTTATTTAGGAAAATTAAGTACAATAAAACAGACAAAGTGAGAATACAGCCTAAGTATATGAGTGATGAAGAGTACGATAAAAGGCTAAACACCTTAGAAGATTGGTTAGATTTATACGAATGTAAATTATCAAATTTAAATGCAGTTAAACACAAACGACTTACGTCAGACGCTCTCAGATTGGATACAGCAGCCCTCAAAGACTTATCCAATCAGCCTACTAAACCCTAAAGATGTTCTAGTAGAGTTATTTACTTATTCAGAGTTCCAGGATTTAAAAATTCAGCTTCAGAACAGCCAAGGACCAATGAAGACACCCTACAACTACGCTAAAGTTGTGATGGTACCAGATGAAGCAATTATTGATAACTACAATCTTGATACTAACACGCTTCATAAACACAAGGTAGGTGATATCATATCATTTGATGATTCACTTGTTGAAGGTACACCAATAACAGAAAAGGGATTTACGTCTGACGGCAGACCAAAAGGCGGGTATCTCCCACTAGGTAAGATCCTGCACTATATGTTTATACCAAATAAGCTAGAACCAAGTTATGAATTTTTATTTCTAGTACCTCAAGGTATAATTAAATACAAACACGATATAGATACTCTAATAATAGAGCAACTAGACCAAAACAAAGTAGAAAACTAAAAATCAAATGTACTCCAAACAGAGCCAGAGCAAGCTTAACACATGTCATCCTTTGTTAATACAGATATTTACTGAAGTAAGTAAAACATTTGATCACACTATTCTTGAAGGTACTAGAGATGAGGCTACTCAGAATAAGTATTTTAATGAAGGACTTACACAAGTAAAATATCCTAACAGCAAACATAACTCTAACCCTTCTATGGCTGTAGATGCTGTGCCGTATCCAATAAATTGGAATGACAAATACAGGCTAGCAATCTTCATCGGCTATGTCCTAGCCACTGCACATCCAATTCTTGAAGCAACTCCTTATAAATTAGTTAGTGGAATAGATTGGGATGCTGATACATTCACAAAAGATCATTCATTCTTAGATTTCCCACATTTTCAATTAGAGCTTAAGTAGAAAAAATAAAAAGGCAAAATAAAAAAAATAGCAATGGAGCCAATCATAACCGTTAATACACGTAGGAGCGAGATTGTACAAAAGATATTTAAACACCTAATAGCTTGGTTAAAGCTAAATGGATTTACTTTAGTAGACAACATTAACAGTGAAGCTACAGAAATTAAATCTTATATCTATGAAGGTGATAATTACACCATACAAGCAACCATTGATTATGAAAATCATATAGTTAAAGCACCTGGATACAGACATGAAATTAGCTTAATACTTGAAAACGATAATAACTTTGAAAGTGTTAAATGTGAATATATACAAGAGATATCCAAAATAATGGATACAAACCATCTAGACAATCTTCTTAAAGCAATTAAGATTTAAAATGGGTTTAATAAACAAGTATAAGACAGACTTAATAAACAAGATGGAACAAATAAATAAAATGGAAGCAGTAAATAAAATGGAAGCTACACGTGGACTAGACTTAGGAGAATTAATAAACTTATTGCCTGCAGCTTTAAAAGCTACTGCAAATATTTCAGATCAAATCAAGCTTACTAAACAAGGACAAAAGCCAGCAGTAACTGTAGCTAATGTATTAAACTCTACTATCGTAGTTCTTAATCAAGCTATTAATGATGCAGACTTAACACCAGAACAATTAAAAGTTTATCAAAAGATTATTGCATACGTAACATCAGCTACAGCTGCTATAGTTACAATTGAAGCTAGAGCATAACCACAAATAAAAAGAACACAAACTATGACTTTAAAACAATGCGAAGAAGGTACAGAAATAATTAAAGCTAAGTTAGTTAATGCTGGATACGAACTAAAGAAAACAGAAGAAGGTACGGTAGTTATAAATTGGAGGGATAAAGAGGCTAGTTGCAATAAATATAACTACATACATCCAGAACATGGCACAAGAATTTTAGTGCAGTACTGCAAAGAAACTTCTGGCTCTAGCAAATACGAGTTTATAACAATGGCGTATTTCAAAAACACAACTATAAGCTGTGGACTTAGGATCAGAGAAGAAGACCTAGAAAGTGGCTTTAAAAGAGAAATAGATCGTTACATATCTAAATGTAATGAAATAGTAGAAGATAAACAGTTCACGGAAGAATAAAACAATCACAAACAAACTAAATGGAAAACGATATAGACTTAGCTTTAGCTATTCCAGTAACAGAGTACTCACGCAGCGTTATTGATGTAGTTATGAACTGGTTAACAGGGCAAACAGAGCAGAAAAGCAAGGAAGATGTACAGTACAACAAGCTAATATTCAACGATGATCAGATAGGTGTACTATCTACATTTGCAGAATGCATAGCATACTTCACTACAGAAGAGAATCCAGACACCGATGCAGCAAATTGGGATCCAGCTAAAATAGCACAAATGATTTATCCATCTCCAAGCTACATTTTATGTGTATACCCAGAAGATCAAATTGGAAATGTGGAGTATAATGAAGAAAACGACCATACAACCACAGTAGATGTAGATGGAGTAGAAGTTGAAATTACACCAAAGAAAGAAAACTTAACCTATACTAGAGTATACTTGATACAAGATATCCTTGATGATATTATAGGCGCAACTGAAGTAGAAGAGACAGAAGCACAAATAGAAAAACAAGAAGTGGAAGCGGAAACAAAGCCAATAGAAACAAAACCAATAGAAACACAAAATGGATTATAGTAAACTAACATGGAAGGATATTACTCCTGCCAATATCAAAGCCTTTGTGCTTGGCTACTTCCGTTCTTGGACAGTAACTTTGTACAATGAACACTTTCGTTGGGTGGAAGAAAGGGCTAAGTATAGAGAAGAACAAGTAGCTATCAAGTCGCCTGAATGTTTAAATCATGGTAGCTGTAAACATTGTGGATGCACTATACCAGAATTATTCTATGCAGATAAAGGCTGTTCAGCCACACCTCCATGCTATGAAGCAATTAATTCTAAAGACGAATGGATAGAATTTAAAACAATACAATCACTAACACAAGCATAAAAATGACAACTCCAAAAATTAATATAGTAGAAGCACAGAAGAATGTGGTAGAAATAAAACTGCCTGCTCCTGATGCAACAGCGACAATAGCAACACCACCAGTAATACAAGAAACTCCATCAGCACCACAAAACCCACCAGTTTTAATAGTATTAGAATGGGATAGAACAGTAATTGATATGGGAATAGTAGCACCTGGCAGTAAACAAAAATATGAATTTAATTACCTAGGCACAAAGAAAATTACTGATGTTAAAACTTCTTGTGGCTGCACAAGTGCATTAACTAAAGGTAGCACCATTAGTGGTGTGTGGACTATCGGCTCTGATTATTCAGCAGTAAAAGAAATTGAATCCCTTACTAGTCGTACAGTTACAGCAACATTTAATGATGGTTCTAAGCAAGTATTAACCTTGAAAGCTACTGTAAACAAGATGTTTAAAATTCAGAAGTAGTAAGAAAAGAGAAAAGAAACTAATAAACAAAAACAAAAACAAAATGCAAATCATATACAAGATATTTCAGAAAGATGTTACAGGAATAACTGATGCAGCTAGTTTAGCTAAGAAAAACGCTCAATGGGAATTGGTAACTATCTTCCAAAATAGCACTAAAGCTGATGCTCTAAAATACATAGAGTTCTGCTTAGGTATTGAAGAACTAAAAGCTAAATTTGATTATGATGGTAGAAGCTTGAAGTTTAAAGTTGAAGAAGAGTATATGGAAAGTCCACTTAAATGCACAGCAAAAAATGTTAACATAAAAGCAAATGGAGCACAACCTTGTAAGTAACTCTGATATAGAAAGTAACTTCTGGCAACAGAATCCAGCTGCATTAACTATTCCTGAGTTTAAAGAGAAATATGATCAAGATAAAAGTAAACAGAAAACAAACAGCTCTAAAATGATGTGGTGTTTATTCATGTTACGTGATCAGACTAGCTTAAATAAACTCAGGAATATGAGTGTAGCAGATAAGATTGCTGAACTAACTGTAACGTATTATGATGGTGATTGGAAAGAAATTGAAACTTTGTACTCAGCATACGATAAACATGTCAGCAGTTATGTACATAAAAGGCTAGCATTCTGGAAAGATCAATTAGAAGAGCGTGAAGCTTACATACGAACTTTAAAGTATGACATAGATACTGAAGCAGATAAGAAAGAAAAGATGTTAGCTAGTATGTACAAGCTGTGGCAAGACTATGAACGTGCTGAACGTATGGTTAAAGAAGAAGATAATAAAGCTGAAACCAAAGGTCAACGCAGAGAGAGTGCTAGTGAACGTGGCGAGATTTAAAATAAATAAGAATGTACCCAAAAATAGAGAATCTAAAAAACTTAATACCAGAGGCGCATCCTACTCATCATCCAAGTACAAGAGCTTATCACGAATATTGGAAAGAACAAAAAAGGAGATGCATTGAGGGGTACTGGTTCTGGGACAGTAAAAATCCTATTAACGATACAGAGCAAGGATACAGGTGGGCAATGCCCACCTTGTATTTTTATGGTAGTATGGCTTTAATTAAGCAAACTGATCATAAATATAATGTTACTAGAAAGGTTAGAGCAAGGATAGACGATGTAGAATGGATTGTATTTAGCGCTTATGCGGTATGTAGAGGGTTCTCTGGTTTTGAACTAGCGGATTTTACATGCCACATGGGCGTTTTATCATATGCCAAAGACATGAAACGTAGTACTGGAAATAAAGAATTTGATATTACTAATCAAAGATTCACAGTAGATGAGGTAGATACATTGAAACGTAGATACTTTTTATCTGATGCCTGCTTCAACAAAGACGGAAGGGAAAAAGGAGCTGATTATTTAAACAGTAGTACAAGCAGAATGTACAGATTCAAGCCTTACGTTGATCCACTGGATGCAATTAAAGCTAAATATACTTTGCCATTAGGCAAAGCTTTGTATGAAAGTCAAGCACAGAATTTATTCATTTTAGGTTCAAGGGGAACAGGTAAGTCTTACACAGTAGCTGCTGCTATTGCAGCTGAGATATTATTTGATGGAGCTAAGCAGTATGATTTAGAGTATCTTAAGAATCCACCTGTTATTACTGTTGGTGTTGGAGCATACAAAGCAGATAAGTCTGAGAATTTAATGCGTATGGTAGTATCAATTATTAATGACTTACCTGGAAAATTTGGTTCGGGAAGTGAGAGCGAACCTTCACCATTATGGAAAAATCTAGCTGGTACTACTAATGCAGGCAGCAAGCTAGTACATAAATACGATGTCAAAGAAGGCGGTAACTGGGGACAAAAAGGTTCTGGCTCTACAGTTGTACATGAAGTAATGACTGTCAATAATCCTGAAGCTTTAGCTGGTTATAGATGTACAATGATTGCAATTGATGAAGTAGGTTTATTACCTAATGTTAAGGCTGTACACGGATCAAATGAGGCTGTACAGATAACTGAAGGACGTAAATTTGGTATGGCATGGTACTTAGGTACAGGTGGTAATATTGATAAAGTAGTAGAATCACAGTATATGTTCTACCGACCTGGTGAATATAATATGCTTGGCTTTGAGGATACTTGGGAACATTCAGGTAAAACTGGTTTGTTTATTCCAGTAGAATACACATACCGAGATTTAAAAGATGATAACGGAAATACTATTTGGGAGCTAGCTACAGAAAGAATTGAGAACCGCAGAAAGGGCAAAAAGCATGATGCGCTAGCAATGGATAAAATGAATTATCCTAGGGTTCCATCTGATATGTTTATAAATGCCAGAGGTACGCTATTTCCTCAAGAAGAGATTCAAGCTCAACTTAGATATCTTGAAGCTAATAAGAATAAAATAGAAAAATTTACTAGCACTGGTGAAATTGTTTATGATCCACAGGAGACTTATGGAGTTAAATTTATACCAGATACTAAGCACCAACTTAAACAAATTGAAGAATTTCCAATTCGTGATGGAGCTAGCATACAAGGTTGTTTAACTATTTATGAACATCCACCAGAAGTTATTCCAGTACATTTATATAAGGTTACATACGACCCTGTACGAGATGATAATATTGAGAAGATGAGTAAAGGTGTATCCTTAGCTGCAATTTATGTACATAAAGCAGTACAGAAATTTGATGGTGTGCATGATATGCTTGTGGCTCATTACGTAGGTAGATTGCCTAATGTAGACATGCTTCATGAAATGGCTATCAAGATGTCGTTGTACTACAACGCTAAGTTGATGGTTGAGATGAACTTAAATGGATGTTATAAATATTGTATTGAAACTAAACGCTTAGGCTTACTTGCACCTACACCGATGACTACTATTGGGAAGATTAATCCTAATATAAAACAAAGGTATAACGTGGGTATCAAGATGACTGAAGACTTGATTATCCAGGCTGAGCAATACCTAATTAGATGGCTATTAAAGGAACGGGATAATGAGTATGATGAACTGGGCAACATAGTGAAAACATACCGTAACATTAACTATATTTATGACAAACCACTCTTACAAGAACTACTAAGCTATAACAGGGTTATAAATACGGATAGAGTTTCAGCTTTATTGTTGCTAATGTTGTGGTATGAAGAGAATAAAGAATTGAAACCTAAAGAAGAATTTACAGAAGTTGAAGAAAAGAAAACCATATACACAATATTCGATAACTCGTATTACAGGTATCATAACCAAAACAAATTTTTGTAAAGAAAAAACAAAAAAACAGAAAAAAAGAAAATGAAAAACAAACATCAAATTAAATAAATACAACAGTGGGAGAATTTACAGAATCGGCTAAATTTCTAACTGGTTTGCATAATGGTAATAATAAAGCTCCGTATGAACTGAGAGACAGGATATCGTATAAGAAGAAGATTGCTAATAATTATGCTTGGGCTAAAGCTAAAGCAGATTACTACGATGGACATTCGATGATGTCTTTTGAAAATAAGAGAAAAATAAAAGAATACTATGACTTGTTTCATGGTAAATTTGACACTGCTCAGTATAAGAATGTGGCTAATCCATTTAACTTACAAGGCAGCGATTTTTCTCAAATAGAGCATATTGATATTTTATCATTACCGTTACGTGAACTTATTGGAGAAGAAATCAAGCGCCCGTTAGCAATGACGGCAATTGCAATTAACACAGACAGCTTGTCTGAGAAACGTACAAAGATTACTGAGGCATACAAGAAGTTTGTTTATGACGAAATCATGGCAGGCGTTCAACAACAGTTGGAACAAGAGATGCCAGGACATGAAAAAGATGAAAAGCTACATCAGCAGTATCAACAGGCTCTTGAAGAACAGACTCCGCCCAAGCTTAAAGAATTACTTAGCGAAGCTAATAAGCTGCCTGAAGAAACTTTAGCACAACACTTATTAACATATCTTATCAAAGAGCAAGATATGGCAATTAAGTTCAACAAAGGTTGGGAAGATGCTATTATATCTGCACATGAGATTTATTATATTACTAGTATACGCAATAAGCCTATAGTACAGCGTGTTAACCCTATGAATTTCTTTTACATTAAGTCTAAGGATTCAGAATGGATACAAGACTCAGAGGCATGTGTACATGAGCGTGTATTAAATCTTTATGAAGTGTACGATGAATTTGGACATGAAATGACTGAAGAAGATAGATTAAAACTTGATGAAATATTGTCTGGTAAAAGTTTAACTTCGCAAGGTCTTACAGCTATTGATGCTTTAGGTATCAAGATGATTGCAGATGTTAATACAATGGAATTAGTTGCTTCAAATATTTCATACGAGGATATTCCAATTAAGAACTTAAAGTTCAGAGTTGCACATATTGTATGGAAGTCAATGAAGAAAGTTATATTCTTAACTACTACTAATCCAGAAGATCCAGAAGGTGAGCCAATAGAAGTTGTTGTAGATGAATCTTATATCTTTAATCCAGAATTTGATTTAGCACAGCAAGTAGCTTGGGTACCAGAATGGTGGGAAACTACCAAAATAGGAACAGAGCTTTATATTAAGATGCAACCATTGAAAAATCAGTATCGTAATATTGAAGATCCGTACAACGTTAAAGGCTGTTTCTATGGTTTAACTTATGATAGCAATAACAGTACACCCACTTCATTACTTGGACGTGGTTTAGAATGGCAGATTTATTATGATATTATTTGGTACAGACTTAAAGAAGCTATTGCTAAAGATTATGGTAAAGTAATGATAGGTTTGGCATCTCAGATACCAAGTGATATTGGACCAGAGAAATGGTTGTATTACCTGCTTACTAACAAAATAGGTTTGATAAATCCTAACGCTGAAAATATGATGGGCAGTGATCCACAGTATTGGAAATCTATCGATATGTCTAACTCTGCAGATATTGCTAAGTATATTGAATTATTGAATTTCATAGAACAGCGTTGTCTGAAGGCTGTAGGCTCAAATGAAAATAGACTAGGTACAGCTACTCCGTATGAGACAGTTGGTAACAATCAGCAGAAATTGATACAGTCTTCTAATATAACAGAATACTTCTTCTTGATGCACAATAAACTAAAAGAAGTTGTGTGCACTGCTATTGTAGAACAAGCGAAGATAGCGTATAAAGATAAAGAGCCGTTTGTATTGACGTATATTGTTGATGAATTAGAAAAAGTGTCTTTCAATATGGACCCAAATAACTTAGCGATGTCTGAGTTCGGGGTATTCTTGACTAATTCAGCTGAAGACTTCCAGTCTATTCAGCAACTTAAATCTTTGGTGCAGCCACTTATACAGAATAGTAATGGAGACTTCAGATACGTTATGGAAGTACTTACTGCTAAAAATCCTGCAACTATTAAACGTCTAAGTGAGCTTCAACATCAAGAGATGATGCAGCAGCAGCAGGCTCAACAACAAGCTCAGCAACAGCAAGTTCAGGCACAAATTGAAGCTCAGGCCAAATTAGCCAAAGAGCAACAAGATTGGCAGGCTGAACAAAATCAATTAGATCGTGACTTCAGATTAAAAGAAGCTATGATTAAAGGTATGGGCTTTGCACAAGATACTGATGTTAACCAGAACTTAATTCCTGATATGTTAGAGATATCCAAGTTCACACATGATGCTCGCATTAAACAACAAGAGATGAGCCTAAGAGAACGTGAGCTAGTTGAGAATAATGTATCAGAAGAACGTGACCGTCAAATTAAGTTAAAGGAATTAGAAATCAAAGACAAGGAAGCTAACACACGTGCCAAACAGAAGACGGCAAAGTAGTAAATGAAAAACAGAATAAAATAAAAACCAAAAATAAAAAGTAAACCACAACACAGCACAACATGGAAGGATTACAAAAATTAGATAGCTCTTGGTCATTGATTGAGGGTGATGGTATAGACATCATAGAAACTACTGATGATATACTAAAAGGAGCTGAAGTAGTAGAAGAAGCTCCTGTAGATGAAGAAGAAGAGGACGAAGATGTTCTCGGCAGTGCTAGAAAATTAGATAGTTCTATCACAGAGTTTAACCCTGAATTTGAAGAGGGTGATGATAACACATTTAAGATTCTGGCTAAAGACTTTACAGAAAAAGGTATTGCTGATTTTCCAGATGATTGGAGTGGAGATGAAGATGAGTTTAGAGCAATAATTGCTGAATCTGCTAAAGATAAAGTATTAGAGCAATACCAGCTTCATAATCCAGTAGTTAGCGGATTCTTACAATACGTATCTGCTGGTGGTAAACCAGAGAAGTTTATTGAAACTTTAAACGGACCATCATTTGATGAAGATAATGATCGTGATGTTTACACTCTGTATTTGAAGTCTACAACTAAGTTTAATGATGATAAAATTGAAAAGCTTGTAGATAGAGTTGAAGCTTTAGAAGAATTAGAAGAAGAAGCTGAAGCTGCTAGAGAGTGGTTTAAAGAGAATAAATCTCAGCAAATTAAAACTATTACTGAACAACAAGAACGTGAAGCAGAACAACGTAAGCAGCAAGAACAAATTGATTTGCAAGAACGTCGCAGATTAATTAGTACTGCTAAGCAATTAAACGGAGTTCCTATTGATAATAACAAAGCATTCGAGAAATTTTACTTTGATGCTACAGACACATTTAAATACGAGGACACTGTATATAAAGTCACTCCATACCAAAAACGATTGTTAGAACGTAATGCATCGGACGCGGCTAGACGAGAGCATGAGTTGTTACTAGCATATCTAGAATTTAGTAATTATACAATTAAGGATGTACAAAAGCAACAGCGTCAAGCTGCAACTAGTACGTTAAAACAAAGTTTGGAAAAGACAATACAGCCTAAAAAAATAGTAAAATTAGTAAACTAAACAAATTATGCAATTTAGAAAATCGAAGTTTGAGCTTTATAAGCAAAACGACCCAAAAACTTCTTGGGCAAATTACACAATGGAAAACCATTTAGCATATAACGCATATATCAAACCTACAAAATTAGGTGAAGATGCTATGCAATTTGTATGCACAACAAAATCTTTATCTCGTAATCTTACTCCACTTACGGATATGACCAAAGGTAAAGGTAAAGTAAAAATGATTGATACTTCAGAATGGGAATGGAAATTATATGGTATTGGATATCGTCCAGCTATCGTATTAGAAGACTATGAAGTAGATAATTTATTTTTAGGTAAAGGCCAGTCTAAATTTAAAATTAAATTAGATTGTGACTATTTCCGTGTTGGTGATATCCTTATTCCACGTGGTCCTAAACAGTTCCAAGTACGTGTTCAAGAAGAACCTTATGCAGATGGTGATGGTACAGTTTATACTGTAAGCTTGATCACTGATGATCATAACTTCTTCTTACCAAAACAATTTACACGCCCAGGCGAACAATGGAAAAAAATTGGTACATCTTATTCTGAAGCTCGTATCGGTGCTGGTTCTACATCTTCGGGTGATATGCCTCACTTCGTTATGCGCTCTTGGTTAACTAAGATGGCTAAATCTTACCGTATCACTGGTGATGCAGCTGCTGCTAAATTAGTAGTTAAACCTTATCTTGAAGTTGAAGGTGGTAAATACCAACAAGCTTCTAGCGATATGTGGTTTACTGTTCAAGAAGCTATTGCTGAACGCGAATGGAAACAAGAAAAAGAAATGATGGCTATGTACTCTCGTTCAACTCGTTCGTTGATTGATGAGCAAACTGGTCTTCCTGTTAAACAAGGTCCTGGTCTACAAGAATTGTTGGAAGAAGGTAATATTCAATATTACAACAAATTCAGCATCAACTTGGTAAAAGACTTCTTACGTGACATTTTCTTTGATCGTATCGAATTTAAAGATCGTAACATTTATATGCTTACTGGTCAAATCGGTCTTGAGTTATTTGACGAAGCAGTTAAAGACATTGTTAATGGCAGCTTCAGCGATCAAGCAACTTACTACATTGATGACAATGGTAACAAAATGGATCGTAGTCAAGGTGGTTCATTAGGATATGGTAACTACTACAAAGTATATAATATGATGTGGGGTAAATTGATTCCAATTCACTTCCCAGCATACGATAACCGTGATTTCCACACAGAAATTAATCCTGCTACAGGATACCCAGTAGAAAGCCAACGCTTTACTTTTGTAGATTTAGGTTTTGGTGACGGTCTTGGTGGTGATAACTTGTATTGGATCGAGAAAAGCAAAGGCGAGAAATTTGGTTATACTTGTGGTACTTACGGTCCATACGGTCCTACTAATGGTTTGAATATGCCAATGTCTCACTCTAATGACTGGTTTGAAGTTATCCGTGAATCTAGTCAAGGTGTTCAACTTACTGATCCACATAAAACAGGCGAATTGATTTTCAACTTACAGTACTAGAAATTAAATAGACAAGAAAAAAATAACTAAACACAACACAGCGAAATTATGGAAAAACTAATATATGTGAAACCTGTAAAAGCAGGATCTAAATTTTGGCAGAAAACTGCTGATGTTAAAGGATATCAAAACTTTCCTGAAACACGTAAAATTTACCCTATATTATGGAGCAATGATAATCATAAATTTATATTTGAAGGCTTGACTGATGATCAAGTAAAAGACTTAGCTAAGAAAGCTAAATTGTCATACGAGACTGGTCCAAACAAAAATACTATAATTTATGATGTAGATTTGTACCACAAAGATGATCCTTTCTGTAACCACAAAGATTTAAACATTCGTATTTTTGACGATACTTTAACATTCAACGTAGATGTACCATTGGAGCAATTAAAGCTAGCCGCATTTAAAGCATACCCAATTGTTGCACTTAACGAAGATGAAATTAAAAATACAGCTAATGCTAAATGGGTTGTAGTAGATAAAGATATTGAAGAAAAGAATGCTATCAAAGCTTATACGCAAGCAATGGAAGTAAATAAATATTTTACTCCTGGACAATACTATTTGTCACCTGCTAAAATGCGTGCTTTGTTGGTAGCGTATAACGATGTTAAACTTAAATTTAACGAAACTACTGATCCAGCCTTAATCGCTAAAGAACTTTATAAAAGAGCAACTGATACTACAGTTATCGATGGTAATACTAACCAAGCTAAATTCTTTCAATTGTTAAAACTTAGTGAGGATGAACTTGGAATTAGAACATTTATAAAAGATGCATCAGATTCAGGTATACTACGTATAACTAAAGGCGCGTATAAATTTAACGGTGTAGAAATAGCACCTACATTTGAACTGCTTGTTAAGCGTTTAAGCAAGCCTGAGGAGTCTTTGCTGTATGATCAGATTGCTGATGCTTTAGAGGTTAAGAGAAAAGGTAAGTAATCCCCCAAAAACTAAACAATGTACGATATTAACTTAATGCATTACGGATTTCGTCGCCGAGCTAATAAAGTAGATAGTCTGCAAAACAGAAACTTTTACGTAGAGCAAATTGACGATTATTTGAATGAAGCACTTAATTCGTACGTTAATGAATTATTAAAGGTAGCAGAGTACAATAAAAGTGTTGATGACTCTTTACAAGTTTTACTTAAAACAGACACACTGTTATCTATTGGAGATGTTACAGCAAAAATTGTTAAAGCAGATTTACCTGTAGATTACCTACGTCATGTACGTAGTTACAGTAAAGCTTCAGCAGAATGTTGTGGTGTTGTTCAAGATATAAAACATTACCGTATACAAGGTGATGATGAGAACGCGTATATAGAAGATCCTTTATACAAACCTAGTTATTTATACAGAGAAACTGGATACAGGATTGTTGGTAATACTTTACGTATACTTAAAGGTGAATTAGATATTCAACAAGTATTTATGGACTATTATGCAAAACATCCTAGATTAGGTAATCCTGATAATGCTAGAACTGGTGCGTATAATTTAGCTGATGGAACTCCAGCAGTACAACAAAGTCTATTATTTACTAACCCAAAACAAGCGGATATTATAATGGATTTAGCAGTACTTGCTTCATATGTAGATACAAATAATCCTACATTCCAAACTCAAGTAAGCAAAATGACTTCAATGGGAAGTCAATAATATTTCAGCGAGTAACTATTAATGTAACAAAACAAAACAAATCAATCAGATGATTTCAAATGTAACACGCGAGAATCTGTTGGTAGCAAAAGGTAATTATGGTTTACCATTATTAAACACACCTTTGTATCAAACAGATGGTAGTATTTCCTTGATGCCTGGACAGTTAGGCATCTTTAGTTCTAAAACTCATAAAGCAGTAGATGCAACAAATATCGCTGCACAAGACAATATTTATATCGCAATCGGTATGGATATGGATGGTGATGGTGTATCTGACCAAATTCGTAAAGTAGCTGGTGAAAACCTAAACAAACGTCAAATATCTAAAGTATCAGCAGAACCACCTCGTGGTGCATGTCCTGAAATACAAGATTTTATGTTTGACTGTACAGATTGTGGTACTGACTACGGTATCAAAATTCAAGTAGATTCTACTGACCTACACTTATATGCAGCTCCTTATCAATTATTTACATATCCAGTAAATATTATTACTGATCCTTGTGATGACTGTACTGAAGACTGTACTCCTACAGCTCACGCATGTGAGGAAATCGTATGTAAATTGATTGATCAAATCAATCGCAAATCTTTGTACGCAGACGGTTCAGTTAAAACTAACCTAGTACCTAACAACTTTCCGTTTGAAGTAGAACGTCTTTATTCTACAATTACTTCATTCACACTTCCATGTGTTGAAGATACTTGTGGTAAAGGCTTTATCTGTGCATTAGATGAAATCGTAATAAACAATGATGCTAATACACCAGGTCCAGATATCACACTTACCGTTCCAGCTACATTAGCAAATGGTGATGGATATATGTTGATTGGCCAAATTAAATTATTGGAAAACGCTTTGAACGCACTATTAGTTGAAGAGGGTATTCCTGGTAAATTCCATGTAGAACAAAAATGCACAGACAGCTGTTATACAGTTAGCCTTAATAGCTGCGCATTATTGGTTTCAGCTACATTGGTTGGTGGCACTGGTTGTAATGCTCCTATCGTATTAAATCCTACTGAAAATCCTTTGGTAGTTAATACAGTAGCTAATTGCGCAGGTTGCACTGATGCTTCTACAAGCACCAAAGAATATACTTGCGGTATCCGTGTAATTTCTAAATTGCCAGCACGTGAGTGTGGTTGTTTCCCTCCTTTGGAATACAATGCATCTAACTTCTCTAAAATTAACATCTTCCCTACATCTGGTTTCAAAGCAGGTCAATGGGCTAGCAACTATGTTCAAAGCGTTAAAATGGCTGAAGGTCAAGGTGTTGACTTACGTTGGAGAGAATACAAACAACAACCAGGTGGTATTGGTCGTAACTACGACATGTACAATACTACATACGGTCGTTGGAGTGCTCAAGGATTCCGTGTTAAAAACAGTGTAACAGCAGAATGTGTACCATACTGCCAATACATTTTACAGCATTTCAATACAACTAACTCAGCAACTATTGCTGCTATCAGTACAACTTGGAATGCCCAGTTCTTATCAACTGTAGCTATTCCAGAAAAAGATACTGCTACTCAAACAGCATTTGAAGCGGTAATTAACGCATGGTTAGTTAGTGCTGGAACAATTGGAGCAGGCGGTGTTATCACCTGTTCTGTTGATAAAGATCAGACTTTAGTACCAAGTGGTTACGAACATATCTAAGCTTGTGTTGTGTAGATGAAGGGGGAGAAGCAATTCTCCCCTAACATTTACTATAAAACAAACAAGATAAAAAGAAAAACAAATTTTAAAATAACAAGCTAAATATAAATAATATAATGGCGTTTCCAAAGAAAAAATATTGGATAGAAGCAGGAGATATTAAAACAAAATTACCAAAACAACATGATACAGGAATGTTCCGCAGCTTAGATGAGATTGTATGGGATATACTTAAATGTTGTGGTTGGGATTGTTGTACACAATCACCAGTAGTAGGACTTCCAGAATATGCTGATAATACAGCTGCAGTAGCAGGTTTACTTACAGTAGGCGCATTCTACCACACTGCAGGTGTGCTTAAAGTAGTTATTTAGTACCTTTAAAAAATTAAACTATGTCACAATATAGTAACGAATTTAGAAGTATTATAAAGCAATTACGTAAAATTAGTGCTAATACTTGTGCAGAGAGTGAACAGATGCCGTACTATGAAAAAGAAGTATGCGGTACTTTACCAGATGTAGAAGGTCAAACAGATCAGTTTACATTAATAAGAGTATACACAAGAGATATAGATACAGGTCAAATTGTGCTAAGTCATTATGAAGATACTTTAGGTAATATTATAAGTGGAACTGTAGTAGAAGAATGTTGTGATGCAGCTTTATGTGGACCTCCTTTTACATGTGCTGCTAACATTGTTGGACTAAGTGTGGACATGCAAGAAGGAGGAACAATATTAGATATAACAGGAACTACTATGACAGGATATCTGCAGTGGATGATAGACGGAGTTGTTCAAGAAACATTTCCAAATCCAGGAATCAACACTCTTCTAATTGACATCGCAAGTGAAATAATAGCAGGTGGAACTACAATATCCTTACTAGTTGGTAACAATGTGGATATGGATATGTATTGTATGTTTAGCTTTGAAACTTTAGCAGATATGAACGCAGATATCAAAGAAGTTGGGGAGAACCCAAATTGGAATCCATTTCCAGCTTTAACTGCTGAGTTAGGTTGTACAGGAACTTTAACGTACACATTAATAATTGATGCCACAGAAAACGGAGTTACAGTTGACTATATAACAGGTGAACTTACTTTGCCTGCTGGTATATATGACTCATACGCTTTTGTAGAAGTGAGATGTGATGGTGTGTTAGTAGCTGTTACTGGACTTCAATTATTAAACAATGCACCAGTTGGTTTTGAGCTAACTTGGAACGATATTGCCACTTCGCCATTCGTAACGCACACCGATTTAAACACCTTTATAAACGGCAACGGCGGTGCAGCTAACTATACAAGTGTCGTAACAGTTGGCAACGTGCAAACGTTTTACGGCGGTACAGCAGTAGATTTGGGCGATAGCTTTATGGATGCCGATGGAAATATTACAAGTATTAGAGATGAAGCGTTTCAAGTTGTAGCACAAGGTAACAACGGACAAAACGGTTGCGACTTATTAGAAACCATTGCTTTGCCAGCCTTAATTGTGCAAGCAGACAACTGCCAAAACAAGAACGCCGCATTAACAAGCCTAAACTTGCAATCACTAACAACGCAGGGCAGCAACAACCAAACGGACAACCCCAGCTTGGTTTCAATATCTTTGCCCGCGCTAACAACACAAACAAGCGACAACCAAAGCAACAACGCAGCACTAACCGCGTTCACCGCCAACATATTAACAAGCCAAACAGACGGCAACCAAGCAACCAATACCGTACTTGCAAGCATAACAACGCCGTTACTTACATCGATAGGCACTGGTAACTATGTAGGATGTACATATAATCTACCTATGACCATAAACGTTGACGCAGCATTGTTTGGAGCGGCTGATATTTTACTTGCCCAAGCAGGCGGAGCGACAATCATTTAATGATAAACAAAATTTAAGCACAGTTTAGATACAAATACAGCAATGCCAAATTCAGCAGCAGAACAAGCTAATGGTAATGGTACAATAACAGTAACAACTCCTGGTACTATATTATTTAGTGCAGTAGTTACATCAAATAGTATATTTTCGCCAGAAACGTTACAGCAAGATTTTTTATCTGTATTAGGAATGTCTATACAAAATACTAGTGACCAAATAGTATTGTGCGGTACACCGACAACTACATCGATAAGTACATTTGGAACAATAAATTACAAAGAGTATTAAAATTAAAGTAATATGGCATGTAGTTGCATAACAACTTTTAACTATGCCGTTGAATTTCAAGACTGCAATACAATTATTTATAACGATATGTCCGTTTGGGTAGAAGTACCTGAAACATATACGATTGTAATAACTTATTCGGGTGGAACACTTACACAAGTTGTTAGTACCTCAGAGTCTACAATCATAGAGGGAAACTTCCCAAGCGGAGTATATTGTATTGCGTACACAGATTGCAACGGAGATGTTATAAAGTCAGAGTTTTTAAATACATGCAAGATAGAGTGTGCATTAAAGGAAAAAATGTATACGATAAGTGCATGTATGATGGATCCAGAAAGTCTGGAAAACAAAGAAAAGTGGGATCAAATTCTATTAATCAAAAAATATATAGATTTAGCGAAAGCAAAATTCGACTGTGAGTGGTGTGATATTTGCGATATCACTAAGTTTATAGATTTAGCAAATAAAGAACTCAATGGGTGCACATGTAATAAGGCATAAAAAGAGAAGTATTAACGCTTTAAAATTAGAAGCTAGTTGTTACTTAGCTGCGTTGGGGGATAACTTATACAATAACATAGTGTACGGTAGCTGTAGTTCTAATTTAAACGAAAGTTTATATGAAAGACTGCAGCTATTGTTATATGCAGTAGATGGTAATTGTCTTACTGACGTACAGAAAGATAAATTTGGGTCTTACATTAGTAGTATTATTGGTGTATGTAAACCTAAAAAAGAGAGGACTAAGTGTTTTATAACACTTAACCCAGATTATACTGAGTGGTATGCTAGTCAAATGTATTTAGATTGTTTGACATATTACATTAATCAAGGCTGCGTTGTTGACCCTATGATTGACTTAGCTGCAGATTTAGATGTAGTAATTGATGTTAACGCAATCTGTGATGCTATTGTAATTATACTAGAAGCTAATGATGTACCATGTGATGTAGTAGCTAGTATTAATATAGTGCAGATATGTACAGATATTGCAGCTGAGATTATAGCAAACAATAACTGCTCAGTAGATGGTAATATTGTAGCATTAGATACATGCATCATTAACGCTGTAGTTAACAGTATAATAAACTAAATGAAATACAATGGTAGTAATGTTAATAAATAAACAAAATAAAAATTATGGCTTGCGGATGTAAACCAACAGTAACGCCAGGGACATGTAATCGCACGATTGAATTGTGTAGATATAGTCCTCTGACAGTACTAGCTGTAAATCCTGTATGTACTGCCTTACCTTATAATCTTACAGTAGTTGGAGCTATAGGTAACATTATATACAGTATAGTTAATGATGGAAAATCTATTGCAATAAACTCAGATGAAACTACAGATGAATTGGCATATATTACATACGAGTATAACTGTAATGGAATACCTCAAACTTGTACACTTACTATTAATGTGCAAGATAGAATAGAAGGTACACATGCAATAGAATTAAATGCATGTTCTTCTACCTGCAGCTTAGGAGATACAACATATTTGTGGACAGGCTTTACTGAAGGATGTGTAGAGTTAATGCCTGGATATTTAGCTACTGATTGTCAAATCAAAGTACTTGTATACGAAGAGTGTGCAGAAAATTTAAATAACGTAATAAGCTTAGAAGTATGTTGTGGAGCATGTTTAGATGGATGTTGTAAAACAACAACATGGACATGGAATCCACCAACATTTAATGATAACTGCGATGCAGATTGTACTATGTACCCTTGTACTGTGTATGATCCAGTAACAGGAAATTGTGTATCTAGTTGTGAAGAATGTCAGACTTGTTGTAATGTTGGAGGCCAAAACTCTGTGCCAATAACTATGACATGTATTAAAGTAGATGAACAAAACTATACTCTAGATCTTAATACATTTACTTTAACAGGTGAGTGGATATTGGCTAAAATTGAAGACGTTGAAGAAAATGGAGATTGTTTACTTGTAACAGATTATGAAGTATTTGACACAAGTATAATAAACGAGGGTGGCGATGGAGCTATGAATTTCATATACATTGACAATGGGCATATGCAGATAACAATACAAACAGATGATATTCCAGATGGTGGAGGAGCTGTCTTAATAGGGTATAAAGTAGGCGATTGTAAAAGATGGTACGCTTTTCAAATATTAGCATTAGCTGATCAAACTCCGTCTAATCACTGTTTAGGAACTTTTGTATTTAATGAATATGTATTAGAACATAACGAATTAGCTGATACCCCTTTACCTCTATGCAATACCTGTACACAATCTTCAAGTAGTTATTGTGCAGACTGCTGTGATAATCTAGGATGTGTAAAAGAAAATTGTGATAATCAACCTGTATGTTCAAGCGGTGAATGTAAATGTTTTATTGGGGAATTAGAAGTACCAGCATTACCTAACGGATGTTGCCCTAGTGAATGTGTACCAGCTTCCGAAGGTGTTGAAGCAACTGTTATACCAATATGCTCTACTTGTGTAAGTGGAGTTATTATACCAGCACCTATTTGTACAGCACCGTTTATATTAAATACTAATACGTGTTTATGTGAATGCCCTCCAGGGGCCAGATTTAGTGTATTAGATCCATTAGAACCATGCATCACACCAACTAATTGTAATATTCCAGGACAAAGCTGTGATCCATGTTTTAATTGTGTAGAAGGAGTTTGTGTTCCAATTCCATGCAGTGGTGTGCCAGGTATGGTAAACAATCCTATTGGAGATGGTACAGTGCAAAATCCATGTTGTATTCCTGATCCATGTCCTAATTGTATAGCTAGTCTGGAAGTTAATAAGTACTGTACTGATGTATTACCTAGACGTGCTAATGTTAGTGCAGATGCAACAAATTATCGTATTAAGTTTACACAAATTCAACTTAATTACTTACCGTTTTATTCTCAAGTTGATTGTGAATATGAAATATTACAAGCAATTACACAAACAAATAATCTTACAAATACTGCAACGTATGAAATAAATTACACTAACTATGTACTTGATTGGGTACCAGTTACACCTTCAGGTACTACTTTAATAATTCCACAAAGTGCTGGAAACGGCTTTTTGATTAAATGTAGTTGGAAAGGTAGAGAAGTGATTTATGAATTTATATTTGAAGAAGGTTTTAATGGAAGTGCAGATCAATTAGTACTTGGTGAATACCCAATACAAGTTAGAAAAGTTAAAGACTTAACTTGTGGAAATGTGTATGGATTAAGTGGAGATTGTCAAACTACATACTCATGGGAATTTACTGAGGCTGCATTAAACACTTCTGGACAATTTATTACAGATAATCCAATAGTAGTTCATGCTACTGGCCTCGATGCTGAAGTATGTGTGAATGCTGTAACTCAATTTAATGGCATAGTATGTGAAGAAACTCAGGTATGCGCAGACGTTGATGAATGTCAAGGTGCTTGTGGATGTGATCCATGTAATGGTGGAGGTACATTATTCAGTACTATATCTCAAGTAACTGCTTCAGATACTTTAATATTCTATGCTAGTGTATTTAGAGATTGTGGTAATGGAGATGAACTGCCAATAATGTTTACATGTGCACCTCCTACAGCAGTAGAGTATATTGCATATATTAACAGTGGAGGCGATACCTTACCAGACGGATGTGGTACGTTACCACAAATGTTTGATTCTAAACCAGCGTGTGCAAATTGTGGGACATTTAATTGTAGTGTGCCAGGAACATCAACTGATCCAGCAACACAGCTTTGTGGGTGGTGGTTAAATACAGCTTTACTTGTTCCAGATAGCTTACATATAAATGGGGCTAATATTGAATTTGAAATATTGCCTGCCGTAGAAATGATAGAACTTTGCTTTGGTACTAACACTGAATGTGGATATGTATGTTCCTGTACTATAATTGAAAATCCAGAATACAATCCAGAAGCTCCATGCAATCTTGTAGCCAACGTTACATCAGAATGTACCGAAGCTGGGTATGTTCAAGCTTTAGCAGTACATATGACAGGTGGTATAGGACCATACACTATTCAATACAATATTGATAAAGAAGATATTGGCGGAGCACACACTAACATATTACCTGGAGGAATCAATAACGGTTCATTAAGTGTTGTAACATCTTTGTTAGATTATACTATAATGGGATTTGGTGTAGATGTACAGGGAGGATGTTTATGGTATGATATTACAATAACAGATTCTAGTCCAATTCCTTGTGTAGTAAACTTAACTGCATGTATACCATGTGATCCAGAACCATGTAATGTTACAGCTGCTTTACAAACTAGTTGTGAAATAATTGAAGCAGGTGTAGAATCACATGTAATTATTGAACAATTAGTTATAGGTGGAATAAACTCTGGAACATATAACGTTACAGGAGAAATAGGATGGCGCAGATGTTCACCTAATGTAGATTTAGTTCGATGGACTTTAAATTTGCCTAATCAAGTTGGACCTAATATTAATTTAGGAAATAATATTAGTGGTAATGATTATATAGAACTACATACATTTGGAAACTGTGATTACACAGAACAGTGTGCATATTATGATTTAACTATAACAGATGTTGAAAACGTTTCATGTAGAGTTACTATATCTGGATGTATTAATTGTCCTGAACCTGCAGTAAGCTTTAATTGTGAAACTGGACAGTGTGTAGATCCAGGAGATGGTAGTGGTGATTATGCAACACAATTTGAATGTAAAGAGGCTCTTTGTGGTATAGATGTTGTAGCAGATTGTGTAGAAATAATTGAAACTAACAAAACTCCAGGAAATACGTCAATTGTTATTTATGACCTAAGTGCTACTGGAGCTAACTTAACTAATCTACAAACAGTGTATGTAGATGTAGCACAAGGTGGTAAACCTGAAAAATATAAAGTATATCAAGTTAAACCTGACGGAAGTAAACAGCTTGTATTTGATAGTCCACATCTAGGATGTGGGTGTGCTAGCAGTCCATTTAAAAGCTTAAATGGTTTTTGGAGTAATCTTTTAGTAGATCCAGGTGGAGTACATCTAGCTGGCACTGTTGCAAGTGTGCTAACTCCTTTTGAGTTTAAATTGACATCAGCAGTCACATGGCCATTTACAGATTATGCTAGTGTTAACTATTCAACTTATGTAAGTGGTGGAACTGATCAAGGATATAAACATAACTTTATTCCTAGTAACTGTACTTGGGTATCTCATTTTAATAGTGATTGCTCAGTAAATGCAGGTCGTGATTACGATACATGTGGTTTATGTAATGTAGGTGCACTTCCAGGATCGGGGCATAACTACGAAGAGCTAAATGCAAAAGCATTATCTAGATTCTATTTTCAATACATTGAATCTGAAGGTGATATTCTACAAATAGAAGTAGAACACGGAGTATTTGAAAGCACATGTCCAGTTTATGATGGTCTTGCACATGGAATTAAATTTAGTTTAATATGTCAAGAAACATTTGTACCAGAAGAAAACTGTATTCCATTAGGTGGTGGTATAACTCCAGGTGAACCAGAAGAGGTATCTGATAAATATGTTTATACTCCAGTTTGTGCTAACACTTTGAATCATAACATTAGTTTAGGAATTACAGAACTTGATGAAGGCGGTATTCCAGAACCTAATAATGCTCCGATGTTTGATAATGTTGTTAATATAGGTTACGGATATAAATATTCTAATGGTAAGAAAACAAATGAAAAAGCGTACATTTATCAAGTAAATAAAAAACTAGATAAAACAGAACTTGCTTCAAATCAAATAATTCCAAAAGTAATTAACGGAATTAAAACAGATGTTGTAGAATTGACTACAATGGATGAACACTACTACAATCATATTACTACTACATTTAATCGTGACAAATATCTTAATGGTTTAGCTATTAATCCTGCAGTAGGAACTAGTATGGCAGTAGGATGTTCTGGAGAAACCATTTGCTACGATTATTTTATAGATAATACAGATCCAAATAATTTGGTGGTTGAGTGTGGATGTATAGACAAACAGCCGTTAGGACGTGCTTCTGCTAATCATAATTCTAGCATTAAATCCAATGATATGGTGTATGGTGGATTAGGAGTATACGTGTATCAAGGGGCAGTTAGAAAATGGGGAGGAACTATTAGCTTAGTTGCTAAAGAGACTTCAACAGGCAAGCTTGTAGCGTTAACAAATAATCACGTATTAGGATCATTAACTGGACCAGCACACACCCTACAAAATACTTCATTTAATTATAACTATAGATTAGGATGCGGTACAGCATACAGCGGTGATTGTTATGTTAATCCTTTATCATGCAGTACAGTTATTGGCACAGATTATAAAGCTGTGGCATTTGTACTTGATGGCACAACTCCTAATTACGTGGATGCTGGTCTTATAGCTTTATCTGTGGATGTCGCTGCAACTGATATCCAAGAAATTGGATACGGCAATTTCCCTTGGGTTACTGAAGATATGTTTACTAATGTAAGCCAGCTTGTTGGTCTAACAGTATATAAATCTGGAGCGACTACAGGAACTAAAATAGCAGTTGGTGAAATCAGTAGTGTAGCATACAATACATTAGTAACTGCTACTAACAAGTTAATGGTTAATCAAATACTTATTACACCTATAGCTAATGATAACTCTTGTAATGGAGTACACAGTTTAGCTGGAGATAGTGGTTCACCAGTATTGGTAGAACTTTATGGACAATTATATGTGCTAGGTATAGGTTGGGGAGGTTCAGCATATTTCCCTGATCCAACAATGGTGGTAAGTCCTATATGGGAAGTAGCAGCAAGAGCTGGTATAGAAGCTTGGGAAGGTGAAATTGTTACTACTAGTAACTCACCATTTATCCGACTTACTAAAAATGAACGCCAATACAAAAAAGGAATTGCTACTAATGCTCAAGTAACACATACAACATTTACAGAACATAATACACAAGAAGAATGCTAACAAATAAAATACTTAATGCCAACGTAGATCCCTCCGCTATAGGGGGGACCTACACATGGTCAGCAGAATCGTGTACATGTACAACAGCATGTGCTGATGTAAGTTTTACAAGTACAACAGGTACAGTTATTGGTACAAACTTTAGTACTACAGTAACTTATCCAGATGATTGTACTAGCATAATAATAAAACTTACAATTATTACTATTGAAGGTGAAGAACAATGTGTGTCTACATTTTTCTATAACATTGTTAATGAATTAGGTGGTACACAGTTAACTTGGTCTTGTGAATCTAACGAAGTTGGATGTGTACAGATACCAAGTGAAAATCAAATATTTGAAACTGCGTACGATTGTTTAAATTGTACAACTTGTCCATGTTCAACTAGTAATGTATGTCAAGATGCAACATTTCAAGCTGCGTATGATTGTATTACACATGAATTAACTATAACTTCAGCTAATCAATTAGATTGGTGTACTGTACCATATCCTGTAATAGAAACAGTTAATATTGTTTTAAACTTTACACAAGGTAATTACACACATACAGAAACAATTAATCTTGCTTGTAATACAGCTTTACCTTTAGTTATTGATTTAACAGCTGATCCATTACCTGAAGGCTTCTATTACATACACATAATAATGCAGCTTAATGGATGTCAAGTAAATATAGATAGTGTAGAAATTGATTGCCCTGGCGGAGGTGGAGGTCCATTTAATGTAGGTTGCTGTGCCTATAATTCAGGTAACGGTTATTATACTTTAGGACAAGGACAACCTCCTGTAGTATATACTGCAGGTTTAACTATGCCGATGGTGTCTGATTTAATAATTGATTTCCACTCAGTTGCAGAAGCAGATAAACTATCTGTTTATAGTTCTTGGAATAATGCACTTCAAACAGGTACTGAAATGGCAACAACAGGGTTTGTAGGATTGTGCGGAAACTGCTGCAATACTAATTACTATCCTTTCAAACAAGGTTATTATGAACATGAATATCTTGGAGCTTTGAACACTCCTACAGAGAGTTCATATCAAACATGTAATGGCGGAGTATTAAGTGGTACTCCTACACCAGTTCCTGGCGATTTTACATTTTACGCTCAATCAGCGGGTATTGCTAGACTAATACTACCAGCAGCCTACATTAATACCTATGCTCCAAGTGGAACATTATTCATTGTAGCATTTAATAATCAGGGGAGAACAGCTTCATGTCCTTGTGGAACTATATGGGAATGGAGAATGTTCTGCGGAGAAAGCTGTCCTTGTACAGAACCTCAAGAACCTGAAATAGCGATTACTCCAGCAGTATGTGATATATCACCAGGACTTATTACTATTACTGAAGCTTGTCAGGATACTAATGGAAATCCAGTAATGATGCAATGGAGTAATGATGGTATAACATGGATTGATGGTGAACCACTTTATGCAGGATTACCTGCACTAAATGCAGTAACACAAACATTGTATACTAGATGTGTGTATAATTACGATGAATTATGTTTCAGTGATATTGTAGAAACAGATTATATTAAACCAGAATGCTGTGTTGATGATTATAATTTTACTTTTGAATGTAATCCACTTACAGTCGGTATCTACAATCAAGTAGATTATCAATATCGTGTAATTTATGAAATACCTACATGTGATGATACAGCTAATCCAGCAGTAGTAGAACCTTTGTACACTACTCCAATATCTGGTGATTATGCTTACGAAGTATCATTCTTAGGTTCATCAGTTATACTAGAAGTTTACTTCAACAGTGGAAGTGAGTACTTTTTTAAAGTAAATTGTAATTTATGCTGGACAGCTCAGTATTATATTCAAATTAATGAATCACAACTCGCCAATCTATTAGCTACTCATGCATGTGAACCTTGTGATATTACTTTGGCAGCTAGATACGATTATGCAGCCACTGCTTATTATATAAGTTTAGATGATGTTGAAGGTACTAATGATTTTCCATCAATACCGCAGGGGCAACCCCCATACATATTAACAATTACCAAAAACGGGATTTTAACAATTGCTGGTATAGTAGTATCATATAATGGTACTATATTGAATACGGGTCCAATATATTTGACTACAACACTTATGCCAAATCTTTCAGGAGAATATACTATTGTTGGATATTACCCTGTAGTTCCAGGAGCGCCTCCAGTTAGAAATACAAATATAAATTATGGATTCTTTTTAACTTTGGCTAATCCAGGGCAGTATGTTATAAACATAACTGATCACGACGGATGTATTGCAGAAGCAACGCTTTGTAATATTACAGCTGAACTTAATAGTTGTACTGCTAACGTATTGTATGCTGGATTATCTGGGATTATACATTCAACTCAAACATTTGAAGATATTATTATTGATGGAATTACATATGCTTCAGGTGGAATAGTGTTTAATGTAAATCCAGCTATAACTAAGGCTGCAATACTAGCTTTCCTAAATACAATTCCAATCGTAGGAGCTTCGTTTGCAGTTGATATAGTAACGAATTTAGCAGAAACACAAATGCTTGTAATAACTTATCTTAATTGCGATGCCGTAACAAGTCTGGAATTTAATACAAGCTCTCCTACATTATCAAGTTCTGTATTTGTTCCTGAAGAACCTATAGTAAATACTACTTGGACTGTTAATATAGTTCCTGCATTTACTATTACAAGTTATGCTTGGTCTTTAGGAGACGATTTAGTACTTGTTAGTGGAACATTAACAGACAGCACGATTACAACTGCAGGTGGTGGTAATTTAAGTGTGCAAGTATTTACAGATGAGTGCAATCCAGTAACTGCAGATGTATGTATTCCAACAGTAGATATTGTGTCTTGTGCAGTTGAACATACTCAGGTTTCTATTGACCATTTACCTGGTGCTAATGCGTTGAACTACTACTTTAAAGGTTTAGTAGCAAACGGTATAAATATATCAAGTGCTAATATTCAATTAGTAGGTTCAGATGTAACAGCTGCAGCAGTGGTCGAAGCTAACATACTTAGTTTCCTAAACACTAATCTTAGACCATCTGTAGGTGGTGTGTTTGATGTAAATTATACTAGTACTCCAAGTACTTCTGATTTAAGTGTTAAATGGTATAAATGTGAAGGTACAATTACAGATATACAATTACGCCTTAATGAATCAGATAACACAACCCCTGCTAATAGTGCTGTAAATACAAGCACTGTATTTACACCTAATACGTATATTTTAACTTTAGATTATAGTCCTAATGTACCTATTACATCATATACTTGGACTTTAGATGGTCCAACATTAGGTGTAGGAGAACTTACAGATTCTATAATTGCTGTTCAAGGTGGCGGTGATGTTGATATAGAAATAAAAGTTTTAGATTGTGGTAATGCAACAGATAGTACATGTATAGCTAGTATCACAGATTTTGATACTGCGTGTGGTACAATTGATTCAGTAACATCTACAACAACAGTCGCTGTACCTGGAGATTTGTTTAGAGGAGTTGAAATAGGTGGAATACCTTATGTAGGAGCATCTATAGCATTGAATGGTGTATTTATAATAAGTAATACTTCTTTAGAAATAAGTATAACAGCATGGTTAGATACTAATGTTGTACCTACAGTAGGCGGATATTTTACAGTCGTTGTAGATAATAGCAGCAGTCCAATGTCTGTAACTGTTACATGGACAGGATGTGATACTCTACTAAACAGTTTACAACTAGTTATGGAAGACACACTTTTAGCACCGTACTACGGTTCTTTAGACAATACTCCAACAACTATTCCAAATTTATTCTTAATAGAAGCTTTGGTTGAACCAGCAGGAACATTATCAAATGAAGATTGGTATGCAACTGGAGCTATGGTTGTAGAGCACGTTGTATCAGAAACTCAAGCATACGTGTTGTATGGCGGTGCTGGCACATTAACTTACTCAGTAGATGTAGATGCATGTGGACATGCTACTAGAACATATACACAAGTCTAAACTAAATTAAATTAAATACAATGGCTACAGGATGTCAAGGATGCAATCAAACTTGTATAGATTTAGTAAGCAGTGATTGCATAAACTTTCCTAACATTGGAGAGTTGAGCTGCTTACAGATTCAGGATAATATAACATTAACTAATGTTATAGAGCAGATAGAAGAAGTTATAGCTCCGTTTTGTAATGCTGGGTATACGTTACCAACTAGTGTCAACATCGGATGCTTACAAGGTGAATGTGAAAGTACTACATTAGATTTTACTTTAACGCATATAGGTAATAGTTGGATATTTAATATCACTGCTCCAATAGGAAGTGTTATTTATATGAACGTTGTTCAAGGTGCTAATGTACTGTATACTAATGCTGCTAATCCTATCGCTGTTACAGAAACTCAAGTGAATAGTGGTGTAACTATTATGGTTACTATGATACAAAATACTGGTAACGGAATTATTGAATACTTCAAGTCATACACATTGAACCCTATTACAGCAGTAGTAGGTAATTATGCAATGACTTTGAGCTGCACTAATAATTCAATTATTACTACTAGTATAAATAATATGTTTCAGATTTTAGTTAATAATATCTGTGACTTACAAACTCAATTAAACGCTTTAACCGCACAAGTAAATACCCCCTAATGTTAACAGACATATTTTCCCCAAGTAGTATAATTAGCTTAGACGATATTGTACTCACATTCGTATCATTCTTGTTTGTTTCATTACAAGGTTTGTTAATTTACTTTACAAAAAGGATACTATCTGAACAAGAGGCATTAAAGAATGTAGTACAAAGTACAGCTGTAAAGATGGCACAACTAGATACTGATGTTAGATACATTGCTAGTGAAATATCATTGCTATCAAATAATAACAGTACTTTGTCATTAAGAATAAGTGAAACAGAAAAACAAGTAGCAACTTTATTAGAATGGAAGAGATCACAAACCAAGTAGTTAATCAGGAAGGTGTGCGTAAGAAAACAAACAAAAAAACTAGAAATATAAAACTGCGCACACCTACTAGAATTTGGATTCAAGCAATCCTCGCAACTGTTGTAGTAATATCATTTTTGATAGACACAGCTTATATAGTATATAGCACTTGTAATAATATAGAAGTAGGTCAATCATCGATGACTGTTATGACAGCCTTATCTTCATTGTGTGGAATAATAGTAAACTATTATTTTGGATCTTCAGAATCTTCTAGAAACAAAGATGACATTATTCAAGATTTAAAGGGTAAAGAGATTCATATCCCATGTGAAGAACACACTAAAATTTATGAAGGCTAAAACAAATAAGGGCAGATAGAAAACTATCTGCCCTTTATTTAGTTAGGTTTGTATTGTTTAGTTAGATGAAGTTTAGTCGTACATTTGTGTTTTAGAATAAAAAATGAAAGGAAAATAAAAATAAGACAGAAAAAAAACCAAAAATAAAATAATGGCAACATACAAAGATGTTATATCTACGGTAAAGACTGCTTTAAACCGTGGTATAGGTTCAAGTGATGATAGACTTAGTGCTAGATATATAATTTCAGTAGCATTAAGGAAACGTCAACGAGTATTAAAACAAGAACAAGAAAAGAAAAGTTGGGATGATAAATTTAGTTTGCAGGTTATCCCATGTATGGAGTTAATTGAAGTAGACGAGATTGAATGTGCTTGTTTACCTGCAAGTGCTAGAGGATGTAAAGTTCTACGTACCAAAGAGAAGGTTCCTAAGCCGATTAAAGATTTAGCTAGTGTTAGCTTCTTAAATGGAGATCAGGTCAATGTGAGCACCTTTGGCAGCAATAAAGACAAATTACGCTTAGTAGCTTTACGTAAAGCTGTAGGATATTACTTAGTTAATAATTATATCTACATTGTTAATGAGCATAATAAGAAGTTTATTAGAGTTGAAGCAATATTTGAAGATCCTTATGAACCTAGCACAGTTGGATGCGAAGTAGCTGGAGCGGACGATAGTTGCTGCGCTTCTTATTTAGATATTGATTTCCCCGTACCTAACGGGTTATTAGATAGTATCGTAGTTTTAACTGCAGAAGAGATTAGTACCTTCTGGCAGTACGGTGTAAATGATATGGCTAATGATGGTATTCAAACTCAACCAGCTCCACCTTCTAGAAGAAGCAGACAAACAACAAACGAATAAATATGTTAGAGTGTACTAGAGCATCTATAACTACTAATTCTATTGCTAAAGAATTTTCTAAAGGTGATAAAGAGCTTCAAAGATTATATGAGGATGTATGCGATAATTTCTTTGTTATGTTAAGCAATGAGATCATGAGCGGCGAGACTGTAAAATTGCCGATGAGATTAGGACATATAGGATTACGCAAAATGAAAAAGAAGTCTGTTGATTGGAAAACAACTAAACAAGTTAGAATGAAGGTAGATCATAAAAACTTTTTAACCGACGGCTACATATACAAATGGTTCTGGTATCATAGGAATAATGAAGCATTGTTTACTAACAATACACTTTATTCATTTACTCCAACAAGAACTAATAAGCGTACATTGTGTAAAAAATTAAGATCAGAGTATATTGATGTACCTGTAATGATGATGAACAGAGGTCCGAGAGCTAAAAATCAAGTAACAGAAGAAACCCAAAATTAACATGTCAAAGATAATAAACTACATTCCATTAAAAAATATATTGGCAGATTATGAACTAATGATGAGTGACTTAGCACAAGTTGGTGAAGACACAGTACTCCAATGGGCATCAGATGCTCTAGATAAACTTAATATTGGTAAAACATTAGACTACCAAGTTGCGTTATTAGATGTATTTAACTATACTGCTATGTTGCCTAAAGGTTTAGTGTCAATAGTACAGATTGCATACAATCAACAAAACGCAAGTAACTGCAATAACCTAATACCCGTAGTTGCTGAAGCAGTTGTTGGTATGTGCAATGATTGCGAAATTAAAATAAAATATGAGGCAGAATGCCCAAACGGAGATTGTCCTCCAACCACATGTCCAATTAATACGCCACTACTTACTGTTAATGGTACGAATGCAGCACAGATTGCACCGTGGATTGGATACAGTAGAGTAGTGTATACTTCAGCAGATTATAATAATCCATTGACTAAATTGTGGCAGCCGCTACGATTGTGTAACAATAGTTATCATAATCTGCATTATCATATCAAGGATTGTATAAATGTAGATGTACTTAATCGTAGCATTAACAGTACAAAGAATCCTAATCACAATATACAAAATACTAATTTACCAGCACAAAATTATTGGGCTAACGCTCCATGTTATAGTATTGTTAATGGTAAAATAGTTACAGACTCATTACGTGAATCACAGTTGTTGATAGCATACTTAACTAAAAAAGTAGATGAAGAAGGCTATCCTATGATACCAGAAGATATACATGTAATAGATGCAGTGATGGCATACATACAAGAGAAATTAGCTCAGCGCGATTACGCAGCAGATAAAGGGCAAGCTAGCCGTCAATACTTTATTGATATGTCAGGACTTAGAAAGCTGGCATTTTCAGCTGCAATAAATAAATTTAATATGATGAGCACAGAAGAAATGGAGAATCTTAATCAGATGTTAAGCACCGTATTACCTAATAAAAATGCGTACGCTAACTTCTTTAACAGAAAATAACATGCTAAAAGGAATGTATACGGATGGCACCTTAGATGGTACACCGAAAGACAATTATAGGTTTGCATTAAATACAGTTATTGAAAGTCAGTACGGAGAGATAAATGGTTTAGTTAATGAGAATAGTAATTATGAATGTTTGCCTAATATTGGAACAATTATTGGTAGTTTAACTATAAACGAATACATAATATTATTCTACATTACTCCATCTCAAGTGTCTGTGATAAGTAAGTTTGATCCAGAAACTTGTATCAATACTGTACTAGTAACTGACACTGTATGTGATTTAAACTTCGATGTAAATTATCCAATACAAGGTACATACAAGACATTAGACTATTGTAATGAAACAATCATTTATTGGGTAGACGGACTTAATCCTGTACGCAAACTAAACTTATTTAGAATTGATGAAGTAGAAGTATGTGAAGACTACGATGTATTCAGATGCTCAGAAGGCTTAACAATAGATGTAACTCAGGTCAATGATGCTGGAGGTGCTTTAGTGTGTGGTGTATACCAATTTGCTATAGCATACGCATCAGGTAATTTTAGTTACATTACTAATCCAATAAGTATTACAGATGGAATAGTTATTGGTGGGGATTACAGATACATAGACGGATGTCCTGCAGGTACTGTAACAAGTAAGTCTATTTCACTTAACATCACAGATATTAACCTTAATGAACAGTATTTTACTATTGCAATTATACGCACAGTTAATGGAATACAAACATTTTATGAACTAGATAAAGTACAAGTGAATGGATCTACCTACTCTTTCATATATACGGGAAGCGAGATTCATACCGCTGTACTACTTAATGAGATACTTGTCCCATCAAGTATGTATTTATCTGCATGGTTAATTGCACAGCATCAAAATAGATTAATGTTAGGTGGAGTTAAACAAACTCGTAATATTAACTATCAAAAGTTTGCTAATGAAATTAAGGTTAATTGGATAACACGTAAAATTAAAATAGACAGCGGAGCATTAGGATATAAAAATCCTATGAATACGTACCAACACAAATCATTTATGGCAGATGAAGTTTATTCATTAGCTGTAGTAGTTGAATTTTGTGATGGTACATTTTCACCTGCATTTCATATTCCAGGTAGACCTAAAGATGTAGTAATACCTGCCCCATATACTTGTGACATAGAAATAAATTCTCAGGTACTTACTGAGATTCCTGTATGGCCAGATCCATTTGAGATTCCACTGCCTGTAACTTATACAGATATAGATGAAATAGTTCCAGCTTTAGATGTTAATAACTTTTTAGGTTGTGATGCTCCAGTATGGCAAGTGTTTAATACTGCGTGTAGACGTACAGCACCAGAAGAAGAGTTAACTTATGAGTATGATGATTGTGGAGTTTTAATTGGTAGTAATTTAGGTATATGGCATGAAGGTGAGTTAGCGTATTGGGAAGATTGTGAATTGTATCCAGAAACTAAAGATTGTAATGGAGACCCTATGTACGGTGATTTAGCTGGAACTCCAGTAAGGTATCACAGAATGCCGAGCAGAAAATTAGAACCTCATTTCTCTGTAGAAGAATGCTGTATTGTTGAAGAACCAGATAATGGTAATGTAGGCCAACTACCGTATACAGATACTTGGATATATCCAATAGAACTTCAGATTACTAATGTGCAGATGCCTGATGATAGTACTGTAGCAGTTAAGAAATTTCACTTCACTTATGTAGAACGTAATGATGGGAATAAATCTGTTTTAGCTAAAGGCTTGACACATGCGTATCGTGTAGTTAAAGATTCTAATACTGACATATTGCAAGAAGTACCTTCTTTTGCTGTAAATAATTTAACTCTGCACAACTATAATCAAGACTTTAATTATACAGATTACTACAACACCACGGCATATAAATTTCATTCACCTAATACTAGCATCAGCAATTATTATTCTACTAAGTTTAAGACTGCGGCTTTAAATGTTACACATATTTCAGCAGACTATCAACATAGAGGCGAAGGTCAAACGTACGGGGTAGAAGAAGCTTTTCAATATGTACACAGGTCAAATATAAATTTAAATAGAATTGCTACAAGCCAGTTAGTACATAATCGTAGAGTAGATTACACCACTTATGTTAACGCTAACTCTATGGCATTAGGTGCTACAATGCCTGTAAATAATATAGGAAGTGAGAGTGGGGTATATGTACACCTACGTAGACTTAGTCAAGAACTTATACCAGTTGATTATGAGATACTTCCGTTCACAATTGATTGCGGAAACTTGAGTGATACAGTACCCCTAATAGATCAACTAGGAGATGAATCTTATGAAATATACCAAAGTGGACAAGAAAATACAATTGATTGTGCATACAGTTATTACGTAGCTTTAAAGAATTATAAATGCACTCCTTATGGAGCTTTATTAACTCAGAGTTATATAAGTACTGGAGCATTTTTAGATGTAGAGCAATTTGATATTCCATTACAAGCTCAATTAGCTGTAACGTATGTAGCAGGAGATAGCTTCATAAACTACTGGGCGTATCGTAGAACCAGTTTAACAGTTAATCCGCTTATAGAAAGTCCAGGCATAGGCGGATACGAAAATGTATTACCTATAGCTACCTTGATTCACACTATAGTTGAATCTGATGTTAATGCTGAACTTAGACATGAAGGTAATATAGGAAGCGGTGAAATTTATTACCCTAGTTTAGGACGTGGAGCATGGACTTTAGATAGTAGTATTCCTAACGGAGCTGAACCACAAAGTTCTTATCTACAACAGTTTAGATGGGATAATGATGCTGAGGAATTTGTAGGTTTAGGAATTGATAATTACTTCAACTACAACTCTGATTACAGCAAGCCTAATAATACTAGACTGTTTATTGGTATAGGATATAACTATAAAACTTGTACTTGTAACACTGATTTAAATAACACTATAGTAATATCAGATGAAGATAACTATGAAACTGATGATGATGGCTGGCTTAAATTTAGAACTAACAACTACTTGAATATGCCTAGACATACAGGTGCATTAACTAATATTGTAACCTTAAGCAATAATATGTATGCACATACTGAAAATAATTTATGGCGTATATTCTTATCAGAAGATAAGCTGTTAACCGATACTTCAAAGATATACATAGGCTCAGGCAGTATATTTGGTCAGACGCCGATGTACTTATATGCAGCTGAAGAAGGTGCTATGGGATTACAACAACGTAGAGGCACACTGTTAAATGAACAAGGATATTTCTTTATTGATAATAAGTCTGGCACTATATTTAAATACGACGGGCAAAAACCAGAAGCAATAAACGCTGGTATCAGTAATTGGTTGAAAGAAACTTTAACTAAGCTTTACCCACTTGAAAACTTTACAAACCCTGCAGGCATAGGCTGGCATATGACTTATGATCACAGACATAACCGTGTAATAATTACTGTAAAAGAATTTCAGCCTAAGTACAATATAATACAGATTGGATTTCAATTCTATTTACCTGGTGGTCTTACTGAAGTAAATTTACTTGATCCAGAATACTTTTGCAATAAAAGCTTTACATTAAGTTATAGTATGCTGACACAACAGTTTGTAAGCTTTCATAGTTATATACCAGAGCTGTATGTTAGAACACGCAAAGATTTCTTTAGTGCTAAAACACAAATAAGTCCTGGGCCCGTGTATGTATCAGGTTTATGGAAACATAATAAGAGACACGACTACCAAACATTTTATAATACTTATTATCCACACGTAATTGAAATTGTTGAAGCACATGACTCAGTTAAGACATGGGAAAATATAGCATACCTACAAAATGCATTTGAATATAATTCAGTATACAATAAAGAAGTGCAACGTAACTTAACATTTGATAAAGCGTATGTATGGAATACAGAACAGAACAGTGGCTTACTAGCACTTGTAAATAAAATGGAAGCTACCACTGATTATATGACTAATGCTGTAAATGATAACACAGTATTTGTAAATAAGAAAGAACATATCTGGTACTTTAATCAGTTCACAGACACAGTAGTAGATTACACATTACCGCATATAGTATCTGAATGTATTGATATTATTAAAGATTTACCTAACACATTTGTATTAGGATACAAAGATTATTTTAATATTGCTGACTTCAGAGACACGTTTGTAGTATACAGATTATACAAGGATAACAGTAATCACAACAAGATTAGATTTGTAACAAAACAATTATCAACTAATGCAATTAAATCTTATAGATAATGGCGACAAATAAAGGTAAAACTGGAACAAAAAACACTCAGACAAGTGGATATACACCTAGTAAATCTGTAGTAAAGGTTGTAGATCCAAGGACAGGTAAACCTTATATGTACTATAAAACTTATGATGCTATCTTCGATTACAATGGTAATCAATTAGATAGTGATGACTTCAGGCATATAAGAGAACTTACAAAAATAACTCCTAAAAAAGATTATCCAACATTAGTAGCAGAAAAGAAAAAAGAATTAAGAGAAAAAGGTATAACTTCGGAATATGCAGCTTATTACAGACCTGGAGAAAGTGAAAAAGCATTATCAATTATAGATTACTCAGCGGGATACTTAGATTACACTATGGCAGATAAGGATCTCCTAGATAGTGATATGGCTATTGAGAATGCGAAAAAATTAAAAGTTGAAAGCCAGTTAAATGATGAAGACAGAGCGTTAAAAAAAGGGACAATTCTCAAAGGGGTAGATATTCCTTTATTGTGGTCTTTAGGTATGCCTGCTAAAGGAAGATTTCCTGGTATGACTACTAGAGGCTCTTGGGATATATCAGATTATAGACCAACTCGCGGAAGTGAAAACTTCCCTTATTACTTTACTCCACTAGGAAAAACTTACAATACTTTAGAGGAAAAAGAAAATCGCAACGCTATAATAGACACTACTATAATGACTGCTCTTCGTGATTACCGATCAGATCCTGTAAAATACGCAAATACATCAATGGAAATGTATGATATCAGTAATAGATTAGGAAATTTAGGGTCTTATGGAATGAGTTTAGCTCCAGATTCCTCTTATTTGTCGTTGCATGATAAGTGGGATTTAGATCCAAATGCATCTGGGCATATGCCAAAATTTGCTCCAGATTTTGTTTATTCTGCAGGATTAACAGAATTAGGAATACCAAAGAAAGATCATGCGAGAATGATTAAAGATTTTAAAGCAGGCAAAAGTGTTACAGAAATAGCTGGATTTGCCCCTACTGTACCTGTGTATGATAGAATTTATCAAAACTCTAAAGGAGAATCTATTAAAGAGATACTAGAAGCTTTGCAAAATGCAGGTATTGTTACGCCAATTAGTGTTCATCCTAAATATAACGATAGATACAATTACGAAAATAGGATGGAAAAATTCGCATATGGTGGTAAAGTAAAAAAATATGCTAATGGAGGAAAACTTCCTATAGATATGTACGGTAGATCGGTGAGGAAATATGAAGGTGGAGGAAGAACTCCAATAAACATTGCACCTATTGAAAGTTTGCCTGCAGGCACTATTCAAAACCCTGCATACCAAGAATATCTAGCTAAAATTAACAGTGATGGAATAGAGAAAGTAGCACAAAGTCCAGGTTTATTAAGTACAAAATCTAGTAGTACTACTGGAGATGCAGTCGGTGCTATAGGGGGTATTGCAGGTGGATTTTTAAGTAGTGCTGGCACAAAGCAAGTAGAGAAAGGACATATGATTGGAGGCACTGCTATGCAGGCTGCTGGTGCTGTAGCACCTATAGCTACTAACCCTGCATTACTTACAGCTACAGGAGGTTTATCAGCATTAGCTATACCACTAGCTGCAGGTATAGGAGCACTTGCAGGCATTCCTAAACAAAAGAAATATAATAGAATTGAAGATGCAGATAATATAGAAGAGGGAATGGCAATGTATCAAGGCCTAAATCAACAAAACAATTACATGCAAGATCCAATTAGATACGCTGCATACGGCGGCAAAATAAATCATTATGGTGATGGAGGAGAATCGTATGATCCTACAACTGATCCTAATTTAATGAAAGAAGTTGTAATCACAGGGGCTAGAAAAAGTATAGTAGCAGATATGTTTGCAGGGATTATTGAAAATATGAATACTTCAGGCAAAGCTAAAAATAGAAAAAATAATTTAGAAGTTATGAAAACACTAACTGCATACTTACAGAATCCTGTACAAACTAGCAACTTTTTAAGTATGCCTACAGGCAAAGCTCCAGCATTTTATGGAGATAGCAATGTAGCACAATTTCCAGGTGCATATATGCCTAAAGCAGCATATGGTGGACAGCAAGGTGAATTAGCACAATTAGAACAATTGAACGGAGTTAAAGAAAACTATGTTGATAAATATGGCAGAACTAAAACTACTAATGCTACAGAAAGTCATGATGCTATGGCTAGTAAAGGAAAAACTAATACTCCTACAGATTATTTACAGAATGGTGATAATATATTCTCTGCAAAAAGTTATTCTAAAAATGAGTTGGCAGCAATATTAGGAGCACATGAAGTATTAACTGGAGAAAATGTTAAACTTGGTTTAGATGTACTTACACCATACTATAACACAAAAAGTAAAACTAAAATTAGCCCTGCAGATATAAATAAAGTTGTAGCAAATAAATTTAATCCAAAGAACTTAACCAACAACTCATTCAATACAGCAGCTATAAACGCACGTAATCAAACATACGCAAACTTAGCAACTACAAAGTTTAATGATGCACTTAATCCTGCAACATTTCAAGGTATTGCACAGCAAGGTAATCAACAGATAGAACAAATACTACATGCAGCATATGGAGGTAAAATAAAAAAATATACGTATGGTGATGGACCATACAGAATGCAAAGTCCAGTTATGATTCCAGACATAGTACCTCCATCAGCTGAAGCTAAATGGGCAGAAGCTCAAAATTTACCTGTTGAGCTTGCTCCACCTTTTGATAAAACAGCTTGGGATAATAGACCTGTTAATGGAGTATACGAAGAATGGAAAGGTATACCTTACACTCATCCTGGAAGTAATACAGATCCATTTGCAGATTCAGGTATGGGGCCACAGCAAGAGTGGAAAGGAATACCATATAATTATCCTGGATACAATTATACATCCCCTCAATCTTTAGAGGATTCTAGTACATCTACAAATAAAAAATCACCGTACAAACTTTCTTCAGCTGATATAGCTGCTTTAGGTGTAGGTGGAGCTAACGCTATGGCATCGATACTTACGCTTCAACAGAAGATGTATGATAATGAGATAACAGATAAATCTGGGGTGTATAATATGAAAACTGAGTTACCTGATAACTTTACTAATCCTGCATTAGGAGCTTTACGTGCTGGATTACAATCAAGTGCACAGAATAATAATTGGAAAAATACTTCAGCTATGAGTAGTGAGATGCTATCTAAAACTGTTACAGGATTAAACTCAGCTTTACTTGAACAGTCTAGACAGAATGTAGGTTTATTTAATGCTAAACAAGCTGCGATTTATCAGGCATTAGGAATTGATACCGCTAATAAACAAGCTTGGAATAAAGACAAAACAGCTTTAGGTAATTATAAATTATCTGCAATAGGAGAAAACCTTTTGAAGATGGCTAGTAATGGAAATACACGTGCTGCGGAAAATGAGTTAGCACAAATGGATGACGCTACTTTACGTGCAATGTTAGTTACAATTGGACCTAATAGTAAATATCTTACTGAACAGATTGAACGCATTATTAATTCAAGAAAAGGTAAATAATATAAATCAATAATATGTTACAAGAAAGAAAAGGGTTTTTCTATGAAGGCGACTTTCTAGATTACAAACCTACCTACGCTAGACCTGACATGAATGTGATATTAAAAATACTGGAAATGGGAGCTGAGAAGGTAGCGCATCAGCAGGACATGCTTAATAAGGTAGAAGATTCAGTTAGGAAAACACCTGCATACTTAGATCAAGATGTTGATTATGTGGGTAATGTTACTAAACAAATAGATTCAGAGATATCTGGCATGATGGATGGTACAGTAGATTTACTTGATCCTGCTAATACAGGTAAGGTTATGCAAATAGCTAAGAAGTATATGTATGATCCAGAGCTAGCTAAGATTACAAGTAGAACTGGTAAGATAAGTAAATCTCAAGAGCAGATAGAAGCTATGCGTAAAGCAGGAAAGATATCTGCAGAGAATTATTGGGAATTTAATCAAAGTATATTAGGTGCTAACAGTGAGTTTGCCAATTCTAAAAAGTATAACTCAGATGTAAATTTACATTATGATATAGTTCCATATACAGATGAGCGAGCAGAGAAATTAGAGACTTTATCTAAAATTCCTTTGCACACAATATCTACCCCAATAATGTCAGCTGACGGTAAATGGATACATGATCGTACTATAAAAGCTGTAGATCCACAAATGGCTAGAAATATACAGTATGCTAAAACTCCAGAAGAAAAGCAAATGTATATAGATCAAAACGATAAACAATTAACAGCATTGTTTTTAGCTAATATGAGTGAGGGGGCTAGACAACAGTTGATAGCACAAGCAAAAATGAATGGAGCTAAAACAGAAGCTGACTATCAACTTTATATACAAAAGAGTGTTTTAGGTGTAGTAGATATGGCCAATGATGCTGATATAATGGATACTAACTTGAAAGAAAATCCGTATAAGAAAATGGAAATGGAGCAGGCATTTGCAATAAAAATGTTTCAGGCAAAGGTACGTGCCGAGAAAGACGCCGCAGATTTAAAAGATAAGCGTGATCGAGCAGCAGCTAAATTATTAGCAGACGCAAAGGAGAAAGAAGGACTACCTCAAACACCTAGAGCAACTGAAGATGCTACTACTGTAAACTATCCACAAAAACCAAAATACAATCTAACACCAGGTGCTGTTACTCCCACAGCAATAAGACAACAAGCAGCTAAAACAAATATTAGTATAAAAGCATTCCCTGCAGAAATATTAGCAGCTAATGCAACCGCAAAGGCAGACTTAGATAGAGTCACTGCATCGTTAGGTATGAAACAAGGATTTATGTCTGTAATTCAAAGTGTAGATAAAAATGGAAAAGAAGTTATTGCTACAGATCCAACTGCAGTTGGATACAAATATGTTCATACAGTACCACAGATGTATTTAGATACGTATCCTGAATTACGGGCTGTCGTAGAAAAAACTGCAAACACACTGCAAGGTTTTATACAAAAAGGACGAGAGTTACAAGCTACTTCAACTGGATTAAAACGAGTTACAGAAGAGCTTAATGCAATTACAGCAAGTGATCCAACAGCAGAAAAAGACCTTACCGAAATTGCAAAAAATATTGATGAGTATATAGAAAGGTATATAGCTACGTCATTTGATTTAAATGTTGGTGCAGGACATAATCCTTATCCTAGTGAACAAAAAATAAATGCGAGAATTAAGATTTCTACAGGAATCGAAACAAGAGAACAATGGCGTAAATTATTAACAGAACAAGCAGTAGCTAAATCTAAAAATCCTACGCTTAAAGAAATGCAGACTAAGATTGATAAAACATTTAATGATCCTATTAGTGCAAAAGTTATTACATACACCCCTAATTATGAAACAGGTGAAAAATCAGCTTTGACCAGAGTAGAAGGGCGCAGAGTTGAAAATGATATGTTAAATCGAGCTATAACTAATCCTAGTTCTATAATATTGGATGCTAATGGCAGGAGAATAGACAATCCCGCAGAACGTAAAAAAGTTATAGAGCAGTTGAATATCAAGAGTGTAAAGAATGATGACGAAGCTGTAGTATATTCAAATCAAAGTCTTAGCTATGCTAAATACGATGGTGATTGGTATATGATAGTATCTACTACAGGAGACACCAGCAGTCAATATCAAATTCAACTTTCATCAAGAGCTGCTAAAACATTTTTATCAAAAGTTGGAATTGAATCTCAATATAACTATAATGCAACACAAGAAGTGATGGCTAGAGCAGGTATGGAAGGTAAAGCTATTATACAAGGTACAGATGCTGAGTATGATCCAAATCCAGTTAATATACTTGGTAATACACAAGCACAGTTAACTATCTCTGGACAAAGTATCCCATACTCAATAGAATTAACTAATGTAGCAGATGTAGAAGATTTCTATGCATACGCTAAAAGTAATATTGGAGATGGAACACCTAAAGAGCAAAAAGAGGATTCTTATATAACAGGACTAGTAGGACTAGGTTTTAATTCTGGTCAAGCACAAATAATAGTAAACAGCCATCCTGAGTGGCTTAAATAAAAATACACTTATGGGAAAATTAGACGCAATGTATGCCATGATGGGCGATAAGCCTATAAGACCAAGAACATCTTTATCTGAAAGTGATGAGACTAATGTTATATATGGCACAACTCCACAAAAGGAATTAGATACATACACCTACGAAGGTTTAAATTATTATAATCCAACTGATCCTGAAGCTAGTCAAGAAGCTAGAGCTGATAATCAAGGATACGTTGACATTATTGGTAAAGGACTTGCTAATATGGGAGTATCTTTACTTAAGAATGTAGCAGAAGCACCTGCATATATAGCTACTATAGCTACATCTCCACTTGTTGGTGTAGGTACTGCTATGTCTGGAGGTAATGGTTGGGAAGCTATGGGAACTTATGTATTTAATAATCAATACTTACAAACAGTACAAGGTATAAAAGATAATATTGATGAGAATGTATTAAAGATTTATGTTCCACCTAGTGTTCAAGAAGGTGGACTGTGGGATAAATTTACTAGTATGCAGAACATGGTTTCACAAGGAAGTGAAATGATGGGCTTCGTACTAAGTATGTATGTGCCTGGTGCAGTGGTTGGTAAACTTGGCTGGGGTACAAAGCTAGTAGCAGGATTAAATGCAGCAGAAGCTGTAGGGGATGTTGGTTTAGGTACTAAAGCATTTAACATGCTAGCTAAAAACTTTGTAAAAGGTTCAGATGCAGTATTCGGCGAAGCAGGCATTGGTAAAATATTAGCAGGCGAAGCACGTGCAGGAACTGTTACAGGCGAAGCATTAGGTATTGCTACTAATGTAGATGATGCAGCTAAACTTGCACAAGGTACAGCTGCTTCAGCAGAGGCTGTAGTGTCTAATTTAGACGCTGCTAAAAAGATGTTAGTGTATACTAACAACGCAGCTAGATCTACTGATACAGGGCTTGCTATAGCTTTTAATACAACTTTAGAGAGTGCTAGTGAAGCTACACAATCTTATAGAGATATATATGATGCAGCTAAAGCTAAAGGATATTCTGAACAAGATGCACGTAATGCAGCTGCTTCAGGTGCTACAAATGTATTTGGTGCTAATATGTCAATTTTAGCTGTAACAAACATAATCGGTGAGAAGTTTATATTAGATGGATTTGAGCGTGTAGCTAAAGGAGCTGATAACAACAAAGTAGCTAAGATGATAATAAATGATGCTATTGGCGATAAAACAAGTAATATAACTGAACTACTTAAACATAACTGGTTTAATCAAAGTAAGTTTGGTAAAACACTTGTAGGTAAAGCACTAGAGCCTGCAGCAAAAGTTGGAGGTAAGTTTGCAATCGGGGCTGTAAAGGAAGGTATTGTTGAAGAAGGTATGCAGACTAACGTTAGTCAAGTGGCTAAAGCAGATGCTTTGAAAGGTGAAAAAACATTTCAAAGGGAAGGTTGGACTTTTGGTACTAGCAGTATCTTAACATTCATAAACGGTATATCTAATTACGGAACCTTGTTCAGTGAAAAAGGAAATCAAGAACTAGCTGAAAGTATTTTAATGGGCGGTATATTCGCAGGTGCAATTGAGTTTGGTGGTGGAGCAATAAGAAGTTTAAGTGGTGAAACTAAAAAAGCAAACGCAGCACGTAAAGTTGGATATGATGATTTAAGAAACAACTTCATTTATTCATTTAAATCACACAATGAATATTTTCAGCGTGAACCTGAAAAAAATACAGACGGCACACCTAATCCTAAAGCAGGTAAATTGATATTAGATCAACAAGGAAGACCTGTGTTAACAGCAGAAGCTGAAGGTAATATGAAAAAAACTGAGGCAGTTCGTTTAGCGCAAGCTGCTCATGCAGATATAATTACAGCCTTAGACCCAGATAGCGTAGAAGCAGAGTTCGCTAACTTCATGTTAGAGTACAATGTATTTGTTGACATGCTAAGTCGTGAAGGTGGTAGTGAGCTTATGAAGCAAGCTATAGATGGTGGACACTTAGAAGCACTTATAGCTGCAAGGTACAAAGCTAATAATGAAGGAAATGAGATAGATCCTGCTATGCTTACTTCAATGGTTAACAGATGGAAAACTTTAGGTAAGAAAACTGAAGATCAATTAAACTTTATTAGAAGTACGCATAGTCCAGAAATGTATATAAACTATGATAAGAATGACCCAAAAGAAGCTGCAATGTTTAAAGCATTTAATGATGATATGTTTAATGAAAGACTTTCAAATCTTGCTTTACATGAACATGTGAAACAAGTAAGAATGGATAGAATGAAATCTTATGAAGATGCTGTAAAAGAATCTGCAGAATTACAAACAAAGATGGATGCACTGAGCTTTAATGGGGCTGCTCTAACTCCAGAGCAAGTCGCAATTAAAACTGAATACGATGCAGCACAAAAAATGTTCGATGATTATGAAAAACAAAGACCATTGTTTAGTGATATCTTAGATGAAAATAAAGCCATACCTGCAGATGCTGCGCCACGTATAAAAGCTAAATATGATAAAATAAAAAATAAACAAAAGATAGCAAATCAAGGTGGCTTTAGTGATGAGATGACACAAGAGGAACTAGACTTTATGGATGTGTATGATAAAGATACAGGAAAGTCACAAATAGATGCAGCTAACACTTACTTTGCAACAGCTAAGGAAGTAAAAAAAATTAACGATAATCCTACACACGCATATACAAAAACAAATTCTGAACGTAAACTTACTGAGATGCAAATCAGTGCAGCTAAAGAAGCTGTTACAGCACTAGAAAAAGATTTTGAAACACTTAATAACACTGAATTAGGTGTAGCTAAAAAATATAAGTTAGTAGGTCCAGAGTTTAAAGCTGCATGGGATAAATATAAAGCAGATAAATTAAAAGAAAGTCAGCAAGCTGCAACAGATGCTAAAGATGCAGCTGATATGCAAGCTAAAACAGATGGTGAACTAGCTTCTGCTGGATTTGATAAAGATATGAGAGCATCTCTTATAAATCATTTAATTGCTTCAGGTACGGCTGTAAGTAAAGATTCAGCTGAGGCTGCTCAAGTTGTATTTAAAGATTTAGAATTTACATTAAATACTACAGCATTACAGCAGGAGTATAATGCATACACTGACAAAACAACTGAAGAAGCTAAAAAGAAATTACGTGAAATAGAAATGTTGACAAAGCTTGCTGCACATCCAGGAGGTTGGGCAATTGTAATGGTACAAGCTATGGACAATAATGGTAGGTATGTATATGAAAATGGTAAACCTAGATTTGAAAAACGTATCATCAGTAAACGTGCTGCTAAGTATGTTGGTAAAGTTAATGATAGAGAAGCTACACGTAAATTATTTCCTTTAATGTTCGATGAAAATGGAAATAAACTAGATGAACAAGAAGTAGCTAATAAACGAGAAGCATTAATAGCTACAAACACCGCTGCTTCCATTGCACAAGCTGCGGCTCTTTTAAGTCAATCTAAAAAGTTTGTCTGGACTACTAAAGACAAAACTGTAGAACGTCATATGGAAATACGTGTATCTAAGGATACTGCGTTTTACAGTAAAGCAGAAGTACAAAAGCATATTAGTAAATTCAACACTTCAAGTGATTATTATTCTAATATAAATGCAGATGGAAGTAAAAAATTTGTAAAAGATGCCAAAGGAAAAGACACAAAAAAACTTGTAGAAAATCCTCGTAATGCTAGATTACGAATGGACGAAGCTAGTGTAGATTGGGATCAAATGAGAGGCGGATTTGGGCCAGCCATATACGTAGGACGTATATCCAAAAGATCTTTAGTACTCAGCATGGCACCTGTAAATAAAAATATAGTGTTAGCTTCAAATAAAATGAAAGAGGCTTTAGCACAAAGACAAGCTATGATTAAAGCACTTGAAGATGTCAGAAAATACAACACTGATTTAAACAAAAGTGTTAAAAATAAAACTGCTGCATTACAAACTAAACTTAATGCTTTACCTAAAACTCAAAACACATTAGCTGCAATAGCTCGCGAAGCTAGATTACTGGCTTATGAGATTGAAGGCTTAACTATTAAGATAGCCAGCGCAGAAAACAAAAAAAACAAGTTTAAAAAACAAGATGGCAAACTTGCAAAAGATGCTCAAAGTGACATTGACAAATTAAATGCGCTAAAAGAGGAAAAGGATAAACGTTTAGCTGAAATACCTGCAATACGACAAGCTTTAGAAGCTGAAATCAGTAATGCAATAGCAAATATTAATGTAATAAAAAAACAAATTGAAGAACATCAACAAGAAGCAGCTAACTTAGTAGCATACAACGATGCTGCTGGATTACTTATATCTACGCTTGGTTCATTAAGTGAAGAGGATATTTATAAACTAGATCCTAGTGATATTAACTCCCTGCTTACATCAGAAGGTAAAGATTTATTAGACGTGTATTATCAGCAAGTTAAAGAAGACTTAACGGGCAAATTAATTGTGAATAGGGCGGTAGATAAAATAATAGTAGATAAAGAAAATGAGCTTAAAGCGTATAATAAGAGTAAGCAAGAATTTGAAAAGCAGTTGGCGAACAGAAAGGCTTTTAATGAAAAATTAAAAGCTATAACTACTGCAGATGTTACATCTGACACAGCAGATGCTTTGAACAACTTGCTGACTGCTTATTTACAAATACATAATAACCAATATAAAGATGCGCCTAAGGCACTTGCTACATCAATAAAAGACAGTACTGTTAAATATATTAGGTATATAGAAGACTTGTTAGTAGATATTGGACATGATAGAGTTATACCAAATTTTAATAATGCGCAAGTAGCAGAATTAAAATTAAAGTTAGAAACAACTTTAACTAGATTGAAAAGTATTGCGGCAGCTTCTACAATAGTAGAAGCGTACAGTAGTTTAGCCGATGTGGATAATTATCCAGCATCTGATGATTTACAACAAGCAATTAATGCAGTAGGAAAAAAAGTAGAAAGCTATCTAGATTTAGAAGAAAGTCTTACAAATATATTACAAGATTTAACAGCAATATACGATTTTACAATAGATCTAACTAAAGATACCAAAAAAGAAATAAGAGCAAAAATTGAAGCCACTATAAAGAATATACTAGATTCAAGAAAAGAAGCGGAAAAAATTGATGCTAATATAAAAGCAAAAATAGCTGGTCTAGATTCTAATATAAACAAAGTGAATAAAGAACTACAAGTACTGCAGAATGCTGCTATGACAGATATAGATTTTGAAACTGGAGCAATAAAAACAGCTAATGATGAAGTAGTTATTGATAATTTTAGAGACTTGTACTTAGCTGAATTAAAAGCATCTAAACTAGCAGAGTTATCTGAAATACAAAAAGTTGCTGGAGATTTACAAGCCCCCATAAAAACAACTTTAGATGATTTAACAAAGCAACGTAAAGAACTTGAAAAAGAATTACTGCAAAGTATCTTATCTAATAAAGAAGTAACAGCTACTAAAAAACTTACTTCATTTTTACAGCTTATACCACAATTTGAAAAACAGTTTAATTCTGATAGTGCAGCACTACTCCAAACAGTGCGAGCTGTATTTTCACGTAGTAAAACTATAGATGTTGCTTCAACAGCCTCAGATAAGAAAGATGAAGAAGTGTTAGCATCTATGTTAAATCCATCCACAGCTCTTACATTATTAAATAGATATATTGCTGACTTCAACGTAACTGCTAATTCTGAAAATCAAATATCACCAATAACTGAAGCAGAATACAAGGCTGTAGTGGTTACATTTATAGATGCTTTAGATGCTGGTACTAAAGCTGCAACTGAGGGAGTGCTAACTAAACTAAGAACTACTATAACGTCTATCGATAGAGTTCAATCAATAGCTGTAGACTTAGCGTCTAAGCTAATTGTAGATATGGATAAATTCTCAGCAGATATAGCAAGAAGAACTCAAGTAGCGTTAAACAAAGCAGATAGAGATAACGGAGATGCAACTTATATTGATGATGAAGAGATACGAGTAGAAGGTGATGATATAGCTGAGTACAGACAAAACAGAGTATTCTCAACAGCTTCATCTAACGTAGAGACATCTAGAAATATAGGTGCTAATGAACAAATAGATGATGCTCCTAAATATATACGTGCAGATCCAGCTAATCCAAATGAGTATACAATATCTATAGCTGTACATGGAGAGCACTATATAGTAGAGAAAGAAGACGCGGATAAAGAAGCTGTGTATGCTCCAATAGAATTGCCTAAACCGCCAGACGGCTATGATCCTACAAATAATAGCCCTGAAAATAACGAGTATAAAAAGAAGTTAGAACTGTATTACAACGCAGAAGATTTATCAGATAAAGGATTAACTGAACAAGAAATTGCAGCTATAACAGAGTTTAGAAGGTACTCAGCTAACAACAGGTTCTTTACATGGACAGATGCTAATGAAACTATACATAAAAATATTGCAGGAAAAAAGTTATTTTTCCGTGCAGCTACATATAAGAATATACAAGATGCTGCTAAGACCAATCCTGATTTACAAAGCATTATAGATGATATAGATAATCAGTTAAAACTTATACAAGGGTCTTCTGAACAACAGCGAACAGCAAATACATTACAAGGTTTAATAGATGGAAATAATGTTATATTAATTCCATACGAAGTTGTTCCTGGTGTGAATGGGGGAGCTCCTACTATCAGACCTGTAAAAGGACTTAGTTCTACAGAGAAAAGATTTAATGCAAGTAATCCTAAAGCTAAAATTGAACCTAGAGTATTATACAGTTCAAGACCATTAGCAGACACTGTATACAAATCATGGAATAGTGCAGACAAAATTGTTACTACTGTTGTAAATGCTAACACTGAACTTGGTATAGAAGATTTTAATACAGCTAAAGCTGAGGTTGAAACTAAATTAGATATTGAATTAGTAGCTCCAAGTTCAATGGTGTTAGATGGTAAAGAAATAAGTGCTTTTGTGAAAAAATATGGTATATCAATAACAGTTAATAAAAATGAAGTTAAAATACTGTACACATTAGATGGAGATAAGAAAGAACTTACCATATTAAATACACAAGCTGAATATAAAATACTACACGCTTTAGGTAGAGATGCGCTTAAGCTGGCAGTAATAGGTGGCATATTAAAGAAGGTATACACAACTCAAACAAAAGAGTTAATTCGTGCACCTCAAGGTAATGCGTATTTACAGATTATTAAAATTAATAGAGGTGTACCTGTATACGCACAAAAAAGAATTGCAAGTAGCAATTCTAAACAAGATTTGAAAAACGCTGAGCTAACTCCAGTGTATATGCCATTAAGTGAAGTACTACCTAATGAACCTGGATTACAATTAACTGTAGTAACTAGAAAGAATGCGGCAGATCACCCAAATGCAATAGCAGGTGACTTAGTTGTACTAAGTTCTAATGATTTACGTTTACCTGTAGTAACATCTCTATTCTCTGATGAAACTGGAGAAGCTAAAACACATAAAGCTAATATGCTAGATGTGTTAGGTTTAACTATTTTAAAAGCTGTAGAAACAGAAGCTAAAGGTGATTTAGATGCGCTAAGAGAATCTGTTCCATTTTCAACTGGTAAAATAACTCCAGTTAAAATACAAGTAGGTAATGAAGAAGTAGACATAAATGGCTACGGTATACTACCTACTGATATGGGGCAAAGCAGAGATGGTGTAGGAGCTTTAAACTTTTACTTAAACTTTGGTAAATATACTGAAAGCCATTTAGCTAGTAAAGAACGTAATCAAATTTATATAGGTCAAGGAGATCTTGTATTTGTATACAATACAAGAGTTAATGGAGTTAAAACTCCTAAGACTACTAGAATAAAACTTAGCAGCTTAATTAGAACAGATGCTGAGGGAAATAGGTATGTTAACTTGCCAGCCTTATTTGCAAGTGCTACTAATGCTACGACTGAAGGCAGAGCTCTAATAGAACTAGAAAACTATTTAAACAGTAAACGTATAAACGTACATAAGAAATTATTAGAATCAAGCTCTGGTGTTACATACATACCTTCAGTTAAGAAAAATGATGCAGGAAATATAACCACTGAAAGTACATTACAATACACAAAAGAAACAGTACCATACAGTGTATGGGCAGCAAAAAATATTGTAAGAACTAACCATGATCCTAAAGCTGCAAGAAGAACTATACAAAGAAATCTAGTACATGATACATCATTTATATCTGCAGAAAACGCTGCATCACTAGCCGCAGACATACTGAAAGCAGAAGCTGCTAAAGAAGAAGCAAGAAAAAAACAAGAAAAAGAAAATCTTGCTGCATATACAGCTGCTGCAGCTAGTGCTAAACATACATATAGTAATTTAGCTGAATTAAAAGCGTTATTAGATACGGATGTGTTTATGAAATCAACATTAACTAAAGGCACTAAAGCGGCATTAAAAGGTGTTATAAATTTAGCTACAACACTTGCTTCTATAGACCCTTCTAATATAGCAACATTAAACAGTATTGGAATATATTTTAGTACGTCTGCTACTCCTATAACTACTGTAACTGCTGCAACTGCGCCTGTAATTACTGGTAATACATACAGTACAATAAAAGAGTTATTAGATATACTACAAGTTGAAATTGCAAATAAAACCGTATTAGGCAAAAAATCTAGTACAAAAGCTTTAGCTGGCGTGCTAAAAATAAGTCCTGATATTAATAAAGTAGTGCTATCTCCAGAGCACGTAAAATTATTAGAAGCTAATGGAATTTATGAAGCAGGAAAAGCACCAGCAGCTACTCTAACACCTCCACCTCCACCCGCACCTATTATAACTGCAGGTAACCCAGCGGAAACAGCTTATAGTCATATTTTAAAAATGGTTGGTAATGCGGAATTTATGATAGCTCTAGACCTGGCAAATAGAAACAGCAGCAAATTTTTAAAAGACTTTGCTGCCGATAAAGATAAATTTCAAGAAAATGTTGATAATGAATTAATAGCTGAAATAAGTGAGCTAAATGATGCATTTGAATTATGGAAAGAAGAAGCTGCAAAAGCTGCTATTACTGCACCTACAGATGATGATGGATTTAGTATGAGCAGATTTAAAGACGCAACTAAAAAAGCTATTCAACTTGCAGAAGCTAAACGCAACATGGCTGCTATCTTCGGTGAAAAGTTTGCTGATGAAAATGTTCAAATGGTTGTAGGTTTAATACAAGGTGAAGGGTATGGAGCATTTACTGCTGATGGTAAAATATTACTGTCTAATTTAGCAGAAGCTGGAACGGAATATCATGAAGCATTTCACCGTGTATGGAGAATGTATGTACCCAGTTCTAAACGAAGTGAATTAATTGCAGAATTTGAGACTCGTGCAGATAAAGAAGATGTACTTGCAGCTGTTCGTGCTGCTGGATATAAAGGTAGTAGAGAGTATTTAATTGAAGAAGCTTTAGCTGAAGAGTTTAAATTGTATAGTGATAAATATAAATACAAAAATGGTAAACTTGTACCTAAGAATAAAATAGAGCGTTGGTTCGACAAATTAATAAAGTTCCTCAGAGCTTTAATAGGACGTCCTATACAGCAGCAATTCTATGATGATATACTTGCTGGTAAATATAAGAACGTGGCACCTAAGTATACTTATAAGGCACGTGAAGCAGTTTACAGTAAACGAATTGCGTTTAAGGATTTACCTACTATTGATGTGAGTAGTGCAGATATTAATGCTGTTAATACAGCAATAACTGTAGACTTATTTCAAAATGAATTGGCAAAAGGTAATATACATATCTTATTAAATCCTCCAGCAAATGGTTGGGATACAATAGATTCTTATACTAGAGCGCTTGTATCGCAAGGTACAGCAGTACTAAAGAAATTTGTATCAGATCGTAGTAAAATTGTATACGGTAACTACAAAGATGTATACGGTGTCCCAGCATCAAGTGGACTTTCTTTAGGCATATCGCATATATTATCATTAATTAATAATGATAAACTTAATGCTACAGAAAAGTATTATTTAGTAAATTCAACAGAAGCTGTCCTATCGATAGCTAATAATGGAAATTTAGAGCTGATGATAAAAGAGCTAATGAAAAATACTTCAATGCTGCAAGTAGGAGAACAGAAAACCATAGCTAATATATCTGAATGGACAAAGAAATCTACAGCTGAAAGAATAGCTTACTTCGCAGTACAAGGTAATACTGATAAAGCTGTCATGGCAATTGGTAGTATTATACGTGCAAGTATACGAAGTAAATTAATAGATGATCCATCAGTTACAGCTTTAAACACTATTAACGCTAATACAACAGAAAAACGATGGCCTACTTTAGATAGAGTGTTTTCTCAAACTATGAAAGATAGGATTAGTCCTCGCCCTATTGATTTAACAATGCTGTCTGTTTTACAAAAACATTTTCAGTTAGAGTCAGAGAAAGCAGCTCCGTCTACGGAAGAGCAAGATTCGTATGTGGCGTTATTAAAAGTAGAATCATATAAAAACAGTAGTTCTTTTTATGTTCAATGGACAAAAGCTATTGCTAACATTGGAGGTAAATTAAAGTATGAAAGAAATGATGGGTATGAAAATGAAAATAATGATGATGAAAATGATGAAACCTCTAATGATGAAGGTGTAGAAGAAGAGGGTATAAATACTAAAGAAGATGAAGTAGTAAGTAAAGATGGTGCATATGATAAACTTGTTTATGAAAAGAATCCATTATCATCTATAACTACTTTGATTAAACTACTTATCAAAAGCATTCCACAAAAAGATGCAAGAGGAAATAATGTGCTACATCCTACATTAGGTGTAGTGATGGCTATTCCTTGGGAGTCGACTATTAATAAATTCATTAACAGTTTGGCTAATATTCCTACATGGGCTATGTGGAAAGAGTTTGAAAAGTTTGTAAAGATGACACCAGAGGTTTCAAGCATACTTAAAAATATTGAAGAAATAAAAACTTCAGCTGATAAGTCGGATGTAAAAGTAAAACTTAACAGAGCGTTCGGGAATCATATTTACAATTTCTTGATAACTTTGATAAATAAAGATAAAATTGTTACAACTAGTGCTAACAGTAATACTGGAGATAAGAGATCGATAAATGCATGGAAAAATAATATGACAGCCATTGATGATCCAGCAGTATTAAATATACTAAAAGATCAATTTGAATATGCATTTAAGGCTACTCATGATCCAGTACTTACAGCAAGAAGTGGACATAGTGGTAATGTTATGCCTATAACCAAAACAAATGAACTTCCAGATGAAAAGCATACAATTAATAGAGATAAAGTTAATACTGCTAAAGAATATGCAGAGTATTTAGGTATCACATTAGATAGTGAAATATACGAAGCCGAATATGCTTTTGATGAAGGTAAGAATATTTATGATACAGTAAAAGCTATCTACTTAAATGCTATGAACACTATGACCAAAGAGGAAAAAGATGCAGTACTTAGAAATCCAACTCAACTAGCTAATAAAATATTTGGCAGTGATGCTGAATTTGGAGGAACTGCTGTAGGCACTAAGATAGAAGCGTTAGCTAAAAAACAAGCTAAGTATTCTAGAGATGTATCTCAATCAATTACCAGTAACAATAAGAAATTATTTGCAGCTAACTTGAATAGTGCTATGACGGTAACTTCTGATGGATTAAACTACATAAGTAGCTTAGAAGAAGGAGAAGTAAATAATTATATTCAAGATGAATTAACTAATAGATATCAAGAGTATTATGGTAAAGAAGACTTGTTGACTGCTAATGCTGAAACATGGTTAGAAGCCACTTTGTATAGAGAAGGAACGGGCATTAAACGACATCCGATACACCTAGCTAGAACTAAATTAATGCTATTAAAATATTCTGGTGTGTTTAACAGTAACTCTGTAAGCAGCGTGCTACTACGAAATAGTATTACAGGCAGTAGAATTGAATTGTCTGTACTAGACAGTATAAAAAATACTATGGTAACTGTTGACCCTACTAATATTGATAATATTAGTAGAACTGAAATAGCTGCACATAATGTTAATTTAGCAGCTGATGGTGTAGTACGAGTTATACAGCACGCAGATAGAAGTATGGCGTATGGAATAAAATATGATGTTGGTTCAGATAATATATCAGGTACTTTGATAGAGCATTTAGAAGCTTTTACAAACACTGTATTAAACCAAATAGCTGACAAATCAAAGACCACGGCAACATATACTGGTAAGAATATTAAGAATATGGCAACACTAAATTCAACTATTACTCCACAAATGTTTGGTGTACTAGACGAGCTAGTTATTTTTTTACATGAAACACATAATGCACGATTAGCTGATAAATCGAAAATTACATTTGATGCATACGTGAAACTCTTGCCAGATTTGATTTCTAAATACACATCTACTGAAAAGCAAACCAATTCTGTTCTTACATTCAGTGGATCAATACAAATAGTAGACGATGTTACTAGGTATATAGGAGTTAAACAAACTGAGTTTATGACTGATTATGTTAAGCGTAACTTACACTTAACAAAGAAAATAAGAAAATACAACACTGAAACAAAGAAGCCTACTGACATGTATGTAGGAAGATATATTTCAACTAAAGAATTTGATAACTCAACTGCAGCGCAAGAAGCGGTGAATAAAATAATAAATAAATCTTGGGCACAAATGTATCTTGGACATATAGAAGAAGTATTATTGTTTTCTGGTAATGCAGATTTGTATGGTACAGCAGAAAATATGTTTAAACGTATGAGTGCACAGTCATCTACTGGTATTGTTAGTACAGCTACAGCAGAGTTCTTAGATGAGATTGTTGCAGTAAATAAAGCTGCTTTGTCAACTGCGAATCAAAATTTAAAATTAGACGCTACTCCGTACACTAGTCCTACAACGACAAAGAATTTTGCACTTATACAAGAAGTAATTGCTAAAGAAGAAGAGTTTACTAATAAGAAATTAGGAGACGAAATCTATGCTGCACATTATGCTTATAACTATGACTTACAAAGACTGTTAGGAAAATCTTCTGCTGAAGCTAAAGCCACAGCTAAAAGAATTGCTGAAAATATGTCTAAAGACTTCAAAGATAATATTAATGAAAATGATGGACAGTCTTGGTTAAACATATTTGCGTATCGCCAATACTTAAAAAGTGTGGATAAATGGACTGATCGTCATCAACAATCGTTTGACTTTGAAATGCTTGTTTTAAATGATATGATCAGAGTAAAAGATAATATAACCAAAGGGCTAACAGCTGAAGCTGACATTACATACACACCTTTTTCTGTACTTGTTGCTCAGATATTACATCCAGATTGGGGAATAACCACAGAAAGTTATAATGGGATAGTAGCTGGAAGAGCGTCAATTGACGGGGAATTAGTTGAACCAAAAGCATTTGTAGATAGTATAAACAAATGGTTAACAGAAACAAGAGAAGGATTTGCACCATTAAAACCACAGTATACTGGACCAGTATGGTTAGACAAGAATCATAAAACAATAGATAGTACTAAAAAGATAACTGTTACTGGAATAAGAAAAACTTCTTATGATGTACTACTTCCAAGTATGTTACGTGGAGAAGAATTTACTTCACGTCGTAAGTTTGCTGATCTTATGCTTAACATGCATGTTAATGGAATTGATGTACTACATATGGAGTCAGCAGCTAAATCAGGGACTAAAACTCCAATTCCATTATGGAATAGAGATGCTAATGGAACCATTTCAACCCTGAATGACAACTTGTACACCCATAAAAATCACACATTCTTAGAGTGGCAGTACATGAAAGATCAGCAAAACATTGACACAGAACAGAAAAGTAAATTAAAAGATTCTACTCAAGCACGTAAAAATATGCTTGCTAACCAAACTCATCGTGGTGTACCAATTGATTTTCCTATGTATAGCATAAATGAAAACGGTGAAAAAGATTATATGAAAGAAGATGAATGGAAAGCAGCTTGGGATAATTTATCTGAACAAGAGAAATTAAATAGCAGTTCTTTATACACATCTTTTGCGGCTGTTATCGAAGTTCAAAATGATTTATTACTGCAAGCTGTAGAAATGTTAGAGAAAGAATTAAAGATTAACAGTAATAATCCAGTAGAAGTAACAGAGCAAATTGTTAAAGTGTTAAGAGAAGCTGCAACAAAAAGAGAGTCTTCTGATAATATACTTAATGCTATTGAATCAATTATAGATCATGGTTGGGTTGATGTATTACCTAATAGAAATACTATAGAACCTATACTAATGTCTTTGGTTAGTAATAATTTAATAACTGTAAAACGATTTGGAAATGCTGTACCACAACTAGCAAGTACAGGTATGGATTTAGTTGGAACAGTGCGTAAGAATAATTCAGCAACAGCCGAGTTAAAAACGTACCAAATTAATGAAAACGGTGAAACAACTCCAGCAGAGATTATAACTGTACTACCAAAGCAGTATCAAAAAGCTGTACTTGCAAAGTATTCTAAAAGAGTGAAACGAGCACTTACATTATTTGAAGCTGTTGAGATGTTAAATGAGGATTTAGCAAGGGAAAAAAATGATCCAGAATATATGGAAATAGAAATATTTGCATTACGTATTCCTAACCAACAAATGAGTTCTAATGATGTATTCAGAGTTAAACAATTTTATATTGGAACAAAAGAAAACTTTGTATATGTCCCAGCTGATATTGTAGTAAAAGTAGGTAGTGACTTTGACATAGATAAACTACAAATGTATTTCCCTAATATGGATAAAGATTTTAATGAAATTAGATACGAAGGTGGTGCATCATCATTAAGTGAAAGTAGTAAAACTACATTTGAATCAGAAATATCAGACAGTGAATTAGATGCCTACATGGGACACCTAATGCAAACAGGGCAAGTAGAAAAAGAAGATTGTAATAAAGCAGAAGATGGTGCAGTAACAGCTAACTTTACTCCTGGTGGTAAGTGGGAAACAGTGAAAGATTTAAAAGGAATGCCTTCACATAAAGAAGGCGGTGTTGACCTACAAATCAATAAAGATGGTGATGTAACATTCAAGAACACAAGTGGTGCAATAATAACAGCAGCTGCTGGTTTAGTAATTCCAAACATTAACTAAGATGCAAAAAGCAACAAAAATAGAAGCACAAGGAGGGGAGATAGTAATAAGAAACAATTTTGATGATGTTGCTATTATCCCCAGAAACCTTGTAAAGAAATATCAGGCGTATATGAAAGCTGGCTGCGACGAATGTATTGATGAGCTGGTAGCTAGTCTACCAGCTATGAGTCAGTATGCAGCTGATGGTACTGTGATACCACAAGGTAAAAAAGTTAAAGTAACACTGCCTGATGGTGAGCAAGCTGAGTACTCTACAGATTCTGTAGAGTACAAAAACTTGTATAGCTCAGGTAAACTAGCTAACGTTGTTAAGGATAAAGTAACAGGTGAAGATACATACGTAATGCCATCATTAAAGGAAGTTGAAATAGTAGGTAAAGCTACAGGTGCTGCGAGAGATATGATTGATACAAAAAAGAGTTACTCTAAAGAGCAGTACATAAAAGAAAAACTACCTGCTTTTGCAGGTAGTTTAGGTGTTACGGCTGATAATTTAGGAGGGAATGCTGAAGGATATAAACGAACAATTAATACCAAAGTAGCTGAAAACATATTTAAAAGAAAGCCAAATGCAAAAGAAAAAGACTTAACTCCGTATGAGTTAGGTGTGATTAATAATTCGGATTTGGCGTATAAATTAAAGCCTGATATCTTAGATAGATTTGAACAAGGATGGTTAAGTGTTGGTAATGCTGGTAGTCCTGTTGAATTTAAAAATCCTAACTTAACTCAAGATCAAGCTAGAGTGGAAGATACTCCATTAAATATACTAGCCCCAATTGAATACGGTTCTAAGGCTGTACAAGCATTGTACAAACCAGGTTATACTCTAAAAGATGCAGCAAAAGGAAAAGCTAATAATGCAGGAGTAGTGGAAGATATGGTAACTGACCCTTTAAATTTACTTGGCTTAGGCTTAATAGACGATTTACCAAAACTAGGTAAAGCTGCAAAAGCTTTAAGTAAAGAACGTCAGATAGCTGAGAGTGTTGAAAATATGACTAAATTAGAAACACTTTCACAAGATGCTCCTAAATGGTTGTCCGACTTACTATCAGATACATCTTTGAAAAATAGAACAATTGCTAAAGAAGGTAATGCATATTTTAATGCTCTTGATAACCCAGAATCATTAAAAAGATTAAAAGACTTTAGTAATGAATATGATGTAGATTTAGTTTCTGCTTATAAGAGAGCTAAAATAAGATGGGAAAACGGAATGACTATAGAAGGCCACTCTAGATTTAAAATTGCAGGGGATGAAGTATTTAAAGATAATATTACAGATGCAATAGGAGTATCTACATACGATAATGATTTTATATTAAAAGAATATCTTTCAAAGAATAAATCTAGAAATAGAAATTTATCTGAAGGTTCTGTTAATTATATAAATCAAAAAGCAGATATTCGTGATTTTCATAGGGTCGTATGGCATGAATTATCTCATGACATAAATAAAGACATCATAGGTAACGATAAATTTACTGCCGCTGTTGCCAAAATTTTTGAAACAGATATAACTAAAATTGATAGAGCAGCAGCTGAAAAAGCACGGCAGATGAGTAAGAAGCTGTTTAAATCAAATTGGAAAGAAAGAACAGCTAAAGTTAATCAAAGTTTAGACGAGCGTATAGCAGAGGAAACAGCATACATAAGCAATCCTACTGAAACTTGGGCATTTTTATCTACCAATTTAAGACAAGATTTAAAAAGTGCTGGTATTATTAAAGATTATAATGAAATATTAACGCTTGAAAAATTAGACCAGGCTGTCAAGAATGGTACTACTATTTACAGTAGATTTGAGCCCTACATTAAAGATAAAGCTGAATTTATTAAGCTTTTTAATAAGATGACTTTGGGTATAGGTACTGCTGCAGTTACTACGCCCGCACTAAAAGACCAGCTAAACAAAAACAAATCTAAATAACATGGGGTGTAAATTTAAATATAACGGACAAACATACGAGAGTGAGGCAGACTTAAAAGCTGTGCTTAGACAAGAACTGAAAGCTAATACAGCAAAAGTTAGAGATGGTGATAAGCAACCAACTACAAATTCTATTGGTAAAAATGAAAGCGTACTGGGTACTGATAAATCACTGTATATATCAGTGCCTAAGTCACAGTTTTTGAGAATTTTAACTGTGGACGGACTAGGGTTAAATTATCAGGAAATGGCTGCAGAACAGTCGGACTATAATGCTTATTACACTAAAGAGCATTTAATATATTCTAAATCTGATGACACTATGTTAGACAATAATACTGTAAGAATAGAAATAAATGCTGAATATCTAAACAAAGATGCGTCTAATGAATCTGATAATTATGTGGCAACTTCGTCAACTATTCCTTATGCTGCATTTAGAAGTATGACTGTAAATAATCAAAATGTAAAAGATAACCTTATCAGTATTTACAAAACATTTCCAGATGGTCAGATAAATGTAAATGATTTTGCGCAACACATAAAAGTTGAAAATAAGCCATCAAATAAAACTCCTGGCAACATTACATTAGATCCAATTAAGAAAAGTGCAGGTATAAACCAGGCGGCTAATATTAGAGAGCAGTTACGCAAAAATTATTTAAGTAAACTATTTAATGTTAAAGCTTCTGATGCCAAGTTAAATTTTAATTTAGGCAATAGTACCAGAGACGCTTTTATTAATATGCATAACGCATACAATAATACAATTGTATCTCAAGCAATTAAGTTAGCCAATGAAGACGAGTACTCTAAAGCTATTACCCTATTAAAATCTCATAATCTACAAGGTGCGATATCTGATTTATTGATTATTAAGCATAGATATACAGAGTCTTATGATTCTATTTTAGAAAATTTAAAAAGTTATAATTTATCTCAGAATATAATTACAGATGTAATATCCAAGTTATCTACGTTACCTTTAAAAGGACTTGCCACAAAAGCTAATTTTAGTTTCATTGCTACTCAACCAACTACAAACACTACTACACAGCAGCCAGTTGTAGATGAAATCACTATTCAGAAAATGGCTGAGATTATGAAAGAGATTTATCCAGAAGCTGTTACTGATCAATCTCAATCTGTTACTACTGATGATAAGTTTATGGCAGCTAAAATGGTAGTTGATTTTGCTAATGGTACAGTAGATACACTTCCTGTTACATATGCTAGCTTGTATATAGCTTGGTTTAGAAATACACCTTTAGTACAAGCTGGTATTAAAGCTTATGGGGGAAGTGAAGAGGCATTAGTACAAGCTATTGGTGAACAAGCAGTTGTACAAAAAGGTAAGGCTTGGACATGGTGGAAAAAGTTTTTGGCTTGGTTACTAAACTCAGCTAATGAATTATCTGATTTATCGAAAACTGAGTTACGTAATATCTTAACAGATGCTTTTTTAAGTAGACAAGATATTACTGCAACTTTAAACGGAATTGTTTATTCTAAAGATCAAGTTAATGGAGAGTGGGCACCTGTTGATTTAGATATTGAATTTCCTATTGTGTATCCAAGTGACAAGGCGTTTAAAGCAGCACTTGATGCTGAACAAGCAGCTAAGGTTAAAAATGATGCTATGATTAAACCTGCGTGGAAAAATAATAAACGAGCTGCTTTAGAGAATAGATTGTTAGATATGCATAAAGCTATTGCTTTACATCCTGTAAATGCACAAAATTTACTTGCACCTGTGTCTACAGTTATTACTAAAGGTATAGTAGAGAAATTAGGCATAAGAGCTAAACATAAAACTCGTGGTGCAGTTATAGACCCACTGTCTAATATTAATGCTAGTATTGCAATGGTACAAGGTAAACAAGGTGTAGGTATAGTAGCTAATGCAATTAACACTAAAGCTGCTTTAACGGGAGTTGATGCTAAATTAACTCCTATGTACCCTGTACAAAGTCCTTTAAGTAATGATGAAAAACATATTCAACTACCTATAAATTTACGAATGTTGGGAATTGAAAAAGTTGAATACGCTGACGGCACATTAGCGTATTCATTAGGTAAACTTGTAGACACTTTTGGTAACTCAATTATAGCTAATTTATCAGAATCTTTGACCCAACAAGTAGATAATGTTAAAGATCCCGTAGCAGTTGAATTAGGTTATACTTTAAAGACTTTAGGATTAACATCATACATACTTACTTTAGGAGTTCCACAAGAAGTTCTTGCAGGTCTTACAGCTAAAGGCGGTGTGGTTACAGCTTGGAATGATAGAGTAGAAGAAAATGAGAATTTGTTTCACAAAGGAGCTACTGAAGAATCTTATGAAGTTGTTGAATACACAGGTGAACCTAGAAAAATATCTACACGTTTTGAAGAAAGTAATTCTACATTGAAAATTGAGTTTATAAATAGTCTACTTAGAAAACAGCCCGTTCCATCTAAATATATTGAACCTGTTGTAGATAATAATGGAAGACCTAAAGGGCATATACTTAAACACGAAGCACTTGATATTGATAACGTATCACTAGATAAATATGATGCAGTGAAATTGTTGTTTTATTGGGAATTAATTGATCAAGCTAGAGCATACGGCAATACTATAAAAGCTTTAACTGCGGATACTAAAACACATAAATCTATTGATGCAGCTGCTCAACAGCAGTTACTGATTGACCAGCAATTACTAGGTATTGAATCTATCGTAGATAAAGATGATATATCAAAAGTTATATCTTCTAGAGCTGCTTTAAAATCTAATACTAAATCTGTAATTAGTCCTTTCTTTAATATGCAGAGAAAGTATGGTGAATATTTTAGTAAATATTTTTACACGCACGAAAATGGAATCAGTGCTTATTTAGCTGCAAGTTTAAAAGCTAGGTATAAATTGTATAGTGGGGATAGACTTAACAGACTTATTAGTACAGCGCATAATGATTTTATGATTTACCTTATGACAAGAATGACCGCAGTTAATCCTAACGCTACAAGTAGTTTGGCAAAGTTTAATAACGTTAATGCTCCATTAGTTGGAGTAGATGCATTATTAAAGCATGGCGAAGGACTTAAAATGTCTGCTGTAAATAGTATATACAATAACTTAACTTTGATTTCTAAACAGCCTAATATAACGGCTTCTAGAGCTTACTACTATGCTCAGCCAGCTACTGTAAGAAATAATAATACTACAGCATTATACCAGAATGTAACACCTGAAATGGCTCGCTCATTACTTGACATATTTAGATTTGAACTAGGCAGAGTTATAAAAGCTGATGTTAATATAGATAATAATGTTAGTATCTACTTACAAAACATTCCATCTATAGATTTGATTATGTTTAAAGACTCTGCTATAACTACTTCGGCAGCTAATAATTATATTGAAATATTTGAAGAGTTGCGTACCTTATCTCCAGGATTAATACAATTGTTTAACAGTATTTCATTATTTCAAGCTGGGTTAAATAATTCACCGTACAATTTATTTAAAACACTGCCAATTACTGATTTGCTAGCTGAAGATAAATCTAAATCATTAGTATCAAACCTAGCTACTACAATAAAAACATTTGATAAACTATTACCAAAGAAAGGAGTTGAGCATTCTGCAGAAGCTGACAAACGTTCTGCTGCAATATATGATATGGTAGATGATTTCTTACGTTGGTTTGATTTACAGTATGGCAAGATTTATGTACAACCTGAAGCAGCTAGTAAATATAACAAAGCATCAATGCTGTATAAGAAATTTGATCCTACTCAGCAGAAGTTCTTAATTTACGTTAAACCTGAGGCAGGTGGTGATGGAAACCCATTAGCAAGTGTTAGTAGTCTTACTAAAAATTATCTATCTGCAGTGCCTTATAACTATGCTCCTACCACTACAGCTGTGACTAGCAGTAATATTATTACAAATGCTACTATAAACGAAGATGCGACTGCTGCTCAACTACAAACTTTGGGCTCATTAGGTGATATTATAAAATCATACGTAGCTGCAGGTGGAAAGATTGAAACCCTTTGTTCATAATTAAATATAAATAAAACTAATGGCAGAATGTAATATACCATATTTACATAATTTACAAGAAATAGAGAAGGGGCTATACTCAGGATTTCCTTTAGGTGTACCTCAAACAATTGAAGAAATTCTAAATTTATTAGAGCAGACAAGTAATATTTTAAGATTAAACACAGACAATAAATATTCAATTAGAGATACAAAAGGAGTTGAGTACACACTTCCTAATCGTGTATCCGATATAGCTAAAAAAGATTATAAAAAGCATAAAGGTGTAGATAAGCTAGATCAGGATGATGCTAAAAAGCAGACTCAGTTAGGTAGTGCTTTACACGCAGTAGCGCACGCTGCTGGTGTACTGTATTCAGCAGAAAAAGCTAAACCAGAAAACAGAAGTATGAGTAAAGGAGTTGCTGGTTATGAAGATATGATGAGAAATATAGCTAACACTATATACAGTTATTACACTAATAAAGCAGCTGTACCTGAAGAATTAACTAATGCTATTAAAGAGATGCAGAGGTATATGAATAAAGGTGGGATTGATCCTGAATTATTTGAATTAACTTTTGGTGCTGGGATAATTACTAATATGGTAAAAACAGCAGCTAGACAAATAGATGAAGCATATGTTATTCAAAACAGTATTGATGATACTAAACAGCCGATATTTAAATTTGAGCAAAAATTATTAGACTTGTCTACAGATAAACTAGAAGGTGGTACTGGAGATATTATTGTAATATTTTCAGATAAAACAGGCGGATATTTAGACTATAAAACATATGAACCAGACAGTTATTCTAAAGAGCGTGTTTATTATGATGATGGAAAAAAATGGCGTTGGGTAGTAACAAAGAGTAACAGTCATGGTAATTACAGATCTAGTAAATGGAAAGAAACTGTTACAGAATATGAAAGAATTCTAAAAGAAAAGTATGGTATCACTGATATCCGTATGAGTAGAATTGTACCTGTTGCTACTTTCTGGTCAGTTGCAAAAGAAGTTCAAGCTATTTTTGCTAATAAAGGATTACAAGAAAGTTATAGAAATGAACTAGCACATCAAATATATTTATCTGGTAAAGGTAGAGGTAATACTGTTTTAGGAATAGAGAGTATGGCATCATCAGATCTTGAAGAAGAATCTAGAACAGATTATCCTAAAAAGATGTTAGATATAGTTATAAACAAAGAAAAAATATCAGATACTGTTCTAGCTGAATTTGTTGCTACAAAAGAAAAGCAGTTATTAGATTTTGAAGCAGCTAAAAGTAAAGCTAAAACTGATGAAGACAGAGAGTTGTATAAAAATAAAATTGCATCTTTGAATCACATGATTAACAGTGTAACCTTATTGAACAGTCTTGAACCTACTATGGAATACTTAAATGAATTGATGAATGAAGTTGAAGGTTTTTTACGTTTATCAGAATCTGGTGATCAAGTTTCTGTACATGAAAGAGTTGTACATCTTACTAGATATATAGATGAAATTGCATACTATGAAGACTTTGGACCTATGTTACTACAAGTGGCTGCTAATGCTAACAAAGAAAAGGTAGCAGAATTACAGCTGATAGCTGGAAGTTTTAGTAACAAGGTTAATTTACAAATGGCGCAGCTAAAAGCCGAACTAGGTAAATTAGCAGTTAATATTAATAGTAGCTTAAAGGCCAATACAGGCAACAAACAAATGATTGCATTTGAAGCTGGTGGATTCTTACATGAATGGTTTAGAGGTGCCAGCAATTCTAATAATGTATTTATTAATGCAATGTTTGAAATAGTTAATAAGTTAACTATGAAAGCTGAAGATAAATTTAAAGGTTTTTTAACTAACTCAGATAAAGTATTTGCTAATTTGAATAAGTGGATGAAAGAAAATAATTGGGGACAAGCTGAATTTGAGAATTTCTTTATACGTGATGAACAAGGTAAAGTTGCGACAGGAAATTTAAAAAACATCTTTAATAAAAGCGCTTTTGAAGTTATTAATGAAATGGAGGAGAAAGGTGGCGAAGAAGCACTTAAATTCTTTACTACTAACTTCAAAATAAAAGAAGGGTGGGAAGAAAATTATCAAAAGCGTCTCAATAAATTATTAGATTTGAAGTTGCGAGAATATAATTTATACAACAAGGAGCTTAATACAACTGACAAAAGAACTGCACGTGCCATTAAAGATATACAAAATGACCTTACTCGCTTCAATAGATATAATAACTTTTATCTGAGTTCAGTAGAACTGCTGCAAGACAAGGCTACTGGCGTCATTTCTGTTGAAGTTGTTGAGGAAGGTAAAAGAAAAGCTAATGTGCAAGCTTGGACGAGTGCTACAAATAGAAAAATAAATACTGAATGGACAGACACGTTTAAAGAGAATCATTATAATGACATGTATAAATTTATGCGTAACAATCTGCCGCTACTAGAATGGTATAACCACTGGATAGATAATATGGTTGAAGCAAGAAATATATTTAACATCTATGATTCAAGTGTATTACCAAGAAACTTTATACCTAATACAGCGGCAGATGGAATTGACATGATAAGATCATCTGGAATAACTTCTGGAGTTGCTAATAGTGCTAGTCTTGCATATGCGCATTTACAAATGAATAATGATGATGTAGCTGAAATACATGATGGTAACGGGAATCTTGTTAAAAATATTCCAATTCCATTTTTACGTAAATTCAAGGTTAAAAAAATAGTAGATGGAAAAGAAGTTTATGAAACTAATAATGAAATGAAATCATTTGATATGCAGTACATACTTACAGAGTTTATGCGTTCAGCATATTCTTTTGAACAAAAGCAAGCTGAAGAACCTGTGCTGATGGCAATCAGAAATGTAATGGAAGATAGAGGTAGAAATTATGTATATGATAGTAAAGGAAACCTTGTTACAGAACCCGACGGCACTCCAAAATTAAAAGATCTTGGTGAGGAAGAGCTTAGTAACTTTGATAAATACATGGATATATATATTTATGGTAAATCTGTAACTTCTAAAGATACATCTATTGGTGGGGTATCAATGAACAAAGCAGCTATGGCGGCAATGAAAGTGTATGCAGATAAAGTATTAAAATACAATATCTGGGCACCTATGGCAGCATACTTTGCAGGTAATCTTAATACTTGGTTAACTGGCGTAAAAGGAAATGTATTTAATAAGCAAGATTACTACAACGGAATTAAAAGAAAAGGTAGCCACATCGGCACATCTTTCTCCGAAGCAACTGAAGAAGGTAAAAAAGCTAAAATGTTTTTACATAGATTTGATCCTTATATGCGCAGTGAATACGCTAATGCAGGTGCACAACGTACTAATAAAGGAATGATACGCCAGTTCTTTTCTGATCGTGCAGCATATTACTTATTTCAAAAAGTAGATGACTTGTTAATGGATACCGTTTCATTTAGTATGGCGGACTCGTACTTGATAGATGAGAATGGAAAACTTAGACATAGAAGTATGGTTAAACCCGCTGAATTAAAAAGTAATGTTTACAAATCCCTCTGGGACAGTTTTGTAATAGATGAAACTGCAGACAGTGTAGGTGTAAAAATAACAGGTTTTGATGGTAAGGAGTTATCTCAAGATCAAGTTGATGACATCATCATAGCATTCAAGAATGCTACACGTGAAACTCAACGTGGTATTATGGGCTCTCAAAGTGAGCAAGATATATCAATGTATTCTACTCACTTACTTGGTAAAATGATTGGGCAATTTAAAAACTGGATACCTAACCTTGTAAATGAAATGGGAAAAGGTTTAGAGTATAATAAGAATACTGATATAGTTGATATAGGTAGATTTACAGCTGTAGGTCAAGTGTATCAACAAAGTACTAAAGGTGGTTTTCTAGAAATTGCTGCTCAGTTAGGTAAGGTTACAACATTCATAGCACTAGACTTAATTCCATATTTAAACTTATTAAATAAAGCTGATACTGCCAATGAAGCAAAAGCCAGAGCATGGTTTGAAAACTGGAAAAGAAATCATCCTCAATTATCTAAAGATGTAGATGGAAATGAAATTACATTTGAACAATATAACGATGCTAAAAAAGCACAGCTTAGAGTATTCACATACCAAGTTCGTGTATTAGTTGTAATGGCTTTAATAACAATGCTTGCAACTGGTGATTGGGATGATGATGGTGAGCCAGATTATCGTCAGAACTATGCTACAAGGTGGTTATTTAGAGTAGTTAACCGTACATGGCGTGAAGCAGCTTCAATGTACTCTTATAGTGATTTCAATAACATTATAGGAGGCGGCGCAATTCCTATGTGGGGATTAACTAGAGATTTAGCTAATCTGTTTGCCAACACGTATGATGAAGGTCGTGATGCAGTTGTAGGTGAAAACAGTAAGAGAGATCAATCTCCAGTTGGATTTTATGCAATTGGTTGGGTACCATTATTAGCTAGAATACGTCAAATACTTGAACTTTCTGATAAAGATTTTAAAGCAGTCCGATAAAGGTCTAAAAAAAAGCATAGCTAAATTACTTAGCTATGCTTTTCTATTTTTACTATTGTTCTATAGGTCTGCGAGGTACTCGTTCTACTATGTCTAACTCTTCTTCTAAATCTTGCAGAGTTGGCGCATCATCATCCTCTATGCCTGGCTCAGAACGGTGATTACGAAGACGATCTTCAATCATAGTGACTAGATCCTCTCCTTTGGTGAAAACAGGATCATAGTTTTCAACAGCTGCTAGGTAGATGGCTCCTACTGTACTTAGTTTGTACTCAGTAGTATAAAAGCTGCTGATATCGTATTTATCTACAAGGAATGCGTATACATTTCTTAGTATCTTGGATACTACATTAGTAGCTTGTTCTGTGGTAAATGCACCTCCTATGTATTTAGCAGCTTCTGTAAACTCAGATAAGTTTACAAAGCCTAAATGCTCAAATGTTACTGAGGTAATTAGTTTGAGCGGACTTTCTGCATCAAGTTTATACGCAGAGTAAATGTCTGTAAGGAGTGCTTGTAAGCCCATCAAATCTTTGTACATATCTGGCTCTTCAGCCTCTAAATAATCAAAGATATGTGCATGATTGGTAGCCTGAGATAAAAATTCTTTAACATCTTCTCGTCTACTTTCAAGTACGTTGTTTAACACAGTAGCTGTAACGATAGCTGGTGCTAAGTTATTAGGTGAAGATTTTACAACACCTGTCAAGAAACTCATGTCATTAACTGTCAAATACGGAAAGGCAGCTCTTGTAAATTGTACCATGTTTTTTTGATTGTTGTGAATAAATTAAATAAGAAAGGGAAGATAAAATAAAAAAGGCTACAGATAATCTGCAGCCTTTTCGTTTGTAGTTACTTTTAAGTGAGTTGAAACATAGGTTTCTTTGTTTATATCAAACTTTGGAAATACCTCTCCTTCAGCTACTAAATCACTCAAATCCACATTTAGAACTTTAGCTATACGTTTCCACTGATCTAGCAGATTATCCTTACGTAAACAGGCCTGATTAGCTATAGAGAGGCTCGTAGAGAGGTTTAAATACTGTTTTGATACTGTACTATACCTTGAGCTTAAAATGGCTATATAGTCCTTTAAATAGGCTTCTGGTACGACAAATTTAAGTACTATGTTAGTATCTGCTACGGTTAATAACCTACTCTGCAAATTGGCTGCAAAGTTAGGATATAACTTTAGTATATCAGCATACTCATAATACGGCAATACTACATAAATTGCTGGAGTGACTTCTTCTTTTACAGCAGGAATCTGTACTTTAACATATAATTTTATCTTGCTTTCAAGAATGTTTACTTGTGGTGAGAAATATTGTGCTACTAGTCTCCAAAAGAAAAAGCATGAGTTTGTACCATAAGCTTCCATAAGTTCTGCTATACTTGGCATATCATTTAAGATTTTACCTGATATAGGATCTATAGTACAATTAATGTTCTTTAATTCTTCTACTGTTTTGCAATAATCCTCTTCTAATATTTCTTTGTATAACACTGTTTGTAGTTAGTGTACTACTACAGCGCCTTTTGCATTGTAATCACGGTGTTCTTTTTGGGTTAATTGCCAAGCTTCTTCTGGTGTAGTAGCCTCCAAATTAGTTTGGAACTTATGCGCTTCTATTAATTGCGCAAGTCCTGGAGCTACACACACTAGTACATCATTCAAAGTTGTTGTAGGCGATAATTCTACGTTGTGTGGTTTTTGTTGAACAAGTTTACCAAACCTTCCTTCTAATACTAACTCCTCATCAAGAGTAAATATATGAGGTTGGCTGTTGTATTTCAACAATGCGTCTTGGTTTGTAGTTTGTACGATGAATTTAAATGGCTGTATTCTATACCCAGTTATATCCAGGTCTATTACTTGCCCACCTATTTTAAATATAGCTTGATTCAACGCACCGTATTCCAATCCTAACGAGTATTGAGCAGCTTGTATATGATATCCAAACATCTTTACTGCTTGTGAGAAATATCTGACAGGTTTACCAGTAGTTTTTATGTCGTATGGAAAGACTTCTTTTGTTTGATGATCAATTAAGACTAAGTCTAACATACCTTTTAACTGTACTCCTTCATGCATAAAATACACTTCTAGCTGACATAATCTCTGCATACTAGTTGCTTCATCAAACAGATGTTTAGTTCTAGCATTAGTCTTGAAGCTATTTACTATTGCATGAATTACTGTGGTATCGTCAGGAGTTAAGGAAATACGATCTCTGTTTGCAAATTTCTCTTCGTAGTGATCTTTGCACTTTTCCATTGCTGCAATATAAGTATTAAGATTGTATGTTGGATACACCTTAAATACTTCTCTTGCTAGTATCAAGTTTTCTTCACACCAATCTAGCTTGTGTGCTACCAAATAATTAATCACCTGTACTATCGTATCACTAGGTTTAGTAGTAATATTAGTATAGTATAGGTGATTAAACTCAGCAGGACGAGTCAGCAAACAGTCTACAGCACCGCCAATTTCAAATGGGCGATTAGATTTATAATCATCGTTAGCGACTGCACGTCTAGCTTCAGGTGTATGGTAAGTAGTTTTCAGAAAAGATTGGCTTAGAGCTTCATCTTGACGATACATTGTATCACTACTTAAGGGTGCGGGAGCTGTAGAATTGTCGTTACTAGAGATAGCCTGTCCAACTGCCTCGTCTAACCAGTTTGTATTTTCGACTTCAAATTCAGACATTTTATTTTTCTTTTAGTTTCTGTTTCTTAATCAGATAATTTGTTTAATACTTTTCCAAGGTATAGCTACAACTAAATCATTGTAGTTTTTACCTGCAATTTTCATTAAATCAGATAAAGTCATAAGTAGGACATCTTCCATATTCTTGCCACCCCATTTGTGGTGTACAATTATAGGCATAGTCTTAGACTTTATAGGATTTAGTACTCTAATTTCATTAATCAACACTTCGTAATTGATACCAACAGCATACCCACTTTTACATTGCCACAAATATGGAAAGCTGCCTATTTCGGTACCAACTATATCTACCTTGTTATCGTCCATACGCTTCGATTCTGAGCGACTTGTTGCAATGTGAGGGTATTTACCCTTTAAAAAGAGAACGTCCTTACGTTCAAGCGTATGCCCCTTTAAACGGGATTTTTTAGCTAGTGCAGCTCTATCCACTGCAGGGCTCTTGTTTTTTACTGTCTCTAAGGTTATTTTTGACATTGTAATTAGAAGTTTCCGTCATGAACAAGCTCGGCGTGTGTATGTATACGGCAATGCTTTTTAGTTCCTACAGCACATTTAAAACCACATCCTTCTCTAGGACATTTCATCATTGCAGCAATATCCTTATCTGCTTCAAGTAGTATGTGATGTAAGTTTTCTTGAGTAAGTAGTTCTTTTACACGCATGATATTACTACGTTCTTGTTCTACTTCTTCTAACGAATAATTGAAATTTGCCATGCTATTGAGTTGAAAGTGTGATGATGACATTTTTATCGTTATGCGGTTTTTCAGTAACAACGTATCCTTGCAGATCTTGGTAATTAGTAAGGGTTATACCTACTACATAAGGGCGCACTGTAACTGTTACATCAGTGTCGATATACTCTACTATAATTACCCACAAAAAAGAATTTGATAATTTAACAGCAGGTTTTAGGCAATCATTAAATGCTAATTCCGCAGCTTCTCGTTTTGTGGCTATAGTGTAGTAGAATAAAATCTTGTCTTCACGTGTAATCTCTTCCTCTAATGGATACTTATTAGCAGATAAAGGAATGTACGTAGTTATGAATTGCTGTAAGCTTAGCTTTGTAGCTTCGTCTGGCTTATCACTACTAGCTTCTATCGCATAAGCTACTTCCATAAGTGATGCAGCGTCAATTGTGCCAAATCCTATTTTCATATTCTGAGGAACAATTTTGTTTAACGCGGCTACTACAGTAATACCATGCGCTTTCATCATATCAAGCACTTGATTTTCACTAATGGGAATTGATACGGTTATGTATTTCATTTAACTGTTTTTTTTTGATTTTTGGTTTAATTGATGTGCTAGAATCTACCATTCGTAAATTCCACCTCGTTTGATAAACATTTCTCTGTTTAAATTTATTTCTGATAAACAAATATCAATATCATTATCTTGCAGGGGTTTTGAATACGTATGTTTTCCTTTTGAATTTTCAAATAATCTACCTTGTGGGTCAATTAAAAGATAACTTCCAGTCATTGCTTCATTGTTTTCTATAACAATAGACTTTTGATGTTTATGGTTATTGATGTAACTTTCAAATTGCTCTTCGCTAACCTTTATTTCATCGAATTCCTTGTCGTTTTGCCCTTCAACTCTTAATGCTTGAAAGACTTTCCATCTACTAGGTTCTACAATATTAATAAACTCATTTAAATTATCTTGCCAATTAAACGAATTTACGACAGTGTTTATTTTTAATTTGAATCCTACATTTTTTATGTTTAAACATAAATTCAAGTAATCAATTTCTTTCTTATTACTTCTACCAATAGACTTATTAATAGCTTCGTTTATGCTGTCAACTGAAATACCTATCCAATCTAATTGACCTTGAAATTTTTCAAGTAACTCAGCAGTTAATAAAGAGCCGTTAGTAATAATTGAAGTAGTTAAGCCTATTGATTTTGAATAAGCAATTACTTCGTAAATCCATTTATAGAGTAAAGGTTCACCTCCTGCAAAAGTTATTTTCTGCAGTCCAGCTTCTTTTAGTTTGTCAAGTATTTTAAAAGCATCGTACTTTGACAATTGCTTTGTTACTTTCATATCCTCAAAAGTCGCATAGCAAAATTTACAGCGCATATTACAAGGCTTCACTATATGAAATGAAGCTGTTTCAAAAAAATGAGATTGTGTCATTGATTTAATAGATTGACGTTTATGTTCACACAGTATAGAATCAGTTATTTTTTGGTGTTGTGGCTTTAGATACATACTTATCTGTTGAAGCAAGTTCTTTTATAGTCTCTTGTATTAAAGTATTAACTGCTTCAAGTACAGGATTCTCGGTAAAGTGGATATCGTCTAAAATAGAACTTTGTACCTTGCTGAATATTTCATCTAAGAAATCATCAGACAAGGTTAGTTTTCTATCGCTGTTACTTACAGCATTTAAATCAGCTACGAAATCATCTAAGTCAGAGAGAATAATCGGAATATAAATTCTTCTTATCATACTAGTTATTGAAGCCTACACCTTTACTTTGAGGTGCAGTGATGATTGGTTTGTAAGTATAAATTTCTGCTAGAGTCATTCTAGCATTATGTTTTTCGTCTGGTGAAACTTCAAACTCTGCAAGCAGCGCATCAGTTTTATCTTTGGTAAGAGCTGGAATTGTGATATCCGCTAATGAGCGTCCTGGACGTTTGATTGCTTCGTCTACATGCTCCCCTGCAGTGTTGTATGTAAAGATAATTGCTGCATTACTAGCTGTTAAACCGTCTATAAGCTGTAATAAGCTGATTAGAGCAGGGTTAGTGTTGCCACCTTCTCTACTACGTATTAAGTGCTCTGCGTCCTCTACGACAAGGATACAAGGCTCTGCAGTTAAATTAGTAATAAAGTTCTCGTGCTGCGGATTTGCAAACAAAGCTTCACACAAAGCTAATGAAATTGAGTAGCAAGGACGATGTACATCTTGTGCTAGTGCTCTGATCATTGTGGTCTTGCCTGTCCCAGGTATGCCATGAATTTGTACTATTCCGTTCTTATTATCATTCAACAAACCTACTAAATCTTCGTACGCTTTGCAAACATCGTCGTTATAATTCTTTGGATTGAACGGCGACTTTCTAACGTTAGTAGCTATCGCAGTTAGTTCTTTGTTCGCATCTATACATAATCTGTATATGGTAATAAAGTTTTCGTCTGGATTATTTTCAACTGCCTTGTCCTTAAGTTTAAACTCGTAAATACTTGCAAAGTATGCGCTAATTTTGTCAATCAACTTAGCGTCTTGCAGCCTACCAGCTATCATCTGTGAACGTAGAGATATTGTAGTAGTTTTCTCTGTTTCCGCTGCAACTCCATTAGTTATACGTGTACTTTTGCGTTTGTATTTTTCTATATAAAACAATATACCTGTGTTCAAACAGAAGTACATTGCTTCTTTGGTTTTTCCAATTACATGGTTGTATACATCATCTTCAACTAACTTCTCTTCTTCTACAACCCTCTTCCTAGAGTTTTTGTTGTTTGAGTTTTTAGGTAAGTTTGAATTGTTGTACGACATTCCACTGTTTGAAACAATTTCTACTAAATTCAATCTAAACTTATCTGTCACCAAACTTTTCCAGTTATTAGGCAAGGTTTCAATATCAACATATTGTTCAGTTAGTCGTGGCTGCTTTGTTCCATGATACGCTGTATGTATCTCATTATACAAAAGCTGAGCTATATTTGGAGCATACATTCCCAGGTCTTGGACTTTTAAAGTATGTAAAACTTTAGGAATCTTTGCAAAGAACGAATCAAATTTGTTTACTTGTGTTAATACTTGCATCTATGAATTGTTTTAAGGCTTGTAAGCCGTATTTTTTAGCGTAATCAGAAGGGTCTTTAACATCTGGTTCTTTTGGGACAAAGAGTGCAGGTAAGTTATACTTACCTGCACTAGCTATCCCAGCAGCATCGTTATCCATAAACGTATACCTAGCTTTGTACTTACCGCTTGTAATTATTTGCGCTTCATTGTTAGCACAAATACTGGTATACCCTATCTCGTATAGAACCATTCTATCTTTCCTGCTGCTAGTTATGAAATCTATTTCCAATGGGTTATTCTCATTACCTACTTCACATAAACCGACATCATCTATTAGACCGTGATTAGTTCTCCATTTTGTATTCTTTCGGGCAAACGGCTGTAGCATCTTATAATTCTCAGTTAATTCACCGTTAGCATTTTTCCAGCAGTATAAGTATACAGGATTGCTCTTATTGGCCCTAAATACTTCCACTACGCCCTTATTACTCTTTACCCATACTGTTTTACAAGGAAGGACTAAAAATCGATTTAAGGTGGGTTTCTGTATTCCATAAGCATAGAAGTAATCATAGAACATATAATCAGTGCTAAATTCAAATCGAATTATTGCAGGTGTATGTTCTACTTTTTGTTTAGTTATAACTGGTGTAAGCTTGGGCAAGGTTATCATATCTGTTTCATATCCTAAGCCGAGATTGTATCTACGGTTAATATACTTTAAGCCATCAGCTTTAGTCATTCCTGTACAAAGTTCTAGCATATTAAGAACATCTCCAGTTAGACGTATGTCTGCAGCAAAGTCTTTAAACGTTAAGATTCCGTATTCCCATTGAAAGAAGCATCCTGGGTTATGATCTTCACGAAAAGGAGAAGTATATTTAGCACTTAAGTCTACTTCTAAATTAAGTAGTTCTTGCATAAGTTCTATTTGTATACTTGGCTCCTCTCGTAAAGCATTCATAATGTTAACTAATGTACAGTCTAATCTGAACATGTCTAGAAGGGTAGCGCATCATTAGAGTCAAATCCTGAGTTAGGAGTAGCGTCAAATCCTGAAGCAGCCTTTCCATTTACGATGTTAGCGGCAGGCATAGAAGCTGGAGTGTATAAACCAAAGCGATAATCTTTTGGGTATTCAACTTCCCAATCTTTGTAAGCTAGTGATCTAGTTAATTCGTTGGTATTAACTACATCTTGACCTAATACAGTGTATCCGTATGCAGCTTGGTATTGTTTACCATCATCACTTGAACGCACACCTAAAAGTACTTTAACGCCTCTTGGAGTTTGATCTGTACGTGTTAAGTTAGCTTTAAACATGGTATTGATTTCTCTCCAATCACCTTTCAACATACTAAGGAATGGAGTAGTAATGTTATACTGAGATACAGAGGTGTTTAGTTGAAACAAAGTGTCGATGAATTTGTACACATCTTTCTCTCTACCAATACCCATGTGTGGATTGTCTAGTTCCGTGAATTTAGGATACTTAACTTCATTTCTGTTGCCGTTTGGCCACCATTCAACTTTACATGTTGATGAACTAACATACCATGCTCCTTTAGGACTTTGGTCAGGAGTAACTTTGGACCACATCACATACTCTACATACTTATACTCAGTGTCATCTGCAATAATTTGAGATACGCCTACTTCTTCTTTACGGTATGGTACTTTTAACCAAATTGAAATTTTAATACTTTTTACAGTTTTTCCATCTTGTTGTACATCATATTCGTACACAGGTTCTTCTGCACGTTCGATGTTAAGTACGCTCTTTAACTGTTCTTTGTTAGGATTGATTAGTACTGGTGTTCCAAATGCTAATCCTTGTAGTAAGTCACGTGATCCTTCGCTTGTTGCTATACGATGGGTGCCGAAAATGTTTGCCATCTTTATTTACTTGTTTGAGGTTTTGGTGTAGGTGTTGGTGAAGTTGAAATAGCTGGGATCTGTCCTGGAGCATCTAACTCTGTTTGGACTGGGGCTTGTGGTTTAGGGAAATTGTAATAACTATCAATAGCATCCACAACTAATTGATAATCGTTAGGTATGTACACTAACTCATTCCCGTTTTCATCTTCAAACATACCCTCTGGGCAACGTGCGTTATCGTAGCCGAACGACTGAACTCTAAATTTACGCACTGGTTTTCCATTTTCAGTAATTATTTCAGCAACGAATAGTAAATCTGCCAAGCCTTCAACTGCATATTTAGTTGCAGCTACTTTGCCAGGTAATCTAAGTTTATTTATAAGCTCTCCGTCTGGTCCTTTTTCTACTTGAACATGCCCAATTAAAAATACAACTGGATTAGGATCTAATTCTACGGTTAGAGCTTTAGTAACAACTTTCTTTTTAATTGTGCTTATCTGTGCAAGCATTGACATAAAAGTCATTGGAGTAGCTTCTGTTTTAACTCTCATTAATGCGCCTGGAGCGTTAATAGTCCCATACCATTTATTGAAAGCAGCTTGTGTAGCAGCCTCTTCTGGATTGTTTTCATTATACTTAAAAGTAGGCAACTTATTATCTGAGTTAAACCACATGAAGCTTTTAGGCGTAAGTTTTTTTATCGCGTAGGATTTACCTCTTGCTTCATGTCCTATTACAATAACAATAGTAAAACCTAAAGATTTTAACTTCATTATAAAGTGGCTTACATCACTACCATAATCGTTCCAATCATCTTGTCTTAGTTTTCCACTTTTCACTTGCTGTTCTACAAGTTCTCCATTAAAAATAGAAGAAATAGTGTCAACTAAAACTGACTTTATTACAATGTTATCCATTTTTTAGTTTTTTATTTGTTGCTATTTTAGCTCTTACGGCACCTGTCATTACTGCTAATGCAATATCAGCTAATTTACTTCCTAATTCTTCATACTCTTCTAAATCAATCTCTGTGGTTAGTACTAAGTTAGGGCTTTTACCTAGTAATTCCTCTGTCATTTTTAATACAAATTCACTTAGAACACTTGGTGGTTGTATCGGATTTTTATTACGGTCTACACCTCCATGTTTACCACGCTCTAACAATTCATTCGCTTTTATTGAAGCAAAGTCTTGATTGTTAGTCATTCCGCCAAACAAACTGTTCTTTCTTTGTTTGTTGTTCCCATTTCCATTTTTATTCGCACTCTCATCGTTCATGTTACTAAATAATTTCTTTTTGTTAAGCAAGGGTCTAGTGTGCTGCATTCTTCTTAGTTTTGGTTAGTTCGTCAAATTTAAGTGTGTAATAGTCAAAGGCTAGTCCTTTGCCGAAATTAGGACCAAACCTATTCTTCAGAGCTTTTACATACCTGTACATTCCTGGATCACCAAGTTTTGTTAGATCATATCCATTATGCTCTTTAATGCCCGATTCATATCTTTGTGGCATATTCATTCCAAGTATAATGTGATAATCACGTTGCAAAGCTTTGTTATCTCCTAAATTAGTGAGAGCAGCTTCATTCTTATTGAATTTATTATACTGCGCATTCTCACCTTCTGCTGCCTGTTGATGTACATTGCATACTATGTAATTATATTTCTTACATGCAATTTGTACAGCATACTTTGACCATTCCGACATCTGGTCACGTAGTGTGGAATCAGCTTTATCAAGCATATTGATATGATCAATAACGATTTCTACATATTCATTAGGATCATTTGCTTGATACTTATCCTCAGTAACAGTTCCTCTACTCTCAGCAAATTTGTCAATGTAAGCTATAATATCACTCACTCTGGACATATACGATATAACAGTTACACAATCATCAAATCCTTCAAACCATTGTTTAAACTCCTCACTTTCTATCATAGTTAGTGCTTCTTCTCTTACTGGTTTATCGTTATACCCATTTATAGTGTGAATGTCTACTGTATCTCCACTGATTTCATTATACCTAGCGCATATCATACTATCGTAAAAGCTTTCCTTACCTTCCTCTAAAGCAAAATACAATACCTTTAAGTTTAGATTAGGTTTGTACAGCAGTTTAAAATAATATGGTATCAGAACAAACATAAATTTAGCTAAAGGAGTTTTACCTACATTAGAATATGAAGTAATACACCAATAGCTACCACGAATAATGCCAGGGATTATCTTTGACATATCAGGCAAAAATGGTTTGAATGATATACAATTATAGTCCCCAGCAATAAGTCTTTTTCGTGCGGCTTTGTAAGTTTTTAAACGTGATTGTAACATTATAGATCAAGGTATGAGGTATTAAAATCGTCTTCAATCTCATCACTTGGTTTTCTATTCACAATATAGTCATAAAGTTCTCCAGATTCAAAGTCTTTTTTACTAATTGAACCTTTGTCATGTGGAGCAAGAAATCCTTCTGGGTTTTTAGCAATTCTACCATTATTACCCATAGTTTTCAAGTCATTTAACCATTGCTTAGTAGCTACAAATATTTCTTCACGTGTAAAAGCATAACGTTTACAAAATTCAGTCATCAACTTTAGGCATCTACCACGAACACCTGCTAAACCTTTTGATAGTAACAAGTGAGAATGGTTTGGTCCTAATACATCTTTCCAAAGTTGCCTCCAATCATCTATCCAATCTTCAACATCGATGATTTTTTCAGGCGCATGATTTTGATTAAGGCTAGAGTTAGATAGGCTGGGGTTAACTAAATCAGTTAATGTAACAGCATCTATCAACTTAGCCCTAATCAAAAAATCACTTGCAAGGCTTGGATTAGTGCGGAACAACTCATACAATTCTTTTTCTGAAATTGGCATGAGTGCGTAGTTTTTCGAGTTTTGTGTTAGAGCTTGAGTTCCTTTCTTTACCCTCTCTGTTTCTTTTTTTTCTCTGCTCTTTACCTACTGTAGTAGGTTTGTTAGTACGGCTACATAGTCTGAGGATATTGATATTTCTTGGCTTTTCAATGTTGCTATTAGTCCACTTATGGTAAGCAACAAGGTGCTTTCATGATCTTTCATTTCCCCAATATGACTGTTAAGCTCTTTTTCTTTGGCTTCAGTGGCTTTAGCATACTGTCTAGCTTTATCCACTATTACTTTGTTACGTCCAACAATTACTTGCTGTGCAGCGATTGACTTAGTTAGTTCGTTAAGGCTTTGTTTTAGGTTGCCTTTGAACTCTACTTTTTCGTCATACACTTTCTTTGCGTCGTTGTAAGTTTTTGATAACTCTTTTACTGTGCGATCTAGTCGTAGTAGTATAGGAGTAATTTCCATACTACTATCAGATCTTAAGTGCCCAGTAAGCCAAGATTTGTAATTAGAATCAAGCTCATCTAAAGTATCAAATAAACGTTTTATCTGGGCATCGAAGTTTAGAACTTCAAATGCACGAGCTCCAATTTTTAGTTTTGGATTGTTCAGATTTCCGTTTATTTCAACTTTAATATCTTTTAGTAGCTTGATAATTTCATACTGCTCTGATTGTGCAGCAAAGATAACTTTTATTTCTTTACTGATTACAGCAGCTTGTCCTTCAACTTCTTTTAGTTGGTTTTCTAAACGTTCTAGGACTAAAGCAGTAGTTTCTATTTCCTTGGCTGTTTTTTCATCAACTTTAGACGCACGTAGTAAGTTTGAGTGTTCAGCTTCTAACTTATGGTAAGTTTCCAAATACTGTAAGTATTTGTTCTGCCCATTGTTTTGAAGCGCAGCTTTCAGTGTACTAATACGTTTACTTGAGGTTATAGCAGTAGCTACATTACTGGTTGTAGGAGATTTCCAAGCAACTTTGTCTGGCTCAATTAGCTGTCCAGCTAGAATATGCGCAGTTTCAAGTACTGCAATTTCATCTGCTGTATTTTTCGATGCATGTTTGCCAGGCTGACTTAGTTTTTTGATTCTTTCTACAAAGTATTCGATACTTATACTACTAGACAACTTACCAAAAGGATTAACTACCGCTACTGTGGTAACATTTGGTCTTCTCCTTTTATTGATATCGTTTGCTAATAGGAACATACTACTTATCTCTTTGGTTACAAAGAATAAGTCTTTGTTGTAATCAGACCAGTTTGAGTAGATTGAAGATACGCTAGCTCTCATATCCGTTTTTGTGGTGGTAGTGTGAGCTAAGATGTTAGGATCTACTAACTGCATTTCGGTTAACCAATCTCGTACAATTTCTTTTAGAGTGTCTGTTGAAATTGGTGCTTTGATCACATTGTCAAGTGCTGGGCTAGTTCTTGCAAATTGCTCCATCATAGCTATGAGAGGTGTACTTAGGTTGCCTTCTTGCATAGCATGATATGCTACACGGAAGTTATCCCAATTTTCTCTTGCTAAGTCTGGAGCTGTGCTATGATAACTAGTCTTAGTAACAATGCTGTCAACAAAGCTGTTGTTATAGGTTTGATTTCCAGCAGTTCTGGTTGGCATTAAGTTAAGCCAGATAGACATTTCTTGTGCCTTAGCTCTAACTATTGCTTCACTTTCTATGTGCTCCTCTGCTTGAAACAACGCTTTGTCTATATCAAACACTTCAATTAGCATATTAGTAATCCTCTCACGCTCTACTATTACATCAGGATCATCGTCTACATCATCTTCGTAAGCGTTACGTCCACCGCTAAGATTACTGTCTACAACACCTTGATACACGCCTTCATAAGTTAGCAGACTTTTTTCTAGAGCTTTAAGTTTAGCTACTCCGTTTTGTGTATTGTAGTTGCTTATAGCTTCTACTACTATGTCTGACTGGTTAAACGCATTCGTTATACGATCTGGACTGATGTATTCTTTGTACACATTGCTAATCTGCTCGCCAAGCTGTTCTACCCATTCACCCATTTCTTTTGAAGTAGCTATTACAAACAACTCTGCTGGAAGTGAGAAAGGAGATTTAAGCAATATTGTTTGAATATTGCTGCTTGTTTCTAGCAAATCTTCTAAGTTTGTAGAATGGTGACGATAGATATCTATTGATATCAAAGCTTGCACTTGTTCAGCTATGTGTGTATACAACACATCAGCTTCTTTTGTTAGCTCTTCGTAAGTTTCACGTAAGGTACTGTCTACTGTATTTGCAACATCACGTGTAATACGTGCATTGTTTTCATCATCTAGGGTTATGATTGCATCTTTTGTTGCAACAACATGCTCAGTAACTGTGTCAACAATTATCTGAGTAAGATGTCGTATGTTAGTGTTATCTGTATACACTTTATCAAAAGTTGCAAACTCATCTCTTGAAGCAGTCATAAAAGTTTGTTGCAGTAGTCTGTGTAAACCATACAAAGTATCGCCTGCGATATTAAGATACGCTTTACTTCTTTCTAAGAACACACTATCTGCTTTTACTGTTGCTAAAAGTTCTTCATAATACCCTATATAATTTCCAGCAAATAAGTCTGTATTTCCTTTGTACTTAGCTATATTAGCTTCTAATTCAGCATAGTCAAAGTTATCAGCATGTACAGCTACTAATGCATTCTCTACATCCCGTATGAGGTGCTCTATTGTGGTACCCCCAACTGTAAAATAACTGAGCATGGTACGTAGCATGCTCAGTATACTACTCTTCACAGAGGGGGTTATATGTTTAAATCATCGTCCTCATCATCAGCAGGTGGTGGAGTATTTTTTTCATTATTACTGTTGTTATTGCTGCTACGATTGTCGTTTCTTTTTTCCTCTTTTTGCTTTGGTTTAGGTTCTGGTTCTTGTGTTTTGTCTACTTCATTCATAGTTTTTTCAAACCCTTGAGTAGTTAAGAATGCGCCAACTTTTTCACTAGTACTAATTAATTTCATTAGTCCAGCACCACCACCTAAAAGAACTGCAAATACACCTGCTGCAGTATCTAGCAATAACATACTAATTTGTGAAAGGAATCCACTTTTTAGCGTTAAATCTAGCTGTCCTAACAAAGCTTTTGCACCTGCGGGAGTTAAGGCTCCATTAACTATAGCATTATGCCCTTTACCTAAATAGTAATCTGCTGCAATACTTGGATTCATTATCATACTTTGATATGGAAATAAATACAAGTACTGATAGAAAAAGTATGCAACGATTCCATACAATAAAGCTAGTATTAAAGATACTATAATTAAGCCGAACACTAACTTTTCTCGTGTGCCGTGTGCGTAGTAGGTGAAGTAACTAAATGTGGTTACTCCAACAGGAAATGCTAAAATACCTACTGAGAATATCCCAAATATGCTTAAATACCCAAGTGTATATGATACAATAGCTAAGATAATTGTTAGTATGTATAACAGATGCAATTTAGCAATTGGCGTAAACTTTTTAGTTTTAGGGTCTCGGTACATACCCCAGTCCTCGTATAAACGTTCTCCAACATTAGCATTGCCGCTGTTATAAGGCACTTTTTTATTGAATGCTGCTATTTGAACTGCCCAGTTATCTTCGTGATAATCCCCGTTAGCATCTGTTGTATCTACTGCTACCAACAATAAAATTGGTGAAAATACACCTAACAATGTTATACCAATGTCTAAGCAGATTCCCATCCATAGTGACATTTCTGGTATGTGTTTTCCAAACGCTGCAATAGTAGTTATACTCAAATTGTGTAAATTTGCTGATACCATTATACCCATTGCAATTGATAAGAATATCAATGCTGGCTGAATACCAGAGGTAATAGCTGTGGTTATCATCTGCGGAAGTGTTACTACACCCATTTGTATTTTGGAACGCTTGGCTGGATCTGCATACAACCAGTATGCAACAAAAGCTAGACCTAGTAATGCATAAACATGCGTCATCGAGAAATTTGCTAAGTTCATTTTTATTTCTTTTAAGTGAAGAATTTATTTCAATTACCCTTTTTGGTTTTGTTTGTTTACTTTTTCCAAAATCTATCGATGGTTAAATCTGATTTCATTGGTATGTCTTTTAGGTAAGAAGTACCAACTGTTTCCATTATTTGCTGCACTCTTTGAGCTACTTCAGGCATGTCTTCTGGAAATAGGAAATTGATTTCATCGTGAACTGGAAATAGTTGTCTAGGTAATAAACCTGCTGTGTTTGCTGATACTGTTTTAAAGTATTGGTCTATTTCATACCCAGACTCTTTAATCATGTCTGCATTTGTAGCTTGAATAGGAAAATTGTACAAAGCTTCTTTTAAGCTTTTGCCTGGTTGGTACGTAAATCTATCTTGTGGACTTAAGTTCAGCATTTCTGGAATGCTTACTCTTCTATTAGTCCGCGAGTTAGCTATTGCATAGCCTCTACGTATTGCTTGAGTACTGTATCTGTCTAACCATTCAAATGCTACAACCAGAGTGTCACGTATGTTTTGCCAAACCCTTTTAGCTATTGGTAATGGGATGTTTAATGTTACAGCTATTCTACTTGGACCAGCTCCGTATAAACAGCCAAATAAGCAAGGTTTGTGCTTCGTTCTTAAGTGCTTATTTTCAATACTATTTACTACAAAATCTGGATTTCCTGTAATTATTCTATAAGACTGCGTTGATAGTAGACTATGTATGTCATATCCCTGTGTTACAACTTTGTGTAGTAGTGGATCGCCGCTAAAGTCTGCTGTTATACGCATTTCACAGCTGTTTAAATCACAGCTGCCCCATAGATACCCTTCTGGCGCAATAAAACAATTGCGAATAAGGTTAGTTTTAGGAATGTTTTGTAGATTAGTACCGAAGTGTAGTGAGTGTCTGGTAGTACCTCCATTACGGTTAGGACTTGAATAAGTTTTATCGCCTGAAGATATTCTACCCGTTGCTGGAAAGTTTTGTTTGAAGTCTGTACGCATTATGTTATGCTCATCAAGTAAAGCTATAAACGAATCTCCGTAGGTGGAAATCTGCTTGGCTAACTTTTTCTGTTCTAGCAGCATTAGTAATAGTTGAAGCAAGTTACTGTTTTGTATTTTCAGTTTAGCTTCTTCTGTTAAATTTGCTGTATCGATGTGCAGACTTTGAAGATATTTTTCAAGTTCTTCTTTGCCTGCACTTGTTACTTGAGGTGCAATATGCTGTAAGATCTTCTTTAGTTGTGTTGGTGACTTGAAGGAAAACTTTTGTAAGTCTTCTTCGTTTGCGTATTGCTGTGTTTTTGTAAACTGTATGGAATAGAGTTCTGGATATTCATTAAATACTTGCTTCAGCAATTGGTATAATTCAGCTTCGACGATATCATACTTTTCTTTATTAAGTCTAGTATTCTCGTTAAGTCTATCTATATCAATTAGTACGCCGTAGTACTCCATTTTAGCGAGGCATACAGTATAATGATTTTCAATTTCTGCTAATCGGTGCATACGAAATCTACTTAATCCTAACTGCTGTTTCTCCCAAATGTCAGGAAGTACCAAAGTATCTAAACCAGCATAAATTAACTGAGCATCTGTGAATTGGTAGTTACCATCTTCATCTACTTGCATATCAATAAAGCTAGTTTGCTCACCTTTTTCCAAAACTAAGTTAAAATACTGTTTACATACAGCTGAAAGAGAACTAGGTTTATCGAAGCCTTTGAATAAAATTATATGTATTTGTTGGGTATCATACACGTTCTCTAAAACAATGTTATAGTTCATTAACATCGTTAAATCAAACTTGATGTTATGCCCAATAAACACTAAACCTTTTTCATTAGCTTCGGTAATTAAGGTTGTATCGACTTCGTCAGGTGTGCAGATATATGCAACTTCACCATCACTAAAGCTTATAAGTAATACTTTTTCCTTACGGAAATCTAAGCCAGTAGTTTCAGTATCTATTGCACATATCTGCAAATTCCTGAACCAATCGAAAAACTCTTCTTTAGTTGCTAGGGACAGGCGGGTAGTCGTCTCCGACTGTAACGGTAATTCGGCTCTTTGAAGTTGAAACTTCTCTAGTTTCCACATGTGTAGGGATAGGAGGAGGTGTAGAAATCGGTGCTATCGGCATAGGCGCAATAGGCACAACAGGCACAATAGTGATTTCAGCATCATTGTCAATCTGCACTGGTTCGATTAGCAAGGTAGGTTCATCTTCAGTTACAAATGATATGTCTCTGTCCATATCAATATCTTCAATTTGAGCTTGCGGTAATTCTAAAGGTTGAACTTTGCATCTGCCTTCAAGTTGAACAGGATGATACAATTCTGCTAGTGAAATTTGAGAGATTAACATGTTCTTGTAAACACCATCTCCAAATTCAGCGGCAAGACTGCGTAATAGTGGAGTGCCGTGTGCTTTAATCATTGCAGACAAAGTTCGGCTAATGTTTTCTTCTACAACAGCAGTGTTAGCAATTGGATTTACCTTGAAGTTAGTCCATAAGTGAGCTGTGTAATGTACATCCGAAACTAGCATATCGTTTGCATGAAAATAGTCAGCTAGTTCAGATCGAAATCCTACCTTAACTTCACCATTTTCTTTCCAGCGATATACTAGTTGGCTGCCATACACTTCTTGACCAATTTCGTTTCTTTCTACTGTGGCAAGTTCTACACAGTAGTAAGTGTCAAGCTTAGGGCATACAGTAAATTTCGCTGGTCCAGCTTGATATCTAATGGTTACAGTGCAATTTGGGTAGCTACGTTTAGCATCTGCTTCAATCCAAGCATGGATTTCCTGCTTGAAAATTTCAATCATCTCAGCTGTGATCATATTGGTAGTCTGCCCATATAAGACAGCGTTAACAATATTTGGTGCAGCAATACACGGAGTTGAGATTAAACGAAGTCTGCTGATATCAATAAGTCTAACAGACTTAGTATTGTTACCAACACCAAATTTGATAGTTCCTTGTTTTACAGCGATACCAGTTTGGATGCCTTCAACGTAATACGTTTGATTGATTGGATCACCGCTAGTTCGCTGTATGTTAACAGCTACGCAAAGTCCTAGAAATTCAGCTGTGTTCAGCATTTTCTTTTGAATGTTCATGTTATTTTTGGTTTTCAAATGGTGAATGAAATTTGATTGCCATGTTGTAGTAGTAGTTAACCTTTGTTTTACTGGCTACTGAAATGGTGTCCTCAATTTGCATATCCAAGATAGTTATTTCCTTTATCGGATTACCAGAACTATCTAAAGTTGCAAATCCGTTAGCTTCAATCAACTTGTCAAGCTGCTCGTTAGTGTAGTACCCTGCTCCTCTAACCAGTTTTAAGTCTGTGTTATATAGCAAGATAACAAAACACGCTACGAGTGCTACTAATGTGGAAGTTTTCATAATTACGAATTGCTTGCTTCAATTAGTTGAATGATTTTGTACTGCTTGATAAGATCCATTACAGCTTGAGGATAATTTGGATCTGTAGCATAACCTGCGCGTTTAATTCTTGTTGCTACATCTTTTAACTCTGCCTTATTAGTGGTGTTAGGGTTATACTTAAACACGCCTGCTTTTTTGTAATTAGGCTTATTTAGAAGTACAGCGTGTGCAGTAAATGAAGCTAAGTCACTTTCAAACTTGCAAAATAAATCATTCGGAGTATCATCGTGTGCTTTTACGGTAGGATGTTTTGCTTTTAGCCACGCTTGAGTGGCTTTTATACCAAAATGGTTTTTTGATTTTTTTGTGAGCTTACTTTCTCCGAATCCACTTTCTAGACAAGCTTGTGCTACGCTTATGGCTAGCGGTACTGTTTCGTGTCGCATGTTTATAGCAATGCTGTCTGCTACTTTTGCATTTTCGATAGCATACTTTATATACTCTTCTCTTGAAGCAAACACTGTCTTTTCACGTTCGACTAATTGTTTAATTTTAATTTCCTTTATTTCAGTAGGGGTAACCTCTTGAATTTCAGAAAAGCAAAACTCTACCTCAGGTGAAGTGGCAGCAAAGCATGTAGTCATGGTCACTATAAAGATAGCTGCTTTCATTAAATTTGCGATTTGTGCTAGCCTTACAGCCAGCTTGTTTTTTAATACATTGTGCATAAAATAGTTTTAGTGATAGAAATAGCAGGTAGATTTACTACCTGCTATTTCCAAAAGTAGACTAAAACTCAGAGGGTAACAACTACTGATATGTTTTCCAGTAGCGAATTTCATCTCCAGGATTAAGAATTTTGTACATTCCTGGATTAAATTCTCTCAACTTTTTCACATCAACCTTCAATTTTCGGGCAATACTGTAGAAAGTATCACCTTTTTCTATGATATAGATGTGTAAAACAGCTTGCTTTTTCTGCACTTTAACCGTTTCTGGCTGTTTAGGGGCAGGTTTTGTAATTTTTACAGGTAAAGCCACTTTAACAACAGAGGTGGTAGGTTTAACAACTACAGCAGCAGTATCATCCTTCACATGCTTAACGGGAGTTGATTGAGGTGGCGTTTCTAATATTGTCTGCGGAGATACCCAATCACTACACAAAGTATCTGTAGTAACAATTGGAGAGACATCCACACAAGTAGTGTCTTCTTCTGTTAAAAGACTCACCTCTTTATTGATATTAGCAATAGTTGTAGAATCAACTGTAATAGACTCTGCTGTAGGAATTTCTTGCTGTTTACAACTGTTCGTCGTCAGCAGGAGTGCTGGGAGTAGCAGGACGAGGAGCCCTTTGAATGTTGTTTTGTTCATCGAAAGTTTGTTTAGTTTGTGCTGACATTTGTGTTAGCGAGGTTAATAAAGTTTTTGCTGGAATTACTGGAAGTACGATGTATTGTGTATCTCCCATAGTAATTCTTCGGTACCTTTCGTCATTAAGGTTGAGAGCGATGTTTCCGTTGTCATCAAGCGGTACGTAGTTTTCTGCAAGGTTATTAAGAATCTTAAACATTGCGTACAATGAACCTAACATATCTGATTTCTCAGTAGGAACTAAGTTAGGTGTATCAATAATTACTTTTGCAAGTCCATCTACGTAGCTGTTAATCCATCGTCGTCCGCCTTTCTCTTGTTGTGCCTGTGCCATTAGTTTTGTTTCTTTTTGTCGTGTTAATATTACTTTATCGTGCCTGAGTGGTACTCTTTGGTACCATGTGAATCGAGCTGATCGTATAAGGATCAACCATTAAATTAAAATTGTTTACTACATCAATCATCCAATTGGACGTAGATGTTAATCCCGCAATAACAACCTCGTTAAGCATTTGACCTAACGGGTTTCCATTTTCGTCTTTCAAAGGGTTAAGGGTAGTGTCAAGGATAGCTATATCGTAAGTGATATAACGTTTGCCTTGATTGCGTGCAGAGTTTACATTCATTTTGTAATCTGGGTCGTTAGCGAAGTTTTCTAACCTACTTGCTTCCATACCAAAGATTTTTGCACCTGCGCGTTTTCCCCCAATCATTGTGCCTAAAAAGTCGCATACTAGGTGGCCTAATGTTATTTTAGCGCCTTCTACTTTTGCTGTAGGCAGCTCATACGTCTGCTCACCACCGCTGGCGTTGTGCACTTTAATTTTGTGCTTAGGCTTGTTAAGAAAATCGCTTAACGATGATTTTCCACCACCTAAATTAAGTTTACTAGTATTTAAACCTGAAAGACCTGTCAACTTGTTACTACCACTTGGAATTAAACTCATGTTTTTTGTTTTTTGTTTTTTGTTTTTTTTGTTTTTTAATTTTTCTTTTGTCTCATCATGCTAGTTCCTCGAAACTATGTTAGTTCAGTTGTTTCACTGCTTTTGACAATACGTTCTCCAGATATACTGAAAGGATTTGCTAAGTCAAATCTTACAGAACAGATGTAGTCTACTGCTGGTTCTACTGGAATGTAGTTTGTCCAATCATCTCCGTTTTCATCGATGAACTCAGTTTCTTCATAAACTATTCCAGTTGCTCCAGTCAAAGCATCAACATTGTTTGTAATAGATGCTGGCAAAGTCTTGTTTCTGTATCTCAAGAACATCATCAGTCTTTGTACTAATAATGCAGACGCTAACTCTCCTGGAAGGGAGCAGTTAGGTTGTTTGCACGCAGGGGTAGTGTCTTCTCTGCTAATTTCAAGTGCACTGTCGGCAAATGATTTGCAGAATGCTCTGTAGTAAATCTTGTCTGGCATCAAGGTAATTTTGCCAACAGCGTTATTACCGTTATCATCACGGTAGATTTTGGAGAAATTAGCTGCACACACTACATCTGGTGTAGCATGTAGCAGTACGTTGTTGTAGATGTTTTTCATTCCGTTTGGGCTGTCAATAGCTAAAACTAGAATTGAGTCTTGCACTAGATCACGTTGTGCATCAAGTGGAAAACTTTCATCTTCTTCACCTAGCGCATTTTGATAGACAAGTATAGCATTTGCAACATCGTCACCATAAAGATGGCGTACAGTAGAAAGTAGTCCATCCACTTTTGCAATTCCAAGTACGCAACCATTTAGCTGGTTTGCAATGTTATGTGATTCGATTGTATCAAAATCGATGATAACAATTTGACTAGGTGGTACTCCAGCAGCAAGCAGAGATAAGGCTATCTTACCTCCTACATTGCCTACTCCCACCACTATAACTTCTTGTCCTGGCTTTGTTTCAACGACGAACACGCCACTAGCGCTGTCGTCAATCAATGTTCTTGTTGGTCTCAAGTTTGTTTTGGTTTTTTATTTTTTTTTGTTTCTTTCTAGTAATATAAATTATCATCGTAATCTACGAAAGAAATACGTCGTTTCTTATTACGCTGTCTTGTCCAACTATCAACATGGGTTGATTTAACGACTTTTTTCCGCCACTACCTCCATCAATGCAGAGGGTTTGTATTTGTTGCACAAGGAATTTAATCAGCTCATCTGTAGACATGCTGTTGCGAGGTGGATTGTCAGTTAGTTGGTAATACATCGTTTTCAGTGTAGTTTTATCCGCATACTCCATAAGTACTGGAGGAAAGGCGGAGTTGTTACTTTGTACAATAGTTGTACAGGTGGTTTGAAAATCCGCATAAAGTTGTTCACGTGCAGGAGCTACGATAATTTGATCCGCAAATCCTTTTTCAATCAATTCTTTGGCGTCTTCTCTGCTTATACTTCTGCCTAAATACGTGATTCCAGTTTCGTTATCTACCTGAGCTTGTTCTTTTACGTAATACAAATCTTGATTGAAGTTTTGTATGCTAGGCTGGTTGTACAAGAAACAGAAGTTACTACTGATACGGTTTCCTCTGACATCTTTTACTACGTCGTAGTAGTGGCCTCGTAATTGAGATTCGTTTTCGTACAACTCTTCGATGTTAAAGTTAGCTAAAGTAGCAATGTTCATAATCAAACTAAAGTGTTTACGTTTACCGTAATCGCTGAAGTGCAGAAAAGATGGTGTATCTGTAGTAGGTTCTTGTGTGTAATACCCACTAATAGTGTTACTAAAAGAGCCACTTGCAAAAGCTGGCATATGTACATGATGGTGGAAAATACTGTTTACTGGTTCAAATTCTGTTTCATCAAGTAAATAATGCCATTCTGGATGAGTTTTTACATACTCAATACATTTACCCCACGCTTTTTCATGTTCGCCAGCAGGCGTAGTTGTAGCACCACCACTTACTACTTGCTTGCATAGTGGGATACATGGTACAATTGCTTCGTTTGTGCGTTTATTGTACCAAGCTACGAACAAGCCGCCTGTTTCATTACCGTAGGCTGCATTGTTTTCATACTGTCCTGCACGCTCTGCGGACATAAGAATCAGCATGTAAATCATCATGGACGCTTCAGCTGAGAATACTAGGGTTGGGGCATTACTATGCCCATTACTCACAAAAGTTGTACTCATTTGTTTTTTTTGTTTAAATGATTTCAAAAAATATATTGTAATCTTCTTCTTTAACCTCACTTAGTGAGGTTATTGCGATTTTGTATGCTCTTGGTTCCATGTTTAGAACCCCTTGACATAAATCTCCAACTGTTGGAAATACCATCTGCTTTCTTCCAAACATTTTCGATATTAGTGTCCTCTTATTCGTATTGTACATTGCCGAATAGATAAAACACCTTATTTGAGGTTGTTCCTGTTCTTCTGTTTTCATTTTTACTTTTTAAATACGATTAAGATAATTTAGATAAGATAATTTAGAGTGTAGTCTTGCAGGCACTACTATACTTTTGTTGTAATCTGATAACTCGTATCTTGAGGTAAATCCAAATGCATCTACTGAATTAGCTTCGCAAATCAGGGTAAAGCTATCTTCAATACGATCTTCGTCAGTAATGAAGTTGTGGTCTAGGTTTTGCCCTTCTGGTCCACGTATGATATCCACATACTTTTGAGATATTGGCACTAGCGCAAGTGCTGCTCCTCCGAAGCCATCACTAGCTTTTGCATACAAAGGCAAGGTTCTGAACATATTCAAGAATTTATAATCTGTAACACAGTTAGTTTGTGATACGTCAAATAAATCATTCCATATTTCAGCTGATTTTGCTATACATGATTGTTGACCATACGAACTTAAGGCTATTTTACCATGCTTGTATATTGCTCCACACACATGGCCAGAATCTTGATGTGGAATACATTTGTTAAACCATTTAGTTCCATCATAGCTTACCTGTTGAAAGTAATCTTTATATTGATCTAATACACCAAGTCCCCAACGTTCATTCAACTTTTTGGTAGTCAGCACATCTTTTACTGTAATCACTACAGGTGGAAGTAATCGGTATCTGGTTAGTTTTTGGTAATCTCTGTTAGTTCTTGCAAAAAGACTCTGTCCAACATATCCATGTAGTTCAACTACATTCCAACCTGTGATGCCCCAGAAATGTCCGTCTTTTACTCCAGAGGCAGCAAATGAATTATTAGCTAAAAATATTTCCATGTTTTTAGCGTTTTTCATTACTGCTTCTGCCAAAACCTCCTTTTTGTACATTTCAACCATGTTTCCATGCAGCTGACGTAGATACTGACTTTCAACAGTTTTCAAGTTTGCTAGCTCTTGCAAAGCAACTTTTTGCATTCTAGTTGCATTGGCTCTAAGAGCTACAGTTTCATTATACTTATTCCAGATCACTCCTGCAGAATAATCACTAAATCCAGCAATTTCTGCATTTATGAGATTAAGTCTGCTACTAATATCTGTGACTGCGGTTATTCTTCGTACATTAGGTCTTGTAATTGCATCAGTGCCTGAAGAAGTAGCTTCGTATCCAACTAATACTTCTAGTCCGTGCGGACTGTATACATCATAGATTTTCTGCTGTGTTTCTTGTAGCAGTGGATCGGTGCTGGGTCTATAAAGACTAAAGATACACTTTACAACATCTACAACTTTGTTTACATACTCAGTAAACTCAATTAAACTGTAAGGTGGATTACTGTCCAGGTCATAGATAGCTTCTATCAATTCCTTGCTTGGGACTACGCTAGACTGTAGAACATATTCTACAATATGACGCTGTCTTGCATCACACTTAGCTAAGTCTATGTTCTGGACTTTTGAGTTTTTGAATTGTACTAGCTGCATACCTTCAAATGAAGGACTTATGGCAGTACATGTGGCATTTGAAAATAAATCAGCGGGAATTAATCCTACATCAGGATTTTGTACAAGCGCAACTAGCTCTTCAGCTGTGTAGTTTAATTCTACGGGATTTTCTTTTGTTGGCTCTATTTCACTTGTTTCACTTATTTGTGTCATTGTGTACGTGGTTTTTTGTTTTTTTTTTTTTTTACTTTGCTTTTTTACTGGCTTATGAAGATTAGCATGAAGTTATCAATATTTTTTTCAAAAAGTTTGTTGATGCGTTCAAGGCTTTCTTCTTTTTTGTATACGTAGGACAGCAGATCAAGTGCTCTATCCGATGAAGTAGATATTGGTATAAGCTGTGACCCAAATTCACTTATCAAAAGCCTTGTTACTATACATGCTGCTGTTTTGTCTGTGAACTGAAATTTACGTGATAAAACTACCTCAGACAATCCTTCCTTTAACAAGAGTTTGTTATTAGGGCTGTTGATATCGTAAAGTTCAATCTGTTGGTTTATTTTCTGTATATTTAAACTTTGTATAACTCCGTCATCGTACTCAATTTCTACACCGTCCTTTGAGAAGATGCTAATTTTTGCTGTCATTTTGATTACAATGTTAGAATTAAATACGCTAAGCGAGTTTCGGTAGAGTTAACAAATTTATCTATTAAACTTGTAACTCCGTTACCATCAGGTGGAGTGTAGTTCTGCGGTTGGTTGTTTATCACTAAAGTAGCATCAGTTAATGTGTTTACGCCTAACTTAAAGAATGCTTCATAGAAGAGTAGTTTTACTGTTCTAAGATTTAAATCCATTACATACGGATATTCGTACTTTTCTAATTTCTCTATAATGTATAGATTATTAGTAGTATAAATGCCAGCAAGTAATGTTTCTAGTAAAGTTAGAGTGTATGTACTTATGCTATCTTTTTGGAACTCAGTCTTTCTTTTAATAGTAGAGAAATACATATTAGGTAGTTTTAAATATGTATCTGATAAATACTTATCTAAATTTTCTTCCATAAATGAATCTAAGCCCATTAGCAGCAGACGATGTATAGCTTCCCAATCAACTTCATCTCTACCATACCTGACGCTATTACTTAACACTTTCTCTGGTGCTATACAAATGTATGCCGTCATTGGTAATTGATGTTTATATACACTCCATTCATTATCAGATGCGTCACTGCACTTTTGAATCTACGATCTGTTAATTCTGTTGTGTATAGATTAGAAAAGAAGAACACGTCTTTCTGTTCAGGGTACAATAAGCACGTAATTTGTTCAATTAGTTTTCGCCTTAAATCACGGCTTATTTGAGAGCTGTGTATGAATAGTAAAGGTTTAAATGGTTTATGACCTGTCCGATGGGAGGTCTTGTTGGTGTCTAATACTCTGCCCTGACCTTTGTTTGCATAAAATACATACTGCTTTATTAACATACATACGCTTTGTCTAATTCCACTTTCACTGAAAAAGTAATTATCAAAATGTAGTGTATGATTATCTGCATGTGTAGTAGTTCCATCAAAGTTAGGGTCTTTACTCTCATAAAAGCTTATTATTACTTTCATTTTCACTATATTTGAGGAGTTAGATACACACGCAGGAAGTAGTAGTCTTCCATTATGATACGTTGTGTAAAGTTAGCCACTTCATTGTGGTCTTTAAACTCTACAATGCCTTTAAGACCAGTTATATGCAATCCATGCGCAATTATGATATGTCGTAAGCATAGTTTTATTCTAAGTAAATCTTGCTTTGCGAAGTCGTTTAATGGAACAGGTTTCGTTTCACTGGTGTTACGTACTAATTTATTAGTGTACATACTATGCATGGCTAAAGCATATTGGTAGTACTTACTTTGTGCCTTTACGTTCCTAGTCATACAAAAATACACATCTGGAACTTCTATCATATACCCTAAATCATCATTGTGCATGAGGTCGATAATCATGAACATGTTATAAGTATTAGATAGTTTTCCAAATCTATAATTTTATACAGTATGTTTTCTAAATCTTTGACAGATAAGGTTGACATATCCCTTACTGATCTAGATTTTACATGATGCGGATAATCTCTGTATATACGTTTTAGAGCAAATTTAAGCTGTTGTTTAGCTTTGCGGTCTATATTTGCAATTTTTAATCCTTTTGCTGTAATTGCAGTAGGATTGGTTTCTGTACACCTATTATAAAAACGTAATAGAAGTCGTAGTATAACATACTCTTTTGATAATACAAATATTTCTATAAATCTTATATCATCAAATGTAGCTACATAATAATCCCTACCATCGTCCATATATACGTCTATTTTTATGGTCATAATTCTAGATAGGTTTTTAGTATGCGTGGGGACTTTAGAAGTTGGTTAAAGATGATATCTTGTATAGCTTCATCAGTATCTACTTGTGCTAACATATGATTTATAAAACCAGAGGGTTCGTTTACAAGTAGATAACTTAACCAACTTTCTACTTTACTTACTTCACTCGGCATCATGCCTGAAATTTGAATTAGGCATGGATACGGCTCTCTTTCAGAATAGATTTCATTTACTACAACTCGCTCTTTTGCATATTTTCTTAAAGTGTTATACAACAAACAGGTTGTGTACCTCATTGTATCTTGTGAAGCAATTGTTAAGCAGAAATGAAATTTGAGTACTATTCTATAAAGTGGCGTTATACGTCTAGGTAGATGAATGTCGTAGGTTTCTATTATTAACTTCATTATTTTACTTTTTTGAATGTTAACAATGTGAAATTCACATACTCGATTTTCTTTACCTTTGCTAGTGTAAAGATATTGGCAAGCACATCATTCAGGTACGAACTATCTGAACCACCTACAACCAAGTTACGTCTACCTGCGTACATTAAGCTTACTTTATTTGTATAAAATACTGTAGCTAAATGTCCAGCTAATGCCTGCGCTTCGTATGAGAAATTAGGTATCCTTTCTTTTATATACTTTTTGCGAAAGCCCAGCAGTTTTGCATACACAGGTGAACAGAAGTACACATCATTCACGTACATTTTTAGCACCACTTTGCTACTCATGTCTGTTAATGTAATAAGCAGTACCATAGTGTAAGAAATAAATTAGTTGTAAAGCAATAAAGTAGACTACCACCATAATGTACTCGAGAGCATAGTGATAGTCTACTTTTGGTATCTGTAGGTATAAGTGTGCGTCTATTGCTATAAGTAGATGTATAAGAACAATCCACCCAGCTTTATACTTCACTGTAACTTCATGTAGTTACTAACTGAGAACTTGAACCGTGTCCAGCTAGTAGCGGTGAAAGTAATTGCTTCAGGATCTAGGTACAGTTTGTCTATACCAAGATTATACTTCAGCAGTAGTTGCGCGCATAACTTAGCGGCTAGGATGTCTCTATCAGAAGTTACAATATCTTTGTGTTGTGCAAGTGCTACAATTAAGCAATTGCTGTTAGCCCACTCACTACCACTAGTGCTTTGGCGGTACTCAGGTAGCATCTGTCTAGCACGTTTAGCATCCACTACATAATTCCATGCAACTGTTTTAGGACGAATATATACAGCAGTAGCTCCTGCCTCATATTGCCCTGTAAATGTTACATATATGCCCTTAACCTGTTTTAAGCCTTTTTGAGACGTTTTAGGCAATACTGATAGGATTGTATCAATACTAACTAATCTCGTTGTTTTGGGCTTGTTTGGGGCCTTCTCGACTGTTTTTGTAACCTTGGTGGTTACAGGTACAGCGGGAACAGCGGTTTTAGATGTTGTGGCAGGTTTAGGTATAACAATAGGCTTTGGCGTAGGCGCTGACTCAACTGTTGAAGCAGGCATTAAATAATCAGATGCTCTTGGCGACAGCTCTGTAGACGGCTTTTTGGTGGATACTGCGGGTACAGGCGTAGGTTGAACTACTGCAGTGCTGTCTACTTTGGTAGTGTTTATCTTCACCTTTGATGAGATATAGTTAAATCCCACAAAAATTATGATAAGCACTACAAGCGCACCTACAGCTTTCCAAGGATTACTCTCTGGCTCAGACTGTTGCTGGTCGTCCAGGTACCACACTTGTGGTTGAGGTGGCGGAATCTGGTGATGTGGGTACATCAATATTTGGCGCCCCTTCTTTTGTTTCGCCATAGTTAAAGTTGTTTTTAGGAATACAGACATCGTTTTCTATCAAAGCCTGTAGAAACTCTAAACATAGTTTAGCAGGTTCTTCTTCAATAGTTTCTTTTGCTGTATTCGCAAGATTAAGGAAAATTGCTTTTACAGGAGCATTGTACTTTTCGACAATAGCATCTATACTTTTTGAAGTAAACACTACAAGTCTATTGTCACTTACTTGCATACTCCATGCAGTCACTATGTCGCAGATGCCGATTCTATATTTGGTAGAACCTGCAGCATTTGTGCCTACAGGAGTTAGTAGTACCACATTCCCTGTTACACCATTAGCACTACGTTTTTCAGTTACCTGATTTGTAGATCTGAAATGACTTTTAGTCACTGGGTTACATTGCAAATACTTAATGTTAGGTGCTTGCTGTATGTCGTTTTGAATTTCGCTCATTTTTAGTTAAATAATTTTAAAAGTTTAGTTGCTAATCTGCAGGTTTGAGTTCCATTTACAGATTCTCCATGTGCTTCAAGAAGAATATTGGTAATCTCTTCAACTTGATCGGTACTCAGCAATTTATGGTACTGTGCGTATATAATGTCCGCTTCGAGCTCTTTTAGAACTTGTGGCGCAACTTTACCATTGCGTAAGCGTTCAAATATTGCACGTACCTGTTGTACTATCCATAAGTTATAATCCTTATTAAGCTGTGGCAACTCTTCGTCTTCATCGATAGTTGTTGCCATGAAGCCTAGTTTGCCTCTTAACTTAAGGTAATCGTCGTTTAAAGCGTTGTGCATGGTAGCAACTTGGATCAGATTGTTCTGCAGCTGCTCTTGCGTGTCTACAATGCCTACACATTCTTTTGCAAGCATCTTAACAGCATCGGTTAGCTGATTTAAATTGTCTGCGTAGATTTCTAAGGATTCTTCAAGTCCCTTCATGTAAACCCACAAAAACAACCAAGCACCTGCTGTAATAATCCACAATAAAATTGATATAGTAATCATAAAAAGTTTAATGTGTAGGTGGGGACAAATTGTCCCCACCTACTAATTAGTTATTGACCAGGCTGAGTTTTCAGCACTAGTTTTGGTTTTGCACGTTGTGCAGGGGCCGCAGTAGTGTCTTTTAGCTTAAGTGCTAATTTACGTTTAGGCATTTCTGCGATAGGCGCGGATGGCGGAGGTGTTGTTGGTACAGCGATTGGTTGTTCAGCAGGAACTGCTTCAAGAATGGGCTGAGGAACAACTTCTACAGCAACAATGGCTTCTTCCACCACTGGCTGTTTAGGTGTTTTACCCTTTACAAGCATTTCATGGTCACGAAATGCTTGTTGAATGCCTGGTCCTTCCTGTTTCCAAATAATTAAGCTGTCAAAAGGATTGTACTGTCTGGTGAAGACTGCGCTCTCACCAACTAAAATTATTTTTGGTTTCATATACCTTTTTCCTCCTCCTCGAGGATTTTTAGTAGCGATTTTGCTAAATTCTTGGTTACTGGCGTTAACGCTTCAGGCTTTGATATTATTTCTAGTATGCCTGTCCTTTTTTCGTTGTACATATGGTGTAATATAACTATTACCCACCTGTTGTACTCTAGCCCCTTTTCTAAATCTGTTAACAGCTTTTCAGGGGCGTCTTTCCAGTTTGCATAAGCTTCTATAGTAGTTTTACTTAATGCCTCTTCGACTAGAAGCTGTCCAGGAGTCTTATCCATTAGTAACCTCCTTTGTTTTTTAGACGGTTAATTAATGCTGCACCATTTTCATGGGGTCTCAGCCCATTTGTTTTAGCACACTGCAGGGTCTGACCTGGAGTTTGTACACAATTAGCAACTCTACGACAACGTACTTGAGCTGGTGTTACATGAGCACGTACAACACTGTTGTCTGGACGAGCAAGTATTCGCTCAAGTCCGTTAGAAGACACGTAGGCATTCTGATGCCATTTTTCAATACAGCTTAAAGTTTTCATAGCTGATTTTTTTCAGTTAAGAAAGAGAATTAGTATTAGTTATTTGTACAAATTTGCTGATATCACAGTCTTTGTAATAAAATGTCATGTACAAACCTGTTACTTGGCTTAGTTTGGTTATGCTATTGTTAGGATTACAGAACAGTTGTACGAAAGTATCACCTGCAAAATCTCTAACTATAGAACTATGTCCTGCATTGTTAGTTGTGTTTGTGCCTGATACTGTAAGACAGATATCATTCTTGCATAACACATCAAAGTTAGAGTAATGGCATTGAGCTACAGCCATACCATTTGGTTTTGCAATGTGACTTATGCCACGCTTTTTAGCCCAGTCTTGTACTGTTTTATCTGTAGTATTAAGTCCTACAGATTTAAATTCGTCTACATCGAATTTAAATCCATAAATCAATGACAAAACATAGCAAGTTACTACATGTCCAGAATTGCCGTTATTGCGAATTTGCTCTATAATGTCTAGATCAATTCTAGGCGTAAGTTCTTTAAAGTCAATCATGGTGAAATGAATTTTCAGTTTTTGCAAAATTGCATTGTGATTGGAGCAGGGCTCGAACCTGCAGTTGCTCGTCTTGCTGTGATCTTTCTTCACATAGCTTGAACTAGAGCGCCCTCATTTATTAGAGGCGTGTCTACCATTTCCACCACCCAATCAACCATGTCAGGCAATTCCTATTCTTCATACGCACATGGATAGGGTACCACGTAGACCATCGCCGTATGTTGCTAGCCTGACAGATATTTTTTAAGTTTCTCGATCAAATTTAGCTTTCTCTTCTGCTTCTTTCGCTCTATATGCTTTTTGCCATTCTACTATTCTGTTGTGCTCAGCAATATCTCCTTTTATTTGCACTTCTAACTCTTTGTCTGAAAGAGTTAAATAAGGTATTGGAATGTAGATTTCTTTATCTTGGCCATTGTAATACTCTAGTGTAATTTCATCAACGCCAAAATTAACGTGATTTACAAAAATATTAGGAGTATATACCTGTGGCCATAGACTCTGCAGTTTTACCAATACTTCATCTAACACATATTCTAAAAGTTCTCGGTGTTGTTCTATTGCTTTTAAGACGTTGTCTTTATTTACTGGCATCGTGTTCAAATTTGGCTTTAAGACGTTCATAAGTACTTCGTTCCGTTTCTTCAACATCTTTTGCTCTACGAGCTTTCATTAGCTCTGCGGCTTTTTTCATTCCTTCTAATTCTCTGTCGATTTCTGTTTCTAACTCTTCTTCTGACATTGTTAGATAAAGTATAGGAAATTTTATTTTGTTAACTTCATCGTTCTCATCAGGCTGTACTACTACCACTTCGTCTTTAAACACTCCTATATACTCTATAGGTTCATACAGCGCGTATCTAGCAAAGTTGAGTCGTTTTAATTTAACTGCAATTTTCTCTAGGTATGCACATAATGCTGAGTGCATTTCTATTGCTTCTAGCACATTGTCCTTAGTTATTTCGATCATATTGTGGTTTGCATTTTGTTTTTTCTAATCATACTAAATAACTTCATGTTGTGATTGAAGTTAGTATCAAAAAACCCGTTTGGATAATCTTCTAATGTTCCAAAATGGTCTATCCTTAGTTTACGACCTTCAAACTTAACGTAGTATCCAGAAAGTCTGTTTTCTGCAATTTGAACTTTTACATCACCAAACGTATACTCATTAACAAATCCAAGACTATTGTCTTGTGGATCAAAGAATTCTACTGTTTGTGGTGTAATGTGATTTACTACTACTTTCACTTGTTCTTCCATTATTGTAGGTTTTGAATTCGTCTAGACTGTGCGTCATACATTTTACGTACAAGAACTGCAGCAGAGTTATTAGTTTCTCCAAATTCTTTTTCAAGTGCTTGTAGTACTTGTGTTATTCCTACACCTATGTAGAAGTCGTTTAGACGTGTGTTGTTCTTGTCACTGCTCCTGCCATTGTCTTTACCACAGTTTTGAAGCAATTCTCTAAACTTTTCTTTAGTGTAAGGAACATAAAACTCTGTTCCATCATAGTCTATAATTAATGCTGGAGTACCATTAACTATTGCAGTTTGACTTATACGCCAATACTCAGGGTTAATGTCCATTTTATTGATGACAGCTTCTCGTAAATCAAGTTCTGGTATAAGCTCATCGTCCTCCACTTGATACGCCTTTCCAGCTTCTATTGGAGTTCCAGGCACCTCATTTTGAAATATTGTTGAGTCGCTATGACAGTACACGTCTATTTCTAGTATGTTCACTTTTGTTTTTTTAGTGTTTATGAATGTTTTCCATATCTAATCTGCGCACAAACTCTTGGTTTGTGAAACTCCAGTTATTACCATTCCAAAATGCTTCTAATCGTTGTAGTCTACCCATCGTAGACTTTGTTTCAACAATATAGTAGCCAATTTCGTTTGGTAAACTATATACCCAATTTAGTAGCATATTAGTGGTGTTTAGTTTTAGGCATGTTTCTCCATTCAGATACAGGTAGCTTAGACAACTCCACTTTCTCTTTAAAATATTCTAAGGGTACTATGCGTCTATTGCCTTGATCATTCTGAATCTCTGCGCCTACTTTGCTCTTTGCAAAGTTAAATATAGGCTTAATCGCATGTACATGATACGATGATCCTGGAGTGATGTGATACGTAGCAACTACTGCTTCTCCAATATCACTTCTCACTGTTGCCTGTTTGTTGGTGTCCATTTTTTTTTGTTTTCGCTTTTTTTGTTTGTTATTTTCCTGTTCTAAATGTAAGCTTACCTTCTTCAAATCCTGGATTTTGCAGTTCATTTAACATTGCGTTTGTTAAGTTCTCTAAACCCGTGATTGTGATTGTATAGAAAGATAACCTTGTTGTCAGCCATTCCTCATTCGCAGTCTTATAAGGCAATATTATTCGCTCTTTAACTGCGTATTCTACACTAGTTAGGAAACGATTAAGGGATTCCTTAATTGTTGCTTCCTGTTGCTCAATACTAACTGGACCAGTTTCTGTAACTTTTCGTAACCATAAAGAGTGTTCATACACAACTTGATTAGTACGATAGTACGTTGAACGTAGTACAGGTAGAATAGTGTCTACCTCAAAGAAAAGTCTACATGCTTTTCCTTTCGGTGTAAACGATGCGCTTTCTAAACTAATCAAGCAATTATGCGAAGTTAGTACGTTTTGTGCCTCATAACAAAGAGCTGCTTGTTCGTCAAGTGCAGCTACTTCTGCTACAACTGTTTCAATTTTACCTTTCATACTCTCTAAATAAGCTTTATTAGCTTGGTTTATTTGAGTATAAATTTGATTTGCCAAGCCTTTGACCATTGGTATAGTCATTGCTTTTTCCTTTACTGCTTTTTCTGTCGCCATTTTGTTTTTGGTTTTAGATAATACAATTTATTAATTCCAGCTTCTGGATTCTCAATTGATATTTCATTATTCTCTAACAAAACATTCAACGCCTTTTCTACAACATTTGCTTCAAGGCGAGTTTCATTAACCAATGTGTTTACTGATTTATAGCCTCCACCTTTAAAATAGGAAAGTACTATTTCAGTTTCTGTAATACATTTGTCGGTTTCTACTTCAACGGTGTCAGGATCATCGTACAATTTCGTAATAGCCAAGTCCAAGGTTTGTCTATACTTCATAACCGCATCATGACCACCTTCAGCATAAATAGCTAACGCTTTGTTAACTATTTCCCAAGCTGTGTGTTCTGAACGGTATCTACCAAAATAATATTGGTAGTTGTTTCTACTAAACCTTGCACAGTACCGACCATCTTTAAAATATACCAAAGTAATCGTTCCCTCCTTGGAACGTATTTTCTCCTTATTAGTGGTTTAAAGGCTCAAATTTCAACGATCTCATTTTAGACAGTCTGAGTGTCATCTTTTTTAATCGTTGAAATTTGAGCTTTAAAACGGTTATTTACTAAAAGTCGTCAGCAGAAAGAATATGAACGATTTTGATTTCATTTTTGTTTTCGATTTTTTTGTCGTTAAATACTGTCTTCTACTCGAATGTATTCACTATAAGCACCGAATTCTATCCAAGTACCAGCAATCACTTCATTATCTTTCCAACTAATAATAATAGTTTTATCAGTTTTTTTATTCATGATTCTGATTGCTTCGTACTTGGAAGCAGGTACTCCTTTGCGCATTTTGTTGTTCTTATCTTTCCACTGACACTGCATTTCTAGCTTTTGCCTAAGTTCATGGCAAACAGCTTTGTCAGCTTCAGATAATTCTATTTTATCTTCAAGCCAGTCAAAGACTTTTGGGGTATAATACGCAAGTATTTCCCAGTCTTCGGCTGCCCCCATTGAATACTTTGCTTGTTCTGCAAGCTTCCACTCTTGCCATTTACGGTCTTCTTCATACTCCTTCCAGTCCTGTTCCACCAGCTCTTTAGCTCCAGGACTAAACAGATACCAGCCCAGCAAGAATATTGCTATGCTTATAGTTACGTAAGTGATGTATGTGATTACCATTACTTGCCCCTCCACTGTTCAGGAATGCGGTTTTGCCCCACAATCCTTTTGTCCATGTGAATAATTACTTTCTTCCCATTTACGATGGTTGAAAGTTCGCATATTCCAAACCTGCAACCTTCTACTCTAAATTGGGTAAGGGTTTTTTCTCGCTGTTCATCAGCAGTCCAAGGGAATGCTATGTTATCACCTCCAGAACAAACGAGATAATCATCTGTTATGATGGTACGTACAAACGTAGGATCGAGGTCGTCCTCGTCCTTAAATGAATGGTAGAATTCGGTCCATGTATAACCATCTTCATAAAATGTTACACCTATCCACTTGCCATCATTTTCATCATACCAGGTCTGACGACCATAATTAACTCGGCATAATGGTAGTGGATAAACTCTGCCATTGTCTACAACTTTGAGCCAGATGCCTTCAAAGTCTGTGGCAGGTGCTGCGGTAGCATAACGAGCTTCAGTGGTGTCTGTGCCATTGAAGTCAGTAAATACACTGGCTTTTTTAAGCGTAGTGTTGCAACTAGGTGCTAGGAGCGCTGTGGCTACGACTAGCAAGAAAATTAGAAATCTTGAAAAGCTGAAATTTTTCATCTTTGTGTTTTTTCGTTTTTTTTTGTTAAGGGTTGATACGTCGTAGTTTGTATACAGAGTTTATGACTTGTTTATCGTCATCAGTACCGCCCATTTTGTGCGACTCGTGTCGCATTACATGAGCTACATAAGGGTGTTGCTCAGTGAACCACTCTTCAAGTGTCCACCAGCTGTTGTTTTGTCCTTGTCCTTCTACAACCCTGTACCCACCAGGGATTTGTTGTAGGCGTGGAAAAAGAACCTTACTATTGCCGTACTGCTCGATAAAGAGCTGTCTGTCAGCTCTAAACCAAGCGATTTGCTGCTGCTGTCTATCGAAGACTTTAGCAGCTTGTTCGTTGCGTTTCCACGCAAAATACGACATTGCTAGCATAAATATGCATAGCATCAGCAATAGAAATGAACTTATCATTGTGTGCCCCCTCCTACGGGGCTTATTTGTGGTTGTAGTATGCATTATAATCTGCTTTTGTAACTTCTCCTGCTGTTACAGAGATGTTTAATGCAGATTGAAATTTTGTTCGCACAATTTCAACCAGCTCTTGTTTAGTGGGCCTGCCCCGTTTTACAAGTCCAAAGTTGAAATTGGTTTTAATATGCTCATTCTTTTCGTTGTCAACTTCTTGGAAATTGGCAACGCATATAAAGTATTGCATTTTAGGTGTTTTTAACTATTGATTCCATAACAGCCATTTTTAACTTGTCGTAGTCATACGGGTAAGCGTTAATGGTGTTTAGGATTTGTATTGTAGCAGCTATTAGAGGCTTGTCCTGAGTTTGAACAATAGCCCCATAAAGTTTTCTTAACCAAAGTCTTCGTTCTTCTTCGAGCTCTTTGATTACTTCAACTGCAGCTAATGCTGCTTCTGCGTACTTTTCAGTCTGCAGAAGTTCATCGAATTTTTCTTTCATGCTATTAGCTGTTTTAAGCCTCAAATTTGAACGATCGTATTTAAGGGGATAATTACCTCACCTAGCCTAAATTGTTGGAATTTGGACAGTTATTACATTTTGATGATGTTAATTAAAAAACCACCATACTTTAAGGTGTTCTTCAATTCCATATTTTTCTTTTAGCGCTTTAAGTGCTTGTAGGAATTGTTCTTCAGTTACAGCTGTGGTACAACTGACTTCCAGGTCAGAAGCTTTGTATGTGTGTTCAACGCTTATTCTGAACTTGCCATACTGCTCAATCATTTCCTTTTGAAGCTTTTCTGCATTAACTCCATTAGGATTTGAGCATATGATTTTTGCTCGTGTGCCCATTTTTGCTTTTTTTTATTTGTTTTAAAAGTAGTTCAGCGTATTAAGCTCTAGGAGGCTCAAATTTCAATTATCTTACTTATGGCATACGAATATATCATGATAAGTAGATCTCTTGAATTTGAGCCTCTATGGAGCTCACAGGGTTATTTGAATTTTGTTCGATCTTCGCTCCTAGGCAATGCTGGAAGCAATGCTAGAATGATGATCAAGATGAAAAGTAGTCCACAAGCAATAGTTTCCATTACTCTTCCTCCCCTAATTCCCAATCCTCAGCTGGGCGTTCGTAGAATGAGAAGTAAAATCGTTCAGTGTCGGTGTCGTCTATAACGCTGATAAGGAACCAGTGCGGTGTTTGCAGCACCAACTGAATTAGGTGGCCAGACGCTTCTGCTTTTTCAAGCATTGCATACATATCACTGAGTGGGAGTAGCGCAGCAGGCTCATACGAGCGCGTATCGTTGTCCCAGAAAAGGGTTACTAACTTGTCAGTAGTTGATAGCGTAACCTCTTCTAGGTTAGGAATCAACAAGCTGACGCATACTGGTTGTGTGCTGTTATTTAGTTTTCCTACTGGCACGTGGTCGTTAGCCACTGAGGTTGTAGAGAAAACGAGGAAAATGAGAAAACATATGAAATATTTCATGTCACAATATGTTTGTTTTTTACAGTAATGGGATTTCTCGTACATGGAAGTACAGGTGTACACTCCATTTGTTTACTGGAGCATACTCTTCTTTGGTTGCTGCGCACTTAGACCAATTAGTGTAATTCGTATTACGTATTTTAGCTTCGGCTTCAGCATCTGCTCTGTTTTCAAAACTAACTGTATGTTCACTATTTATGTTTTCCAACATAAACACTAAATATATGCTTTTTGGTTTTGTGCACAGTTCAGCAATAGTACGTTCCGTTATTGTGGTTTCCCTTCCACATACGAAGCCTTCTGTGTCGTTTAGGTAACGCACGTTGTGATGACCTGCAAAGGCTTCGTTAAACTCTGCAGCTAGGCTATTTTCCTCAGCTGTTTCGTTATATATTGAAGCTTCTGCAATATCAACGTAATTATCTTGGTCATTGATACAGATGCACCTAAACCAGATTTTACCTGTAGTTCTGTGGCGAACTACAAACTCGTTAATTTCTAATCGCATATTTTGATGTTGTTTTAGTTAATGATTAACCATCCACGCAAAGTGGTTCTGTCAACCTCTCCACGATTGTTACCACAATAGAAGATCAAGTTTACAGGCTGATCTCCAGAACTCATCCATAGACTGGCTTTATACATCATGCCGTTATTAGCCACAAAATGTGGATAACGCCCAATTATAGCGGTGTCTAATCTACCTTGTATTTTTGGCATACTATTGTACGGTTAAGGTTTCTATAAAAGCCTCTTCATTTTTACGTAATGCAGTAGATTGGAAAGGATTGTTCGCTTTCCACATATTGCATAGATTGTCGACCATTGCACTTATAAGAACCAGCAGTTCGTAGCCCCTTTTTTCAAGTGCCGCGTATTCCGCATCAGCTTCGCTCATAACAGCAAGCTTGACACCAAGTGCTTGACGTTCGCTGCGCTTTTCTATGAGCTCTGGATTAAGATCTGCGTGCTCAAAGCTTTCTCTAATCCACTCATTCCACTCCTTAGCATATCTGTTATGTTCATTTTTGAATGCCTCGGCTTCATCAGAACTCCAGAAAGTGCCTAGCGTAGTTTCTGTGTCTTTGTATTTACCCTGTTCGTAAACACGGTATGCAGTTGTCGCTACTTTTACTGGTACTTCAGTAACAGAATAGGTGTTGTCGTGCGGCTCAGCGATTGAAGTGAATGGGTTTGCGCTTTCCCATTCTGCTCTCAATTTACGACGTGTTTGAGGGTACTGATTGTACCTCATTGGTATTTTTGCCAACTCTGGATGAGCGTTTAAATACGTTTCACAAGCAACCATCCACTTGTCTCTGTCTATTTTGTATTTCATTAACCTGTCGCATACTGCCTGAGCGTAGATTTCGTCGTAGTAACCTCTAAGGGTATCAATTTGCAACTTATCGCGCTTATTGTAGAATTCTACGGTTACGAAATACGCCATTTGTGTCTTAGCCATTGTATTTTTTATTTATTAGTTAACATTTTTCTGGTATTTAGAATACCAGTTAGTCGCATTAACTCACAGTCACTAGGACTGATCACAGATTTAAGCTGCTTCACTGTGTTGCCTGCTTCATCAAAGCTGTTGGCCTTGATTTGTCCTTGAAACTGCTTTATAATACATGTAAGCAATTTCATTAAACAGAATCAGCAGTTCATCTTTATTGCAGTCTGTTAATTCTGCAATAAATTTAGCATACTCGATCATTTCTTTTGAAGTATTAAAAAAACGTTTTGTTACGTAATCATTCATTACGTCTGGATCGTCTTTAAATACATGATCGAAATACTCAAAATTAGAAAAGTTTGATGCCAAAATTACTTTTTCAATATCTATTGTATTAACAATAGCGTAGTACGTAGCATCGTCTTCTTCTTCTGGCAAGGTATTTAAAAATTCTCTAAACGCATCATATTCTTCTAATCCACTGTACGGAGTGTTTAAAAAGAATTCAATTGTTTCGAGAATTTTTTTATCCAAACTTGGCTTATTCATCGTCATCCTGTTTATTATTCATACCAGTAAGTTTCGGGAACAGCCTGTGTAATGTGTCCGTATCAAAAATATTTTGTTTAACAACTTTTGCTATGAACAACTTTTTAATATACTGAGGATCTTTTTTAATTTCTTCCTCTAAAGCTGCCATAGAGCTTGCAACATCGATTTTTGCTTTCAGCATTTTTTTCATTGCACGGTAAGATGCTTTTTTCTCTTCTTCATTGAGCGCAACTTTCGCTGGCTCTGCGCTTAAGATGGCAAGGCTTATTTCATCCCATGTCGTACTTTCATTGAAGCGAGCATTACCTTCAGTGAAACATGGAATCTCTTCCTGTTCTTCGTCGTCCCATGATAAAATCATAGTAGGTGTTGCCCAATTACTTTGAAGATATGTACCACCATCTATAACAGGTTTACCATCTTCAAATATTATTCCACCTGTGTACTCCCAATCTCCCTGTAAGCCTGCTTCGGCTCTCAGATCAGGATGTACTTTTACTTTTTCTCGGATAATAGCCGCAGCTTTATCCCAATCGAAGGCGTTATGTACATTGCCTTTTGCTTTTGAAATCTTGGCATTGTCTATAAGAAGCCCATCGATAAATGAATAATTTGACTGTTTCATGTCGTAATAATTTTTTAAGTTTTTTACAAAATTAATACAGATTTACAACAAAAACAACAACACCATAAAGGTCACACGCTACCGCGTGCTGTGGTGTAGTGCAATGACAATAAAGAAAACTTGTTGATATTTCTTTTACTAATCATAATGCGGGTGGCTGGATACAGCCATTTATTGTTGTTTTTGTGTTGTTGTTCTAAGCCTCAGAGCTTTCGCTCTTCATACATTTTAAGTTAAGTCCTCCAAATTTACTCCTATACTCTGAATTAGCTTGAGTATGTCAATACGCTCATTGGTGTCGTGCATACTTTTTAGCTTAGTCCACAGCTTTGGAGAAATTCTATCAGCCACAGCTTTTGTGCTGCGCAGGTATAGCAGATGTTCTTCAACCTCTGCTTCAGTGTCTCGAATGTTCCAAAGTGCGTGTGCAAGAACTCTTGGCAGCCAATACATTTTATTGTAGGCTTCAAGTTTTTTCATAAATTTGGTCATGCGTCTTCTGGCCTTTCTACTCACCTTTAAGTTTGGTGGTAACATAGGCACACTTCTGCTATATGGATGTATCATAGTCAGTTAAAGAAATAGAGAGGGCTCCAGGATGTACCAGCCTGGCACTTTGTATCTGGTTTTGCCCTCTCAAATTTCTTTTTTGGGCAGCTGGTAGGTGGCTAAGGGGCGATATTACTATCGCGAGGCCGTGCTGCCCTTAACATTTGTGTAGGGAAAACAACAACGAACCCTACCCTTTGTCGTTAGACTGAGGTAGAGTGTTGCTGATATTGAGCAGTACCAACTGCTCTCGCACCTGTTAATTCAGGTTTATTTGTTTTTATCGAAGAATTCTATAAAGTACGCTACTGGCATACTTGAGAATACTGGCTTCAGACATAACTCTAAATTAATGTTGCGCTCTGGCCTCTCAATCTGCAGTAGCTTGATTTTATACTCGTAATCGAGTATAAAACCTTTTCTTTCTAGGTTTTCGATAAAGTCGTTTGTTCTATCAGGCAGTTTAAGTCTGCCTTTGTCGTCTGCACCAAATGCATAAAATAATGCCTTGTAGTGCAGATCGTTTTCTGTCCATTTTTTCATTCGTAGTTATGGTTGTGTCCAAGCACCATCACGGAACTTACGTCCGCTTTTGCATCCACCTGAAATGGTATGCCAATCATAGACTGTGCTATCTTCGAGCTTCGCTGGACGCGGCAGCTCTTTGACAATCTTGTTGTTACAGATCTGGTTGTACACAGCGTAGGTACCACCTTCGTGGCTGCCACCTTCAGCGGCTTGCACTATAATGGTGTACCATTTACGTGGTTGCAGCCACTGCGATGTTGTATAGTATGCCTGGTTTTGGTTAAACACAGGCGGATATACATCAGCTACGCCAACGAAGCTTTGGCGTACCTCTTCGTTGTACACCGCAAACGGTCGTTGGTTGTTTTCTTTGTTAGGATAGTTGGGTATCCGACAAAGCACGATGTTCTCTATGCATATTTTTTTAGGGTTAGCTATCTCTACAATACCCCTTGGAAGGGCAATACACAGTGCGTCTCCTATTTTAAATAGGGTGAAATACTTCACTACTGCTTCTCCAAGCACTATGTGCTCAGGGGAAGCAGTGTACGCGACGCCTTTAAATACGTGTGTAGAGTGTAGAATGTGCTCATCACTTACGTATCTTTCTAACTCTAGGCATTTTTGGGGCATTTTTTGTCTATCTTCCCCACAGATAGACAGATAATATTCGTCCAGCGATTTTTGGAAGTTCCCTGTGAACTTCTCAATCGCTACGATATTGTCCGCATACCTGAAGTAGTTTACAAAGTAACGCTTTAAAACTGGATCTGTCTTGTTCATTGTTGTTGTTTTTGTTGTGTTAATAATAACCACTGTCAACTTACAGGTCGGCAGTGGTTTATATTTATTTTGTATGTTTAACTATTGCGCGCCCAATGGCGGCATAGTTAATAGATTTTGAGTTAAATAGTTGGCGGGTGTAGCCCGCTTCTACTCTCATCATTTGCTGATACTCAGTAAATGTGAAAGTTAGGGTAGTATTTAGCAATTTCGCTGGTATTTGTTCCCAGCCTTTAACGTTTTCAAAATCTGCTTTGGCAAAGCCAAGCTTTGCCATTTTTTTGAAAACTATTACCTGAGAGAGTACCCAGCGTGCACTGCCGCTTGGACAGAATCCCAAGTTTCTTGCGTCAGCCAGGCTTGCGAACAGCCGCAAAGGTAGGTCTGTTTTACGGTTGCCACCCATTTGGTTACGTCGTTTTACCGCTCCGATTTTATCACTGGCTCCGCACGCAGCGTCGCCAATTTTTATGTACACTTTTCGTATAGCCTGACCGACTGTGATGTACTTGTTTACACTTAACGCTTCTTTCGTGGTGTGGTAAGTAGTCGCAGTGCCGCCCATGCGGACTGCCAAACAGCTGTCAGCTTCAACCCAGCTTACGCCAGGCTGTATTTCTGTTTCAGGCACTTGCTGGAATCGGCAGCCGCTTGTTTGGCGGTATACGCCGTGCTGCCCAATGGCTAGAGTGCGTCCGTTTCCGTGGCTGTATGGTGTTGCATTAGTTTCCTCTTCGTGCAGAACAGTGTCGCAAACTTCGCTACGGATGGGATCAAGTCCCATTTTGCTTATTGCTTCAAGGAAGCCTTGGAAGGCGTTCCAGTTAAGATTAGCACGTTCTATGTTTGTCAGTATAGTGAAAGAATTTTTTACCATACGGCGACCTGTTTCGTCGCAATCCATGCAATAATATACTTTTTCGGTTTCTTGCCAATCATACGAATCGGCTGCCGAGGTTTGTGCTTTGTCTAAGATTTGTGCTAAGGTAAGAGCAACGCCAGGTTTCCAGCCTGTTGTGCTGTAATCGCTTATCACTTCTACCAACTGCAGGCAGTCGATAGTTGGGTCGCAGATTAGCACGTAGTATGTCAAGTTGCAGTGGCTAGCTGCTGCCTCGCAATATTCTGGGTGTTCAGGATGCATGTCTTTGGGCGCCCAGACACCCTGTTTTTGGAAGATCGCAACTCCTAAGAGGTCCCCCTCTGGGTTAGTTGCTTTCCAACCTACTACACGAGCGATAGGTTCGCACTCGTTGTAGGTGGCAGACAGATGTAGTTTAGAAATGCCAGTAGGAATCGAAAGGCCGTGGCATCGGCCTGTAGTAGTATGAAGGGCCTGGCCTTCTGCTACTAGAGTTTTTAAATCTAACATGTTGTTGTTGTTTTTGCCTTTCGGCGATTAGCTTTTATGTATGGAATCGAACCATAGACAGCTTTCGCTATCAGCCCCATCGACTTAAAAAAGTATTTGCCAAGTCAGATCATGGCTTTGAGGTAGGTCTTAAGACCAAAGCAGTATGTTAACCTGCTTTATATAATACGTGTTTTGCATCCGTAGCCCGTATTTGCCTAGTCATATTATCTAACGCACCTATGACTGGTCGCTTGTTAAATAGGTAACAAGTCCTCAACTCCGCTATCCCTTTAGCGGTTAATTTTTTTTAGTACGTCCATGCGAAGCCTATTGGGCCCTCTTCGCGAGGCTCCACTTGGGTGATCCAGTCTAGACTGGGATTACCCCACCAAGTAGAACAAGGCTCCTCGCCATTGTTCATTTTCTCAGTGAAGCGTGCAAGAATTTCTTCTTGCACTTCAATTAATTTTTGTGGCGTTACGCGCACTATTGCGCCGCCTCTAACTTTTTTCATAATACTAAACTAGCACAATGTTTCTATCCCGCTGTGCTTGTGCGGTTTTTGTTAAAAAAAGAAATGGTGGCAAGCAGTTTACCTACTTAATTCTGTCGTCGTGCTTGCCAACCATCTGTTTGCACTATGTAGCTAGTGCTTGCTGTCGCTCTTCGGATTAGCGGTAGTTAGTCTGTATGAACGACAATACAGATTACTAGTAGCAATAAGATGCTACGCCCTCGTTAGAGAGCCCTTTTTTTTGGGGTGTGCCAACAATTATGGTTGGACTTTTCTTTTTTTGTTTTTTACATGTTTGTGTGCTTGCATTGTTATTATATTCCCTCTTCAATATTGAAGTTCAGGATGCAAGCACATAAAAAGGCTGAGGTATCAGACTGAGCAGGTTCGCTAGCTTTGTCTTGGCGATACCTCGCCTTATTTTTTGCGATTTTCTTCGTTATTTAGGTTGCGCCTACTGCTTCGGTGTACGGCAAGAACTCTTTGTTCAGCCAGTTAGTGCAGTTCGATGGTCGCAACCCTGTGTAGTTTAACGTCTATTCAGACACCGATGTTTTAGGTCCTCACGGACCATCACGAATTTTTGTCATGTTACGGCAATTTTCAAGGGCGGTGATGCTGGACTTATTGACATTGCCAGCGGAATTGGGCGACAGGCTGTGTGCTTTTTGGGCTATGCCTTAGTCGCAGATTTATGATGAAGAAGGATTACTACTAATAGGTAACTTGAAACCTACCACATGTTTGGCAGCTAGTAGTAATCCTTGATTCAGAATGGAAAGGTACGACTATTTTTGACCAACGCAAAAAAACACCAACGGCGGCGGGGCTGTTGGTGTTTTCATTCGTTACCTAAACGGTTATTATATGATAGCTCGTACCGCATCAAGCAGTTCAAACACGTTATCCCAGCCACCAAGAGCTTCCGCTCCGTCATCCCAATACATGGGATTGTGTTCTGGGTCTTCGTTGAATCCCTCAATGAAAGGCATCTCCCCGTCGCATGGGCAAGATGTGTGATTAAGCAGAAAAGCTGCCATAATCAACAGTTTTGTGTGATTTGCCATAAAAAATTAAAAAAGTTAATAAAAAAATCCACAATAAAAATGGAAAAGGGTTACTACGAATAACAAAAATAGATAGAGAAAGAAAGGTACACCATGAGATGCACCTTTCTTGTTTGGTTGGTTTTAGAAAATATCCTCTTCGTCAACTGCTGCTGTTTCTTCTTCAACTACTTCAGGTATTAAAATTTCGCGCAAATCCATGCACAGCATTTGAGCGGCGAAGCGCTCTTGTTCTGTGTAAGTATTTGTTGCAAATACATTGTTTGTGGTGTCAGTCGCTTTGCGCAACCAGCTTACAATGCAACGTATCTCGGTGGCTGAGAAAGAAGTGCCAAATTCAAGTCCTAGCGCAATAAATTGCAGCTTAGACTGAATGCTTGCTTCCGTAAAATGGTTACGGTTTTTGTTTTGCTTATGACCTTTTAAGTCAAAAGCAATCGCTTTCGCGATTACAATTAATGACATCTGGCTAAACCGTAGATACGCTCCTGTTAAAAGGCTTACGATTTGGTTATGCATAGTGTGATTTTTAACGTCACTCACTGTGACGGCAGGAGCTTGCTCAACTGCTGCTTGTGCGCGATCTTCGCGCGGATTGAAATTTGCCATTGTTGTTTTTATTTTTTGGCGTTAAGAAAATTTGCTATTATAACAGGAACGACCTGTTGCATCTGTAAGATGCTCCTCTACAAGAGGATAAATAAAATAAAAAGAGAGAGGAAATTTATTTCTTATAGTTGGCTAATTGTAGGTACGCCCTACGCCAACCAAACCTCGTTTGAAAGAGGTTAATAGCTATAAGAAATAAGAAAAGAAAAAAGAAATAGCCGTTCACACCGAAGGGTATGAACGGCTATAACATTAAACAGTTGCAAGTTCAGCTTTTTTCTTTTTGCTGTATTGCTTTAAAGTACGCGGATATTCGCGGGTACCGATGCATTTATAGCTCACGTCGTCTAACTCTGACGTGTAACTGTTAAAGCCCTGCCCGCTGTTAGCCGTTAGAATAGTGTCGCCGTCCTCGTTTTCGGAGCATGTTACTGGAAAGCTTATACCAGCTTCCATGTCGTCAATAACACCGTTGAGGAAAAAGCGTAGCGATGTCGATTTGATGAACTTCATGACGTCAAATTCTCCGCTAGGACCTTTCACCATTACCGCTTCCCAATCCTCAAATACACTGGGCGTTTCAGGAATGAGTATTTCCTTAAAATACTCATTTCCCGCGAAGGTGCTTGCTTCATTACGTAAACGTGTAGCACCTTTACCGTAGCCGCCGCCACTAATTTCCTCTAAGTTCCACGCTGTTACTAATACTGCTTGCGTTGCAGCATTTGCTTCGTTGAACTGTTGACGCTGAGCGTCTGTTAATTTACTAAGATTATACTTTTTCATGGTTATTTTTATTTTAAACCGTGATGGCGCGGATATCCGAACGCCCAGTGTATTTGAGGATTGGGAAGCGGTAATGGTGAAAGGTCCTAGCGGAGAATTTGACGTCATGAAGTTCATCAAATCGA